AGCCTACGTCTGGTTCAAATAGAAAGATTTCTGAATTATGATATAATTGAATATTACCTGTTCCGACAGGTGGTGCAACTGTAAACGTAACTAGAAAATTATTTGTGGTGTAATTAGTTGTCTCCACACCATCTACATATATTTTGTATGAAGTACCATGCGCCTCATCTAAATCAACACCAAAATCGTGTCCGACTGTCGAGCCGTCACCATTAAGAGATGATACTGTATTACCAATGAATAATCGTTTTGCATCTAATGCATATCCTAATTCACCAGCCAGTAATATAGGAAGATCTGCTAGATTTCCTTTTCGTTGTTGCTGTAATTTTGTTTCAGTTGTCATTGTATTAACCTTTTTTAGTATATGTATTTATTAAAATACGATCGCCAAATCATAAGAAATTGTAGTATTCTTCCAATCTTTTTGCCCATTTGAGTTCCCATTCTGCGAACTCACCAATCTGCATTTCAAACAATTGCCATTGACCTTCTCTGCTACACATGAAGATAGCAACGTCTTTTATGTCAGTTCCATACATTTCATTGTGTGCCAACGCATACGCAGTACATTGTAGAAAATAATCACCAATCCATTCACGTCTCTTAGGCTTATTAGTCTGCTTAAAATCCATTACAGTAGGCTTACCTTTCCACACGCCTAATAAATCTGCTGATCCTGCATATAATTGGGGATAGCATAGACTAACTTCTGCTCCCCATACTTCATCCAGTTCAGCATCAATATTCTTGATTACAACATCAGCCATCATACGAGATTGAAGTAATGTTTTACCAGTTTCTTCATTACCCACGTATTCTTCATTTTTAACATATGATTCTAGCATAGCGTGCATCTGAGTGCCCACCATTGATGCTTCAGTCACTATTTGTTGGGCGGCTTCATCACCTACACGTTTTTTCCAATCAGATAACATCTTTCGATCGCGTGCTGGTTTTGTTGCAGACAAGACTGTAGTGACACTGGGGACAGGTTCACCATAGGGGTTCTTATATAAACGTTGACCGTTTACAGAAGTTCGGATTAATTCGCTATAAGCGTAAGGGGTTTTAATATTTACCATAGAGATATTATACTATCATAATACCCCTATGTCAAGTGTTATTTACTGATTACCAGTAAATATACCACGAAAATGTGTTACTTGTTACCGTATTTGTGATACGCTCGATCTTATAACCGAGGTTGCTGAAATGCTTGATGACTGAATCCATATCTGAGTATGTTGCGCGATTCGTTTCAGTACCTTGCCATACATTAAAGTAACTAACACTTGATGGATTAGTTGCTGTTGACGTACCTGCTGCTAATCCCAAACTAGTATTGGCAGTACCTGCACCAATTGTATATTGCCAATCGGTAGTACCAGAAACAGTTATCTTTAATCGCAGTTGATCGCTTTCTTTATATGCAAGAACATTTGGAATTGCTGCATCATTTATGTCTGCAATTACCGCATTCAGACTTGTACCAGTTGTACCTAATACAACAGTTACTCCCTCAATGATGACAGTAGTAGAATTAACAATTGTGGGAGTCGTAACTGTTCCCGACACAACTACATCTGGTGTAGATTCTGTCATAACTGTCCCATCAGACACAGTTGTTTCATATAGCCCAGAAACCGAATCTGCAATAATTGCTTTCATTATTGATTCAGTCTCATTGAAGATAGTTAAATCTTGATTGCTGTTTGCTCTTGCCTGGGATGCATTTAATCCTACACTCATGTTATATGTCCTTTTTAACTTGCTTTCTTGCCATTTTATCTATGTGCTTGTCTTGTTGATCTTTACTTGGTTCGGATGATGTTTTACCATCTCTGCCAAAGAATACAACATCATCTTTGATATTATCAATTATAGGAATGGTATCCAATAAATCAAACAATACTGAATGATCGATCTCATTCCCCATATTGGCAAGAGATTTTGCCAATGTGTCGATACTCAAACTAGACATACCTTCTGCTGCTGCAACTGAAATAATATCAATGATAATTGATTTAACATCACTGGTATCTTCAACTACGATTTCAGAAAAACGCATTTTAGTTTCTCAACGTAGCAAATGCTTGCTTTAGCAATTCTTTGCTGACTTGTCCATCTTGTTGTGCTTCTTTAACCATGCGCATTGCAGAAATATACTTATCTTCTTTCATTTCGCGACCAATTGGATTCTCTGCACCAGATGCTGCATCAACGCCTTCAAAGTCATCGCCAATTTCTAATTCATCATCAGCGAACTCGTCGCCCATGTCTAACTCGTCACCGAAATCAGTATCAAGTGTATCCATTGATCCACCAGATTCAACTGGCTGTCCCTGTGCAACTAGTAATGCGTTAGTAACTTCACTGTTAGCAGATTTAACCGCTTCTAGTGCTGCACCAATTGCTGCTTCTGATGCCATAGTGAATGCTTCTGCTTCTGCTGTGCCTACTTCTTCTTTCATAGCATTGGTGATGGACATAAGGTCTTCAACTTGCATACTTGCTAAGTTTTCAGCCATTTTTTGTAAGTCATCTGCCATTTGCTTAGCAGCAAGTAATACTTCTGCTTGATCTAAATCTTGTGATTCTTGTAATTTCATTTTAGTACCTTGGGTTGTTTTTGCTACTTCGCTTAGTACCATATTGATACCTTCTGATATTAGAAGTAACTTTTGAAAATCTTTCGCACTAACATCTACGCCAGATTCGCGTAATAATGTGATACGAGTATTAGTTGTTTCTTGAATCTTAACCAGTTTTGCTGGCTGCATTCCGAAATTGAATTTAATATCAAAAACTTCGTTCAAGGCTTTAGTTAACTTGGAAAATTTGTCTTCTTGCAAATCGTGTAAAATCATTTTAGTGCTCCATTAAAATTATATATTATAATGTATTTATACAAAAACTAAATTACAACTTAACTTAATTAAGTTGTAACTCAGTATAATTGAATTAAAATATATTTATGTGAATTGAGGTGTGCCCTTGGGCGATATATTGGTGTTGCAGTTGTTATTTATAATAATTTTTTGATTGCAATCTTCATCTTATGCATCTTATCAGTTGCAACACTATGCTTTGCGGCTGCTATGTCTGATTCAATACTTTCAGTCAATGTTTTCTGTCGTCTTTTTTGCAATGCTGCTTCTTCTAGTGCAGATGCATATCGTGCATCATAATCAATAATGGATTTAGATTTGCTTGTATCATTCTTGAATAATTCATTCTTGATGATTGCCATTGCTGACTCAAATAATGCTAAATTTTCATATTTACGAATACCATTCTCTGTAACCGTATAATAAGTCTTTGCATAACCAGATATATTGTGCTTCTCTAATACAACATTGAACTTATCAATGCCCACACTCTCTGGTGATACTTTCTTAACCGATTCAGTTACAATATTACTTGCTGCTGATTCAGTTGCATCTTGTACTTTATGTAACTTAGCCAAAATATTATACATCTCTGTAGCATCTTGACTAATATTAGTTGGTACTGAATTGCCAGTTGCATCAATTACAGGTGCTGATTTGTTATTCGTAGCATTCTCTAAATTTTGCAATATTTTAAGCATGTCCTGCGATTCTTGATTCATTATAAACTGCCTCTAAGTCTCTTAAAATATACCTTACCTTCTCTTACTACTCTAGTAAGAACGCCTTTCGATACTAATGATTTAGCAACAAATGCTTCACGCTCAGTAAAATCTGATTTACATGTTTCTTCAACAATCTTATCATATACTTTATATTCAGTATTTGATAATATGATTGAGATTCCTCCAGGACACTCGACAAGTTTCATTACTTTAGACCTGCGAGTTTCTTTAATTTTTCAATAGCACTTGCATTATCACCAACTGCGCCTGCATTGCTTGCTGATGCATCTGAGTTTGCGTCTTGCTGTACATCATCAGGATCAGTAGATGTCGTACGACCAGTAGATACCGTGTCACTGCCGTATGCTGCGTTTCCGCCGGGTGCACCTGCTACCTTACGCTCTTCAATAGTCTCTTCGTTGCGCTGAGATTTCTGATGAGCATTATACTCTTTACGACGAGCATCATGTTCTTTCTTTTCAGCAGGAGTCATTTGAGATACGAACTTCTTTGATTCGTCATACCTATCTGATGAAGTCTTTGACAGTGCGCTGGGATGACCCGCCTTTGGTGACGTAGTTGTTGTTGCAGGAGTTGATTTGCCCGCCAAACTTCTTACAGTCAAACCTAGCGCGACTCTGCCAATTGCTCCGATAATCGGTAACATTTCGTCTAATTGTTCTTCATCGTCGCGCTCATTTTTTAAATTTGCTACAACGCCAGGAGATTGCATCTCTTGCATTCTGCTATCTTTGTCATGCTGTGCGTACTCTTCATACGACATATAGTAATCAGTATCTGGATCATAGTATAGACCTTCTGTTGCATCATAATATACTACTTTACCAGATCGCAACATAAACGGACCTTCTAAACCATTGCGCTCTTGATAACGCTCTTTATCCATTGATGGAAGCACTGTATACCCTTCATCGAGATCTAGAGTGATATACTTAGTAAATAGATCATTGTCATTTGTCTTTAGTGCTGTAGTTAATTGCAATGTACCAGAGAAATTCAAGTCTCTTAGATCTGCACTGATCTGTTCATCAGTTAATTCTACACCAAACTGCTCTAGTGCATAATCGCGCACTGTATGTATAATACTATTGTTCTTGATTTCCATTATCGTCTCGATTTGTTTAATTGTTTTACGATTTTACTCGTTGGATTGACGCGCTTTGTCTTTTGCGCTTTTTTCGTCATCCTAGCACCCTTAGATGCTTTTGTCTTTTTCATTAAGAATCGTTTTTTAATATCAATTGGTGCGGCACATTGCTGAGGACTTGATACAACTCTACCTTTACGCTTCCCTACGGTACATCTAAATTTCTTAACAACCTTATTTCCTCTCTTAGCAAAGACTACCTTTGATTCGGAAATAACTGTATTGTATGCTTCATTAAGTATCATCTTCTATCCGATCCCTGCTATTGGAGTCATTGACTGTAAATTTATCATCAACATACCAACAACTGATATTAAACCTACAATAACCGTTCCTGCTGCTGCTACAATCAATCTCATATTGCTATCTTTGCCTAAACGATTTCTCTCAATCATATCAGACATATTATCTGATATTTGATCGACTTTCTTTTCTAATCGTTCAGTACTATCATCTAACTTTTCTTCTATTCGTTTATTGGAATCGTTAACTTTCGCTTCCAAATTAGTAAATTTTTCTTCTAACACGCGATACCTCTCTGCACATAAATCCACATGGGCTTCGAGATTTTCACGCTCTAATCTTGACTGACGTATTGACATAATTGATTCCATACTATCTGCGTCTTCAAAAGAGCTGATTTTCATTCTTGGGACGCTCTGCGTCTCTTCTAAGTATTTATGCAAAGACGCTTATTATATAAAATAGATGTTTTTGATTTTTTTATTCTGTGTGGACATACTACTCGGATTGAATTTAATGGTTTCAGTTAATTCAGTGTGCATAGGAACATTATTGCAGTCATTTATTAAATGTGTGTATTTACCATCACCTGAACGATATGCATCTTGTGAATCTGTCGTGAATATTAATTTCCATACAGAATGAGTATCTTTGAATTTTGAACCAAATTTATATTCACTCATTGACGCATTTTCAAGTTTCGTCACAATTAGGTTTAATGGCTGGGTACGCATACTCAACACCTGTATCAATGAATTTAAATTTTGGGCTTGACGGAATTCCATAGTGGAACCTTTAGGATTATTAACGCCAGTATCAGTAATATCAACCAGCGTGTATAATACATGCTCAATGCGCATGTTAAAGTTCTAACGCTTTACCAGCGGCGTAACCAACTGCAAATGCAGCGGCGCCCTTTGCCAATGTGTTACCAATGCTTGATTTCTTAGCATCGTTAATCTCAAGACCTTTGTCTTTTGCAAACTTTGAATATAATGGCATCAAGTCACTACGACGAGCATTCATTCTGAAATATCTCATTAATTGAGTTGTAACCAATTGCTGTTGCTGTGTTGACAATTTAGTCCAATCTTGTGTTAGTCGACGTGCTGCACGCAACTTAGGATCTTGAATCTTTAAATCTTTTTCTAACTTAAAAAAGAACTGCTGAGCCACTGCTGGACTCATATTACCAGTTTTGATCTTTTGTAAGAATTGCTTTATCTTCGGAGTATCAATCTTTACTTTGCCCATCAACATAGTGTCTTTCTCGTCACTAAACATTTCACTTGGACGCTGAATACTAAAAATTGTTTGATATAAATCTGGACTGCTTGGACTTGGACGATTGAAATTGCCCATCGCAGTGGTTCGTTGTGCATATGCCTTTGCAACAGGTGCATAATTGTAATCATTGCTCATTGCATATAGACTCATAAGACTAACGAACAAATGATCAGTTAAACCCCTCGCTCCTGCACTAGCAATTTGATTTCTTGTTCTGAACATTCTTGCTTCGCCCAGAGTTTGCATAAATTCTAATTCATCTGACATTATCTTACCACTCCTCTATTTGCTGCACTAAACGTTGCTCTTGGAACTAACTTCATATCACCTTTGGGATGAGCGAGTACGTAACCTTCTCCGCCTGGCTGACCGTTAATGCTTTGCTTCACTTGTCCACCTTGACTATCAAATTTACCAATGATATCGTCTTTAGTAGCCATAACTGCTGCTACTACATTCCATAATGCAACGAATGCAACTTTATGTTGACCAATATATTCTAATACTTTGACTTTCATTTTATCTGAAACTTGTTTTCTATTCTCTAACCAAGTTGGGAAATCTGCACCTAACTTAGTTAGACCCGTGTCTACCTTACTATTCATATATGCGTATAGTAATTCGGGCAATACTTTCATTTTCTGTGTGGTTAGCGTGTTGTCATTTAATAGTTCATCAACGCCTGCTGCATTCTTTTTAATTATTTGTTCAAGTTGGTCAATTGCACCTGTATCAACTTCGACAGGTTGTTCTGTGGTTACACTTGGTACTACCAATACATCTTTTTGGTTGTTAAACAAGTCGATGTTACTCAAAGGTCCTTCGTTACCATTGGCATCTTCTTCTCTATGTATCACAATACCAGATGTACTTGCACCAATGCGCTTACCTAAATCGCTTTCTACATCTACTGCATACTCAACTACGTTTGGCTTGAACACATAGTTCTTTTCGACAACTTGAGGCGTTGATTGATATAATAGATCGCCTTTAAAGAATCCTCTATAGTCAGTCGGTACTGCTTTTTCATATATAGTAAACAAATTTGATAACTGTTTTGCAAATGCCATGCGCTTTGGGTCTTCACGGAACTTACCACCACTACGACTAAGCATAATATCTTGTAGTTGTTCTGGACTCTTTGCCTTACCATCTGTTTTAACTGCTGAAAATCCTGACTTGTCTGTGAATATAAACTCACCGTCTTGATCGCGACCAAATACCATTGCAGGACTTCCATCCCATTTAAGTGTTACTGCTTTATGATCATCTCCTGACATACTGCGAAGTGCTTCAACTGCTCTCATAGCACCATTGCTGCCTTGGAAAAATATCAAGTCTTCTACGTGCTGTATGCGACTTTCTGATAGTACTGATTCTCCCAACTCGGATACATCAACATCGTATAAATCTGATCCAGACTTCAATCTGCGATTTCTTGCATCTCTTGCTTCACGCTTCTTCTTGCCTGTAATATTAATAATTTCTGAAATTTTCATTTTTTGTCTCGTAGTTTTTTTACACCGCGCACAAAACGACTTGGTTCTCTATTTTTAAGATCTAATATCATACGCTTTTGTAAATCTTGCGCGATATCAGCATCATAATTCTGTTCTATCATTTCAAGAAGATTGATCATACTACTCAATACATTAATACCACGGCTTTCTATTAATTGTGCGGTATCTCTGGCTGGTGCAATATTATTAATTTCTTCTAATAATGATGTAGTTCGTTTCTTCACGTCAATGTCTCCATGCTTATGTGTATTTATGCATTTAATCTTGTTTTCTTAAAATACTACGTAGACGCGCTGATTGGTCTTCTGTACTAGTAGGCTCAGGCGCTGCCTCATTGGGACTTTGAACTATCGTGTTTTTCTTCTTTAATTTATCATATATTGTACTAGATTGATTCGTTATAGTATCTTGCTCATCATCAGGCAAGTCGGTAATTCGCAACCCTTCTATATCAAACGCTAAATCAACTTTCTGTCCTACACCAGATGAACTACGTGTCTTCATAAATTGAATTTGATACCTACCACGCTCTCTCATCGCTTGACTTGTAAAGATACCAATTACGTTATCTGCTGTTTGAATCTTACTTAAACCACCAGAGATATGACTATGATCGAATTCTACTTCTTCAACTGCCGATCTATTCAACTGTGACGCAGTTGCAAACAATACATTATTCTCTACTGCGAAGTTACGCAATTCTTCAGAAACATACTTATCTTTAATAAACAAGTCACTCGCATTGATCTTTCGTCCTGCGGGAGTCATTAGATCTAAGTAGTCAACCAACATAGCATCGATGCGTACACCATTCTGAACTTCAAATTCTCTCATGTAACTTGTCAAATCATTTGTAGTGATACCGTTGGGTACTTGAATTATCTGTAGTTTGCCCGCAGACTTGCCTTGCATACCTACTTTCAACGCTGTACCTTCTACATCGTTGAAGATCGCTTTTGTATTCATACCAGTTAACATACCATCAAGTCGTAAACCTGACAATGACTCACTTAATTCTAGTGAAACATATAAAACATTCTTACCCATCAATGACCAATTAAGTGCCAAGTTTTGTAAGAATAAACTTTTACCACCACCTGATGCTGCTGCGAAGATATTCAACTCGCCTGGGTTAAATCCACCAAACAATTTATAATCAACCGACTTCCAACCAGTGCTTGTACCTGCTCGCGAATGCCTTGCTGCTTCAATACGCTCTTTAGGATCATCCCAATAGTTGATACCCATATGCTTCGCAAGACCTACTTGCACTGCTTCTTTAATGATGCGCTCTACTTCGCCAAATTCACCTTTTTCTACAAGATCTGCACTTTGAAGAATTGCTGCTTCCAATGCTTTATGCTTGCAGAATGTTTCAAATTCATCAATAAACCAACTCTTATGCCTATCATCGACAGTATCGCCAATTCCAGCCAGTTTAATGCTAGTGAGTGCTTTGATCTGATCTGTCGTGGGCAATGCACCATACGATGATACATGATCTTGAAGAAACTGCACTGTCTTCCTGAGTGTTCTATCGAAGTAACTTGCTTCTAAAATATTATTCACTCGTAGGAATAGATCTTTATCTTGTGCCAGGAACTCAATAAAAAGTTGCTGTAGTTCCACTGTATATTCTTTTGTTTCGCTCATTTGGTTTCCTACTTGATTAACATGATGTATTATAACATAGTTATACTATGTTGTCACTACCTATTTGCAGTGATTCTACTGTAACAGATGATCTATGTGTTGCTTGCCTGCCACAATGTACTCTTCGTATTTTTTAACAACTGTTACATACAAATCAATATTGGGTGCCCAGATGCCCACAAAATTTCCATAATTATCATGCTCATCTCCATCCTGATTAAATTCAGATAAATCAAATATTACCATTCCATGAACGACTAATTCTTCAAACCAAATTTTGTTCTGTTCTAGATCAACTTCTTTCTGTGTGTCACCATTACCTGTTGGAGTTTCTGTAATATAACATCCTGTAGCAGTTATTGCACGACTCCACGATGGCAGAGAGTTACGCATATCTGGCCAGCATGTTGCACCGTCATCCAGTACAATATCAAATTTGTCAGATGATATTGCTGATAATGCTCTATCTACTGTTTCTACAAGATATCCGTCTTCGCCTAAAACATACGACAATTTTGGATAATCTTCGAGTACTTCTCTAGCACGTATTAAATTATCAATATGAATTATTTCGTGTCGTAGTGCATAATGCTCAGCCCTGTCTGGATCATATACGTCAACTCCCACAATGTCGCAATCATCTGTTGTAACTTCACACCACATACGATGCTTAGATCCCTGCGATACTCCTATTTCACATAAACTCTTTATAGGCTGCTGTTGCTGTGCTGCTTCTAGTACGTCTGACACAAAAATCGTGAAGCCCCGTAACTCACATCTTAGTGATTCATCGACTGCTGTTTGTTTATATTTGATTACATCTAACATATTATATTCCGTTTATTTGCAGTAATTTTTCATCATTACTTGTATTTTTAAATTGCCGTGTATCGCACTATCTAATATAGTTTGTATAGTGAATAATTCACCATACTTCAATGCTGCGTCTGCTGCATCTTTACAGTCATCCCATTCTGGGAATGCCACATACCAGCCTCGTTCAATTGCGGTAGATACCAATGATTTACTTGCAGCATCTGCATCAGGCAACAATATAATTTTCTTATTCAAATTATCGATTATGTTACCTTGTTGCATGTTTATGTTATTCGAACCAACTGCTATTCCATCTGTAAAGTATGCATCCAGTTGTCCCTCTGTCACGATAACAATCTTTTTATTAGTTTGTCTATCTAATCCATATACGAAGTCGACTTTAGGTTGCTTAGTAAAGTATTTTGGAATTTCTTTTGAAGGAGTACCTACCCATCTAGCAGTATATCCTACTATCACACCTTGATAAGTGAATACATGAATAAATCTATTCTTCATTCGGGCTGGTGACATAGATGGTGAATAATAGAAACGCGGATCAGTAGGATCTAATCCTCTTGATACCATGTATTCTAATACTCTTTCAAGTTCGGGGGTTACTTCAGTATACTCAGATATAGGCTTTGCACCTTCTGGTAATTCTTGCGCTTTCCATGTGATATTTATAGGAGCATCTTTATCTCGTTGCTTGATAAGAATAGCATCAATATCACGATCTTCAAGCAACTGTAGTTGCAATCGTTGAATGTCACTATCATCGGCACCGAATGCTTTATATAACTTCCTTAATCGATCATCTATGCGCTTGTCGACAGACCAGCCAGTAGCGTAATTACAATTGAAACAATTGTATTGGAATTTTTCATCAGTGATAAGAAAACCACCGCGACCTTTGGTGTCATGCGAATGTCCGTTAAGAACACACACAGGACAATTACCAGAAACCCAACCGCCCGGCGAAGACTTCCAATTGGAAGGCACTAACGTTCTTGTAAAATCTATTATTAATCTCATGTATACATTCTACACGATTAATACGATCTTGTCAATAGATTTTTATACTCTTATTACGATTCTATCTACAGTTCCAGATAATGTATTATCAATTTTTGCTCGTAGATATGATAAATTAGATACGATCGAAAATGGCTCAATACCAGTAAAATTATTAAACTCATGGTAATCGTAGAATGGTGTCAAATCTAAATCAAACCAATCTCCCGGTCCTGGCGATTGTGCAGTTGTTCCCTGCATATAAAAATCACCCGTGTAGTCAGTACAATATACACCAAATGTAATCAATCCATTTGGCTTGTTGTAATACGACGGTCCCGCAATAATTGAACTATAATCAAATGCACCATCTGATGCGAATGCTGTCACAGACTGCGAAGTCAACGGTATTGCATGTGCTTCATCTGATATCTCTACTGTGAAATTTGGACGCATATTCTGATCTACGAACATAGGCAATACAAGACCCAGATCATTAGTATATGTTAATACTAAATCACATAGCCCCATGTCTATATTCGACAAATGGGATGCACGAACTACTAATTTCACGCTTCCTAATTCGTAATCGGTGATAGAACATTTTGTACTTAATATAGTACTGTTAGTCTCTCTGTACACCAATGATGCATTAATTTCCATATTAAATAATTTAATAGGCTTACGATCTTGATTCTTTATAAAGAAATGCAACTCGTTATCAAGTCCCTTAAATAATTTAAGACGATTGAAATTAACGGGTGCATTGACCGTTGTGCCACGTGTACTATTGTACTGTGATGCGCCTGTTGATGTGCCGTGATCCTGTAAGATGTATAGATCGCCAGTTTGGTTTATATTGTAACTTGTGCTGTAATTGCTCATTTTTATAAGTCCCTGATTATACTTATATTTATGCAGAAATGATCAAAATATTTTAGTATAAATAATAGTAATGCAAAAACAATATGAAGAATTACTCGACCAATATCCATTCCTAACAGTGCTATCTTACGCTGGAAACGAATACGTCGGTGTCATGCAAAACATAGACACTCAAATCGCAAGTATGTACATGTTTGAACGACTGGACAATGTAGATGAAAAACATTTATTTCTCATGTTAGGAGAGGAATGGTGGTGGGAAACTAATAGACAGTTACCAATCAATATTGCATTGATAAATAGGTGGCATTTTCAACATTGTGTACAAAGTTTTAATGTAAAACAGATGACCATAATTGCTGGACCAGAAGTTAGACTCAGCAATTCTATTACAAAACGAATAAAACGTCGAAGTATTAATCTTATGAAAAAGACTCTTTAACAATCTTATTCAATTGCATTACAATTACCATCGCGTAACTATACGAATGCGACTTTTTAAAGAAATAACCACCGTCTTCTGGCTTTACCCAAATATCATTCATCACAGTATCCCAATCTTTTCCTATTAGATAACTCTTTGCTGGTCGTATCATTGCTAACACTGCTGCCAATTGTTCAACACTTTTGGGCTTCATCTGCTGAACAATTCCATAATGCGAATGGATATGGAAACACTGCTCTACAATCTCTCTATGTTCCAATAGATCCCACATAGGTTCCATCTCAAGTAATTCATCCAGTTCTGCTTTATTATTAATATCATTATAAACTGACACATTCAACAAATCCATTTTAAAGTAACCCATCTTCTCGGCTTCTTTATGATCTATGGTTGCCATGCCATTATATGGATTAGTCGGCATCTCGTGAAAATATACACCTGTGTTGTGCTTTTTTTCAGTGGTGTCTCGCTTGATCATTGCAGGTGTGTTTTTGATTAAAGCAAGCAATTTATCTCTGTTTGCAATATCTATATCAATATCTGTATTAACTATCATACCAATCTACCAAATGCCCATTTACGCTCTTCACACCACCAACACTCACCACAGTGTGTATCATCTGTATTAACTGTGCAACTAACTGTCATTGGAAATAGTGTTTCAGTTATTCCTAAATAATCATATATTTCAGCAATTTTCGTCTTATCAACATTGAAGAATGGTAAACATATAGCGCCTTCAGCCGCCCATATATCTCGCACTACATTAGGAGATCTATCAGGCAGACCTAGTCCAAGAGTCTCGCCTGAACCAACATCTTCATCACCAAATCCAATAGATATATCATCTGGCGGATTGCTAGTGACACCAGTATAATATACTTTAATAGTTTCATCGTCAATAAGTGATTGATCGAGATGTCTATATTGCTGTACATATGTTATACTATGCTCTACATTAAAGTTACCAGTTAATTTTATTACTTTATTAACAACTCGCGATGCTGAAATTGAATTGATCAAAGCGAGTTCATCATCCGCCATAGTTGTTACAATAACATCATGTTGCGTATACGTCATTAATATATAAAGCAATAATGCACTATCTGCTCCACCACTGACATTGATTGCATATTTTCCATCTGGTAAAGGGATATCCACCCCACATAAATTGATTTTCATTATCCTATACTCGCTTGTTTCAAAATAGTTTCCACCCATTGTAAATCTTTAACTTCGTTCTTACGCTTTAATCGTATCTGCCAATATTGCGGATCAATATAATCTACGATCATTTCAATCTGCTTGTTATTCAACATATCCAACAAACTCTGTGCATCATTACTAGCATATATAACCCATGGACTAATTCTACCAGAACATATATGAAATACCGCTAGACTAGGTGCTACCGTTTTGAAATATGTATTCCAATCATTTTCTCTATCTTCTGCCCAGTCTTGCATTGATAATATCGTGCGCTCAACTGCACGATCAACACTTTCTACTTTCAATCGCTCTTTTACCCAACCACTAAATCTTGCATCATGTGTCCAATGATCTAATTTTACTTGATTTTTTAATAACCATGTGGTGAATCCAGTAACATCGTCTATCTTAACTTCAATACAATATTTACCAAACTTTATGAACGCAGCATAATATGAACTTTTTGCAAATTCAGTGTAAGATTTATCTTTCTTTGAATTTGTTCCAATACGGTAAAATAACTGATATGCACGATATCCCAATTGAACATCTTTATCAGTCTCTTGCATATGTCGCTTCTTTTGCACACATAAATGCACAATAAGCGTATTCTCACGCTTAAAGTCTTTATTACAGTATTCGCACTTGTACAATATTTGTTGCATAATCTATATACTTTTATTTTCTTCTGTCGGTGTACTATTATACACTATATCAAATGACTTGCATAGTCTTTATTTTAGAAGAGCCGTTGCTTCTTTTTTACTTAATCCAAAATCACCTAACAGTTCTCTTAGATCAGTCTTATCATGCATTCCGATAAACAATTCTACTTCATCGTCGTTTAAGTTAAGATAGTGTTCTTTAATAAATTTAAATATCTTTGTATCCGTTCCTTTCTTGCCCGGAGAAATCCACTCGTGATATTGACTAGACCCTAATGACAGTGCTTGCAATAACTGAAACTGCAACTTAGGATGATGTCGCAGAGTATTAAAGTGAACATTGACTAATTCATTTGTCCATTCTAAATAATGCTCTGCGAATTGTCCCTCGCATGAACTTATGAAACGTTGCTGTGTCCACATATTCTTATTGTATTTTACAGTCTCTTCATCAGTTAGACTATCGTACCAATTACGATCACGTGTGTCTATTGCACGCATTTCACTTTTAATATTTAACTTACTCAAATCAAAATTCCCATTTCATGTTCTGGATCGCTGTCTTCGTTTTCAAGAAGAATTGCTTCTTTAATAGTACACGACTTAACATCAAATGTCAACCTAAACATCATCAACGCAGTTACATCATTAGTGAATAATTGAATTTCATCCCACCACACACTTGATGAATTATCTGGTATTGCATTATCAATCCATGATTGCATATCCCAAACCAGATCCATTCTTTCGGTAATACGTGAAACTGCATCATCCAAAATAATCTTCACACTATATACATACTTGTTATAGTAAATTTTTTTTCTAATTACCTGTGTAATTTCTTTATTTTTAATCATATCTAAATGAGCTTGATTTTTAGGAGTCTTTACTTCAAGCAATTCAAAGTTATGCGTATTCTTAGAAGTGATGTTTAATAATGCATCACATGATTCTTTATCAGATACATTGAAATATACACGCAAACTACTACCTTCATGATAACTGTGCTGGTTAACTACTTTGACGTTTTTCATAGTTTTATTAAGTACAGATTTCAATGCTTGACATCTACCATACACTGATGCCGCAGTGCTACGATCAGATGATTTAGTTGTAGAAATAAAAGCAACTGAATCAAAACCATAACATAATTTAGTCTGCATCTTCCATGTACGATGTTTTAAAAATTCTTTGTTCATACCTACTCCTAGATCAATTCACTAATGTCCAACACTTCTGGGATCTTGTTTACTTCTTTAATCAGATAGATACACTCTGGATTGTCTCCATCAGTCAACGGCACTGACAGGATATGACCAAATTTTAGTTTCGGTGCGTGCCATTTTACATCTGTGAATACATTGACAATGTTAACATCAAGATACTTTGGACTGTAACCAGTCATTGGATTCATTGCGAGCGTAGTGAAACCTCTGTCGTTTAATCCCATTAAACTAATCACTTCTGGATTGCCCACTTCCGGATCACAAATAACAATACTCCAATCTAATGGAACATTGATTGTATATTCACCCACTTGTAGCACTGCCGCTGGACTATAAAAACTTTCCAAAAAGATCAATGGAATAAAAAAGTAATCCACGTTCTTTGGGTCGCTGTAATCTAATACGCCATATCGTAGATCATCTACCAATTCTGGTACATCATCCAATTCATATGTTTTGTTCTCTACTGTTAAAATTTTCATATTTTGTTCTCTGTTTTACTCTGTTTTACTTGTAATCTACTTTCTCTATTGAGAATGGATAGTTTGCCTCACGATAGAACTTTTTACGTTCAGTTAAATGTCGCTTACTGAATTTTGCTGTACTAGTGAAATCATATATCTCAACATGATCCTTGTCATCTGCCTTACGCACACCACGACCAATTGATTGTATTACTCGTACGAAACTCTTCCCAGGCTCAATTAACACCATGTTAAATATACGCGGTATGTTAAGTCCTACTGCTGCAACACCATATGTCGCAATAGTAATACTATTAGTCGCTTCATTAATTTCATCATATGCGTCTTTACGATCAGATGATTTCATTGCACCTTTTACGAAAGTAGTGTCACCACCAATATGCTCTACTAACATTTCACCTGCTTTGATACGATCAACCAATACTAGAGTATTACCCGATTGCGAAATCTTCTTTATCAAATCACCCATGTAACCGATTCTATGTGAATTCGTTGTTAAGAACGTCAATTCACTTTGATAATTAGTATAGTCTGTAATTTCTTTCATTTGTACAATATTTACATGACAATTACTCAGTACGCCCATGTCTTGCAATTCGGATGCTGCTAGACGATTTACCACATTGCCCAAACTAACCTGCAATGTCATCTGTTCATGTTCTGCTTTTGGTATTGTACCAGTTAGTCCCCATCGTAGAGGCACATTTGCAAATTCTTTAGTGAGCATATCTTTTAGAACATCTGCTTTCGCTTGGTGAACTTCGTCAACTATGATACAAACTACATCTTCTGCAAAATCTTGTAGTCCCCAATCTTGTTCGCCATTCTTGAATCGTTTACGAATAACGTTAAGACTCTGCCATGTACAAATAGTATGAGTACGACCGAAATCTTTCTTATCACCAAAATATACGCCAACATCTAATCCTAAGTTAACATAATCTGCATATGTCTGATTCACCAAATCTTTGTTTGGTACAATAACAATAGAGCGACCGTACTTTTCTGCTTTGTAACTCAATGCTGCTGTGATCAATGTCTTACCAGCGCCTGTTGCAATCTCTTGTATACATTGGGGTGTTTCTATAAACTTGTTTACGATATCGATTTGATAATCGCGCAATGTTACGGGCTTACCTTCAAATCGATGCTTTGCGGGCCATGCTTTATGTTGAAATGTAGATTCATCTACCAAATCAAACTCAAGTTTGTTATGAGTTCGAAGATCATCAAGTTCAATCTGATAACCATCTTCAATGATAATAGGAATCGCTGTTTCTAATAGACTGACAAATGTAATACCACCGATAGTGAAATATCGCTCACATCCATCCCATCTTCCTAATTTATAGGAAGGAACGTGTCGTGCATATGGTAAGAAAAACTTAAACTTTGCTTCTAGTTTTTTCCTAGTAGTAAGTTCAAGACCCTCTATCTTTGCATTGACTTCGTCTTTCAATATGATTGTTGCAGTTTTAATTGTTGTTCTCCAATGTGATTTACTTATTATAGCATTAAACTACAGTTATGTCAATCGATTAAATCGTATAACATAACTGCGTTATATACAACAGTCAATAATATATTATACCTCTGATTTCATACAAGTGATTTCTGCCATACGCTGCCATTTATCACTCTTTGTTTTACGCAAGTCTGCAATTTTACCAACCATACGCAAACTAATCTCGCGCATACGTAATTGATTGGCATCTACAAAATCAACGATTTCGTTTTGCTCTGCTGTTGTGAATCCATACTCTTCTAGCATGCCATCCTTGACGACCTGACGACAGCGTAGTAGACGCTCACGAGTGCTATTCATAGTCAAATCAAGGTAGTGACAACGAGACATAATTGCATCTAAGTGATCTTTGATCTTCCCGCGAACTTTATCAAATTTTAAGTTAGTGATGAAAATTACAGATCCTTTAAATTCAAATGACTCTGGAATTCCTTCACGACGTAATGCTGAACTTTCAGTGTTCCAAGAAATCCTACGCTTCTTTGAACTATCTAACGCTGCTTTTAATAGGTTTAATGATAATTCATCATACAGCACCGAATCACAATCATCTAATACAAGTACATTGTTAGAGTCTGCATAACGATATAATAACTTATATAGACCAATTGCAGAAGCTGCGCCCTTCTCAATACCAAATCGTGATACCGCACCGCGCAACTTATCAAACAATGAATTCTTTTCAATAATATTCTCAACACCGAATGACTTGCCCACTCCTGGAGGACCTGTCACTACCATACCACGAATATCGCCATCAACTGACATCTGTGTCATTTCATCTAAGATACCAAACCGTTCGCGCAAACGCTCAACAATCTGTTCATCAGTTTCAGTAGTCACAGTTTCAGTAGTATCTATTTCGATGATAGATGCTGCTGTACTCTTACGTGGGCGACCCGCTTTGCGTTTAGTAGTAGTAGTTAGTTGAATAGTTTGAGTAGTCATGGCTTAGATTCCTATCTAATTAATTAATGAAGTTTTATTATACAGTAATATACATTGGTGTGTCAAGGGTTATTTAAAATATAATGCAAATGATGTTGCATACTGCTTAACGATGTACGACTGTGGTCGAGTATATTCTGCATTTGAAGGACCACGGTACTTATAACGAAACTTCCCAGGATATTGACGCTGTACATCATCTACATACATCATTGGGATGCCCTTTGCAAAACTGCTCTCATTAGGTGATGTTTCAAACATCTGCAATATTGAATCAAGTTGTGTCATAATCTTTCTCGCTCTTCTTTATTAACTTACTTAACTATTATAGCAAGGATCATTACTTTTGTCAAGCGATCATCCATAAAAAAACCCACAAATGTGGGTTTTTATTTTTTATTGTTATTATAGTGTTGCGTCTTCTAAACCTGCACATCGTAACTTAATTACGTTGGTAAGTTGCCATTGCTTAACTTCAAGTGCTTTGATAACACCCATGAACTTATTTCTCACCATTGAAAATTCAACAATAAGATGCTGCAAATCAACTACATCAGGCTCACCATCTACAAATGCTTTCGCATCTGCTGATGTTAGTGCGCGTTGGTAATGCTCAGTGAAGTGTCTGAACTTCTGACTACGCAATTTGCGCATTTCGGTATTTAAATATTCAAGTATCGCTTCTGTTTCTTGTAGTTGATTGAAACGATGTTCAACGATGCCCGGAATATCACGACTGTGCTTTTCCAAACTACCTTTCATACCACATTCAAACTTAGCCTCTGAAACTTGTATTTCATAGTGTGAAATAGCGTTAACTATTTCTGCCATGTTTCCAGTGACCTTACGATACCATTTACTCATTTAATCCCACTCTTCTTCTTCGTCAGTGTCATCTACTTCTTCATGTTCAATGTATTCATCGACACTCGTTTCAAGATATTTATCATGCTCACTGATCTGTTCTGCATTTCCAGCAATGTCAAAACCATACTGATCTAATACTTGTAAAAAATGTTCTGCAAAATTACTACGTTCCTTTTCTACAACACTAGACCTAGCAGCATCGTACATAGCAATGATAAATTCTAAATCATTATCACTCAGACTCATTGATCATCTCCCCGATAACTGCCTCATCACCACTAGAATCCATCACCTCTTCAGGCTGTTGATCCCATTCGCGCATCATAATATCTAGACAATCGTCTGTATTCTTTGACCATGCTTTACGGAATTTCTTGATGATTTCACCAGTTACTGGGCTAATGTACTCAAGACTGTTACCAGACTTTTTCAATGCACCTTTCGCTTCAAAAAATTCAGTCAATCCACTGTAAGGACTCATACCAGTATCATACGGAATTTCTACTTGTACGCTTTCAAATGGTTTAGCATAACGTGTCTTCATAATCTTACACGCTGCACGAATACCATTTACAGTAGTCGTTTTATTGCCATCTTCGTCAACTTTCAACTTCAATTTACGCATTGCGATTACAATTGAACTTGCATAGATAAATCCTTGACCACCAGAGATTTTATCATCTGGATCGAACATATCTTGTGATGCATAAGTATGATTCGTCGCAAGTAAACCTACGTTGTATTCACCCAACATATTTACAGTGTTACGCACAAGTGATGTTAGTGCTTTAGGCTTACGACCCAAGTCGCCCTTCATGTCACCTGCTTCAAACTGCTTGACATCTGTAGGTGTTAATAACATACCTAGACTGTCTACTACAAATAAGATTTTAGGACGATCTGCTGGCTCTTTATCACCATGCTCAGTCTTGTAATCTTTCATCAAGTCAGACATGATTTTTGCAACATCGTCGATCATTGCTACGTTTAACTTCATCAATTTATCTTCACTCGTATCTACACCTAACGCATGTAACCATGCTTCGTCTAGTGCATTTTCCGAGTCAATTAGAACAACATAAATATCTTGCTCTTGTGCATGACGAATAATATTTCCCGAAGCAATGTATGATTTTCCTGCTCCAGATTCGCCCGCTAATACTGTTACTTTACCTAGCGGAATGCCTTTTTCAAAGTCTCCGCTAATAAGTTTGTTTAATGTAAAATTACCTGTTGAAATCCAAGTATCAGGATCGTGAAATCCAGTGCTTAGACCAGGAACCGCCTTGGTAATACTACGACGGAACTTAGACACATCAAATGGTCTTGCCATTTTATTCTCCTTGAAAATGGGAGCAAAGAACTTGCTCCCTATTGGTTACTTATGCTTCTGCTTTACGATTGCGAATTGCTGCAAGAATATCTTGCGCAGTAGGCTTTGCCTCTGATCCCGCTGGTGCTGCTGCGACAGGCGCTGCGGCTACAGGAGCAGGATCTGCTTTAAAAGGGATATCGTCTGACGTGATCTCCTTCTCAGCAACAGGTGCTGATTGAACAACAGATGCAGCAGGCTTAGATGTCGGTGCATCTACACCCCAAGGACGGTAATAATTACCCCACTTCTCGGTGTCGTATAACTGACCATCTACAGATGCTTCAAACATCTCAACCATCGCATCTAAGTGCGCCTGATCTGGCTTTTTAGGAAGGAAGTCTGATAGATTAAATAATCCATTTGTGTCGACTGCATCTAGTTCTTCTTGATTTAAACTACGCTCGCGACGAGCCCAGTTAGAAGTACTATAATCTGCCCACTTACCATTCTGACCTTTCACTACTTTGAAATCTGTACCTTGATCATAATCAGTAGGTAATGAAGTGAAATCTACATCCATCAACGCTGCGCTGATTACCTTAAAGATTTGAGGTGAAATCATGAAACGACGAATTGGGTTTGCAGGTGCTTCTTCAACTAGTTCACTTTCAGTGACGAAGCCTTGAAACAAGTAAGATTTTTTCTTCCAATATTTACGTGCAACATCTTCCAATGAAGGATCTTTGAACCATTGACGCAATTCCGCGTGAATAGGACATGTTGTCTTTTCGTCGTCATACATTTCAATACATGGTACTTGAATTGTTACAGGACGTGATTCATCACCACCTTTTACGCCTGGGAATTCTAAACGAATCATTTCACGCTTCAACCAAAAGAATGGGTTGTTCGTATCACCGTCAGGTAAAAATCGTAGTGTTGCTGATGTGTTGTCTGGAATACTCCAGTGAGGGAAGACAGTATTGTCTGATTTGGTTGTTGATTTCGTTCCAGATGAACGAGAGTCTTGTTCGAGTAATTTTGCTCGGATTTCTGCTAATGAAGCCATGATGTTTTCCTTTTGCCTTAGTGTTTTTTAGATATTAAGTAGAGTATCTACCTAATACAAGTTTGCCTTAGTTTTATTACTTAGCCTATACAGTATACTTCTTTTCATGCCTACTGTCAAGCACTTTTTCGTTTTAATTTGATTTAATTTTTTAGTCTTTAATTGAAGATATTACATTGATAATGCAGGCTCTCAACTGGCGCTGCTTCATTTAAATTTATTCTTCTTTAATAACAGACCAGATACCATATACAAGGGCAATCCATGCTGCTACTTTTGCCAATGGACCTAGCAATAAAATTGCTAGTCCAGTGCCGATTAATACTGCTCCATCTAACGATGTGCGTTCTGTTAAGCGATCTTTCATCCATTTAGTAAACATAGTTAACCTACCATCTTACGCAAATTAGAAACTGCTTCGCTATCCATTGATGGCGCTGCTTGTGCCACTTCTGGAACTATTTCTTCTGTTACCTTATCAAGTAAATGATCAAGTGCAGTGCGGAATGTCTTGTTCATTTTATGAACATCTACGCTAAGCATATCAAGTAAGTTAGACAATTCAAATTGCTTTACTTTAATCGCCTTCATACCAATGTATGATGCTTTATGTCCTAGTGCTGCAATCTCGCCACCATCGCCTGAGAAATCAGTAATTGCATTTTCAGGATGCTCTGGATCAGTTGCATCAATAGGAATTTTAACACCAGATTTAACGATGTTGATCAATTTTTCTAAGTTTTCAATTGCGCTCACGGTTTTCGCCTCTTTCAATTTAGTTTCAGATACTACACGATTTACTGTAGCAAGTGCTTGTTGCATGCTCTCAGTTGATAATGCATTATACTTGAATTTTTCAGAGATGTCAAGGGTTTCTTCAATTAAATCTTCAGTTACTTCAACTTTAAAATTATCATAACCACGCTTGGTAGCCATACGCTTAACTGACTCTTTTAGTTGAGCAATCTTTGATTTAATAGTTTCTACGATTTCTTGATTATCTTCGTTAACTAATTTGTTCTGCTTTGTGTATTTCGTGAATTTGTTCAAATCTGAAATCTCTTCACACATTGCCAAAATCGCTTGTCCCTTAACATCGTAAGGATTTCCCTGCTCATTAACATGCATAGTCATTGCTCTCGCACCTGCCATGTACTTATGTGGGAATGCAAACTTTTCACCTGATGCATTTTCAATAAACAAACTATGAATATTTCTACTGCGAGAACCACGAATTTCTTCATTAACACGCTTGTTGTGCTTGATGATAAGAGTTGCTTCTGGCAATCTGATATAACTTGTTTTTGTTGAACCGCCTGCCTTCGTAAAACCTTCTGTTACTTGTGCATCTGTCTTTGGTTGTATTTTTTTGTCAAACTTTCTCATTGTGAACTCGCCTAATTTTCCATGTGCAATTGATTTGATTGCATCTAAAATATCTTTATTTCTCTGTATGTCGTAACTTTCCCCAATCTTTACAATAACTTCAAATTTATTATCTTCTTGTTTTATCGTAACAATCAAGTTTTGATCTACTGCATATAGTCGTGTTGCTTCTTCTACATTAAGTGTCTCTACACCATCAATTGTATACAAACGCATCTTGTAGCCTGCGCCTTTTAATATGTTAAAGATTTCTGTTGAAATGTCATTCATCGGGTTATTCCTTTTTAATTATATATGTATTTATCTTTTTGTGTTATAAAAATGACATTGGCATTGGATCATCGTAGTCATTATCCAAACCTTCTTCCATCAGGTATTCATATGCAGTATCTTCGTAGTTGGTTACTTCTTGTGCCATTCGTATGATCAATACTAGTGCCATAACCAAATCATCGTTCTCGCCTTCTTTTGCGCCGTAACTATTACCACGAGAAATAAATACTTTCAATTCACGTAGTAGATTATTACTTGCTATTTCCAACTTATCAGTCTCTACCCAATATTTCAATTTAGCACATGCTGCTATCTTTGATTTATGTGTCGTAGTGAATCCCTTACGATACGCTTTTGTATTTCCATGCTTCTTACGCTCACTCAAGAATGTTCCTGGGAAGAATTCTTCGCCTATCTCTTCTACACATACCAATCCCGCTTCGCCCATTGAATTGTTTTCTAGGCTATAATATATTTCCGATTGCTGCTTTGTCTCTTCATCTATGTAAATCGCTATCTTCTGTAAAATTCTTACTTGTTGCTGTATAGTTGTTTTGTTATGTTGCCATTCAGCAACTTGCTTCATACCCGGCAATTCGTACACTTGTATCGCTGCGTTATCTCCACCAGTTCCTAAACTAGGATCTAATGCAATAAGATATAAATTACCCGATTTCAAGGGCTTATACCAGCGTACTTGTCCTTGCATTGCCCATGCTTCTTTTGGTTCCATCATGGCTAATTTCAAACTGCTTACCAATGTCTCATCAAATGCGATGAATTCATTTTTATGCTCACGTCTGAATTTCTCTTCGCCAATCTTACCTTGCTCTATTCTTGCCCACTCTTCATCTCTATCAGGATGTCTATCCCATATCGCATCATAAGAGGCAAAACTATTAATACCTAGATCAGTTTCGTTACCGTACTCATCTGTCTTCTTTTGTGAATCTCTCCAAATCTGTGCAAATTGGTCATCATCTTGGTTGGGGGTAGATGTTATAATACATTTACCACCCGTTGCTAATGTAGGTGACAATGCTGTCCAGAAATCTCTTGCGATATTTGGGCGCACGAACGCAAACTCGTCTAAGTATGCTAGTGATATAGACATACCACGACCAGTGTTATCAGTAGTTGCTTGTGCAATAATACGACTGCCATTATCAAATTCCAATGAACCTTTGTTGTATGATGTAGCGCCCGCTCTCAGATAATCAGGCAATGTTTCATATGCAAAGCGAATACGCTGCATTATCTCTTGTGCACCACTATATTTGTGTGCTGCAATTAAGATTGTCTGATCTGGTACAAACATTGCATACCATAATAGATAGCCAGCAGCACACGTTGATTTTCCCATTTGGCGGGAGATCAATGCTACTGAGTTTCTATAATTGTGATATACATCAACCAATTCTTCTTGGAAGTCAAACAACTCAAACTTCATTCTACCCTTGGTAGGATGCTGTATCCAACAATGAGTCTTCATGAAATATTTGGGATCATTAGAACATTTTGCCAATTCTACTAATTGTTCGTGTGTGTAATTTTCTTGTTGATGTGGGGTTTTTACTAATTTAGTATCTGCTGCCATATAGGTTAACTATTTTCTCTATTTTGAAATTATATTGCGCACTGATATTTCTAAATTTTCTAGAAATGTATCAATGTCAATTACTTCGTTTACTAGTTCGTCAGCACTAACATCTACATCATCGTCTAATGATTCTATAACATCTGATTCATTAGTACTTAATTTATTAACATTAACCCATCTTTCATCGCCGGATTGTGAACGAATCATAACATCATTGAAGTCATTAGGATTGATACCAACTACTTTATAAGATTTATTCTTATATGTAATAACATCGCCCACTTGTGTAGGTGATTCTTGTAATACTGCTTCTATTAATTTTCTCATATCGTTCATAATTTCTTCCTTAAATAATTGCCGTTTTTTATATATATAGTAGCGAATTACATATAATGGATAACGGCATCCTCTCTCCTTAGATAATAAAAACGGGCAAGCCTGTAATTATAACGGTCCTAAGGTCTAAGTTCTTTATAGTCCTGCGTTTTTAAGCAAGATTGCCAATTCTTTGGATTCTTCCAATGATTCTTCCACTGATGGCTCTTTCTTATCTCCATCGTACTCAGGCTCATCGTCCATTGTAGGCTCTTTCTTCTTAGATGCTAACATCTTCGCAAAAGCGGCTTTTTGTGCTGGACTCTGTGATTCTTCTAATGTATCACATTCACATGGATCACATTCACATTCATTACAAGCAACTGCTTCTTTTACATCTTCTGCTGCATCTTTCATATCTTCATCAGTATCGCCATCTTTGTCAATGTCCAGAAAGTCTGGCTTGTTCTTAGATGCTTCGTATAATGATTTCATGTTGTCTACAGTATGCTCAGTTACGCTAACCTTCATGTCTTCTGCATCCATATAACGCTTCAATGACAAGTTTACAGGCTGTGCAAACTCATATGGATCGCCATGTGATGTAGGTTCAGTTTCGCCCGCATTTGCTGGTGAATTTGCCCATTCGGTAATCTTCTTTTCTATCGCTTCTTCCGATAGACCTGCGCTATGTAACATACTTACTAATTGAGTAGTATCCATTGTTGGAGACTCTTCTAAATTTTTATCTTCCATATCGTTTGCCGCCTTTTTCATGTCTTCTTCTTTATCGCCATCTTTGTCTATATCTGCAAAGTCTGGTTTTGCTTCTTCTGTTACCCAGTTTTCACCTGTCATATCATTACAATCATGACTGCAATCTGTGGTAGGCTTGTGCATTTCATCGCCACAATCTCTGCATACTTTCTTTACGTCTGCTTCGTACATTGACTCAATGAATTTCACTGGTGTCAATACTGTGCCACCAGTTTTATGATCAAGACGCAATGCCATATAAGTGTCATCTATTTTTGTCTTATAATCACGATGTATCTTAGCATAATCTGCTTTGGTCATTTCTATTTCACCAGCATCATTAATGTTTGCCATCGGACCCATTGCTTCTTCAACTGATTCAGTTTGTGATGCACTTACTAAATCGTCTGCGTCTACGCCCATTGCTTCGCCCATCGTAAATCCGTCCATTGGAGCGAATTTAACACCATCACTAGTAATACTAACAACTTTGAATTCGCCTTCGCTTATATCACCAAATGCGTCTATTTGAATGGTAACATTCATGTCTTTGATATCAGCATTATAATCTTCTGATCCTTCGGTTGAACCAAAGCCATTTGCAGTTGCAGTGAATACTTCACTGTCATCTGTTCTTTCGAAATTGTCCAATGTAACATTGCCATCTACTAATACGGTTGTTTCTACCAATACCTCAGTATTAGTAGTTAATGATTCCATTAATGTTCTCATTTCATGCATCTTTCTTCTCCTGATCTTTTTTTAATTTCAATAAATCTTGAACAAAAGAAGTATTATACTTGTCACCAAAAAAATCTTCTGGATTTATATCTTCTGCTTCTGAATAGGTACTATCAGCCAACAAACTTGAAACTCCTTCATCATCAGATTCTGAATCCATTAATGATTGCTCTCGTTGCTCTAACGGCTCTTGGTCTGAACGAACTTTCATGTATCCGTCGCTAATTCCGATAAGGGCTTGTATTTCTGTTTGTATCTGATATGCACTTGCTGGTAAATTTGTCTCAAATTCAACAACATATATCTCGTATCCACGTAGTTGTGGGAAATCATAAGGTGTGCTTTGTAGCATCAACTTAGTTGGTGCACTTACTTTCTGCACATCGTACTTAGCTAAGTGATTCTCAATGCGAGTTAAATCATCGCCAGATAATTCCTTTGCTAACTTAATGCGGAATGTGTATGTTTTTTTTGATTCTGTCAAATATTCTGTAAAGGACTTCATTGGTTTAATTCTCCTAATATTATAACTATTTATCTTTATTGTAAAAAGCGCCCGACTTAATCAGTTCTTTACATCTCTCAAATTCATCATACAAACTGAGTTGTAGATATACTCTATCACAATCAGAATCATTTCTAACGCCATGTACCTGTGTGGCATCCATTAATGTAGGATGAACAGTTGAATACATATGTGTTCCTAAATAAAATTCTTCATCATGAGCCTCAGCGCCCGCTGAATAACCTGTTATTATCGGATTATCGCCCAGTATAGCATAGTCATAATAATCAACCCCTACGCCACCATCTGATGGCAATATAGGTATCATTATCACACACTTTCTTGAAAAGTCAACATGTGGGTGGAATTGAAAACCAGGCCTATACACTGTTATTGCTATGTTTCCACTTTTTATCTGTTTTACTTCTGGATTGAATAATTTCACAATTTCTGATATCTCTGGATAATCTAGATATTCTTTACCTTCTAGATCTTCTACCCGAATTGAACTAAACAACCCTTTCGTGGCGTTATTTCGTATGTTTGAATAATCTTGTGCTGCATGCTTTACTGATTCATACAATTGCTCTAATCTATTTCTGTCGAATGTGACATCAGTTAATTCAATAAATCTATCTTCTATCATTTGTCTTCTTCCGCTTTCATGTTTTTCATTATTTCTGCTAGCATCTCTGAACGATTTCCTATTAATCTACCATCAATTGATTCTGGGTCGTCATCTGGTAAACCTTTATTGATAACATGGTTTACTTTTCGATTATCCATATCAAGTCGTTCTTTGCGCATCTGCAACTCAATCATTTTTATTTTTTTATCCATCTTTGTTTGCTTTGCGGTTATCGCGGCTGATAGCATTTTACTAGCACTATCAAGCAATGCAGCGGCATTTCTATCGTCTACATTCTTTGCCAAATCTACTATATCATCAAACGCAGTAATTGCTCTTTTTGCATATTCATCCATCTCTGCATCTATCGCGTCTAATCCCAACACCATAGGTAGTGCTGCGTCTACTTTCATAGACATATCCATAGTTTCTGTTTGTGTTGATATTTGTTCTGTGAGTTGCTTTATCACTTCTTCCGATGATGGTTCTATTTCATTTTCATCATCATCAAAGTTAAATGATATATCGTCTATAGGCGGTAAATTAAATGTATCGCTTAATTTCTGTGTCATTTCTTTTTCCTTTGCGCTTTTGTTCGCTTCTTTGGCTTATTGAATATCTCATGCTCAGTGATGACGCGAAAACCTAAGCCTTTTGATCTGCACCAATGTCTTGCTGCTTCCCATTTTGCGTGATTAACTACTGCGGCTGCTTTTTGTGATTGACTTTTTGCTTCACCGAGTGTTTGTCCCGCTGGTTTTATTTCTACCATCTCTGCGTGTTGCTTACCGTTTGCATCTTGATATACCATCAATAAATCTGGCACATAATTAGAATTTTTTCCAGTAAGTGGGTTTTTGTATGGGATACGATGTGTTTCTGAGCCCCAACCTAATACGGATGGATGATTGTCACACATTCTGAAAACAACTAGTTCCCAACTTGAACGATATCGTGGTAAGCCCTTACCTAAGTATTTATCTGGATTTTTTGGCGTGTATAAGCCTTGGTGAAATTTTGCCATTTTTACTGACCTTTATTGTAGTCACTGACGATTTTTTCAAATTGCTCTTTTGTATGGTATAATGCTGAAAGCACACCTGTTGGTGGATTATTCGTCATTTTTTCATTGAGATTAGTATCAGGATTATAAACCTGCACTGTGTGAATGTTTCTGATTGCATCATATTCCACAGTTGGTCCTACTGGCACAAACTTTATTCCAAGGTTGCCATACATACCTGCTGCTAGATTATATACTTCTGCTTCATCTGCTGCTAGTGTCTCTTCTGCACTCAATCCAGGAACAACAATTGCTGCGGGGACAGGCGTAGACACTGTGACTATAGTAGGCTCTGGTGTTATCGTTGGTGTCACTTCTACTTCTACACCATTGGTAGTTGTTTTATAACCTTCATATGTGAAATCTATACGATATTGTACTGGTGCTGATTCTGAATAATTCAGTGTATCGCCCTGTATGTTGGTAATTATCGGATTATAAATTTCTATAATGTTTTTATCGCCGTCTGAAGAAGTTCTAATTATCTCTATCTTAGTAATATAATAACGATCATTGGTTAAATTAAAACCCTTAGCACTCTGACCAGAAACTGCAAAATTTTGATTAATAACATCATCAATCATAACATCAGAGTTATCTGACATAGGACTTGAATAATAATGATTGTTATATCCTACTAGAAATTTTTCTATCTCTGCATCACGGGTATCATACGCAGACAATGATATAGGAGTGTAATCAATTCCAGTTTGAATTGTACGCTTCTTGTTATATTGATTTAATGTCTGAGTCTTCATAGAATGACTAGGCATTTGTATTTCGGATATACGTGTCAACTCCAGTGCCTTATTGCTACCAATGTGATAGACAACAACACGGAATTGAAACTTATTTCTAGGAACAAGTAAATTCACGGACCGATCATATTGATCTTGTCCGTAAATTTTTGATGCCGAATTTATAATATTACTCATGAGTTACTAATAAATTAGTTAGCACTTGAACCAGTATTAGCCATTGTACGCAATATCGCATTATCAAAACGAATAGTCATTGATACCTGCACAACATCGGATGTCGCATAGTTCAAATCACCGAATGTAGCACTTGGGATAAATGCGCCTTCAAGTTCCCAATAGTCAATAACACCATCTAGACTAGATGTGCCATGTGTTCCATCAAGTGTTTCGATTTTTACATTGAATTTATAATTTTCACCTGCTTCTGCGCTTACTTGAGAAGTATGATTTACTTGCTTGTTCAGTTGTGAACGAATTGCTTTTATAACATCATTGTTAGTATCATCTCGTAATGCTACTGTAACATCTTGCCACATGTGCTTTCCTGCAAGTCGTATCTTTGAGTTGTATGCATCAATGGTAATATCGTCATGATCAACTCCAGGTCTGGTTGCACTAATTACATTCTGTGTAATTAACGATCCCTTTGAGTCACCTAATCCTGTAAATGTTACACGAAATCTGTATTGTAGTTTTGGCATCAGTGTCTGTGCAGTGGTAGTATCTCCTGCTGGAATACCGAAATTTGTTAAAATAGCCATTTGTTCTCTCCTTAAAATTTAAATAGGCTATCCTAATGATAGACTATTATATATATAAATGTATTTATGCTTTTTGCATTTTTATTTTGCAGCAAATATTTTGCAATAAAAAACCCACACGAAGTGGGTTTTTTTAAATATTAAATTTAATATTTTTTAACTTAAATCACCTGTATTAACAATACGAACAGGAATATAAATAAATTCTGCCGATTTGGTAGGTTCAATTGCAATATCAACGTAAATTTCATTACGATCTATACGTGCTGGTGTATTGTTAGTAGTATCACATACTACACTGAAGTCATACACACCACGATTTGCCTGAATATTAGCACAAAAACCATCAAACGTTTGCTTAACATTATCACGAATTGAATTATCATTTGGCTCAAACAAATATGGGCGCGAAATAACTGCAAAACGCTCACGTAAATATGCAACTAAACGAGCAACGTTAACACGATCTAATGCGCTTGCGCCTGCTGCCAAAGTCTTCTGACCAAATACAATAATACCTTCTGATGGGAAATTAACAATCGGATTCAATTTATTTTCATACATTGCATCGCGATGTCCCTGTGTCAATGCTACTGCTACAAATTCGTTTTCTGAATTGATATAACCAACATTTGATGCGTTTCTTACAACACCACGAGTCAAACCTGCTGGTGCAAACCACTGGTAACTAACACTATCACTATATGCATATGTGTAAAGTGCACTGTGTGATGCTGGAGCAACTACACTTGCACCTGATACTGGATCAGTCGTCAATACACTAGGATAATATGCTGCTGCATAAGAACTCTTGCTTACTAGTCCATCTTCACCATTTTCTACTGCGCCAGTTCCTTGAACCCAAGATACTGCATCTGCTGGAGCCAATCGTAATGGGGTATCTGCAATAACAAATGCAGTTTCATTGCGATCTGTATTCAATGTTACCATTTCATCCATCAACTCTGGATATCCCGGTGCTGTAATTAAACGGAACTGAATAGTTTCTTCACGAAGTGCTGATCCTGATGCACTTGCTTGCATTGCTGCTGCTACAACTTTACGCTGTGCCTTACGACCAAATGATCCTGCGCCTGTTGCTGCATTACCAGCAAGGTTACGCCATTTCCAAGTAGTTGTCAATGATGCGTCATACTTACGTACTGTATTAGTTGAACGACACATGTTAACTGCTGATGTACCAACTGCATATAATAATGGGTTAGGACCATCTGCTAATACGTTTGCTGCTAATACGTAATCGCCTGCTGCTGAGTCTAAATCAGTGATATCACCAAATACTACACCGTTAGATGTGCTTTGATCTGTGTTATCTTTAACAACCCATGCTGTTCCATTGCTACGATAGATAACTGGATAGTTATCTGCGTCTGTATCAATCCAATAATCACCGTCTGCTCCAACTGTTGGTGCTGCTGAAGTATAAGTTACATTAGTTGCTTTCTGCCATTTCTGTACACCACCGTCGATTGCTACTTCAAAAATAGCCAAATCATTTACTGCGGTATCAAACCAAATAGTATCAGTAAGTGGTGCGCCAGTTGGTGCAGTTGTTTGTACTGATGAAATCATGTCTACGAATGCTAGAGTAGTTGAATTGTAACGATGAATAGATACAAAACCATCATCTATATCAAACCAAAGATCGCCTTCTGTTAATGTACGCGCTGTTGCTGCTGTGCCATCTTGGAAAGTATCACCAACTACACCAGTAGGTGCTGTTGTCTGTGCGTAAATTGCTGTCTGTGCTACGAATGAACCCGCTGTGCTAGTGAACAATGAAATATCATAATCAATACCTGCGCCAGGAGTTGTTGTCTTAATCCAAACATCACCTACTTCTGCGCCAACTGGTGCTGAGTAATGTGGTGCTAATGTTGATGTACCAGTTATCCATAGTTGATCTAATGCAACCCATGCACCACCTTCACCAATCCAATAATGAACGTGTGTTGATGTTACTGTCTCTTCGATAGTAACTAGATAGGTTCCGTCTACAACTACAGTCGTAGGAACGCCAACGTGAGTGGCTACAATTTCAACACTAGGTGTTACTGCTGTCCATCCACTTGCTGTGAATTCAAAGATACCATACGCTGATGATGTTGGGTTTACCCAGTAAGTATTATTTGCTGGTAAGCCAACTGGCTCAACTGTCTGTGGGCGAAGTGCTGTTAAATCTACGTCTGCACGAACAACATATGCTGCTGATGCTTGACCTAAGAATGAATATGCTGCTAATAGACCGTAATCATTAGTTTCATCACCTTGTTGTACTGTTCCACTTACTGAACGGAAATCTACGTTTCCGAAGTATTGAGTTAGTTCACGTTGTGATGTTACTAAGATCGGACTTCCCGATGCTGCTGATTTGGTATATTTTGCAATACCATCTACTTCTGTTCCGGTCGGGTCAACTTTGTCTTGACCTGTCGCGATAAAAATCATTGGTACAGTACCTGCTCCCGCTGGTCCGTATACCGACTCGTCTGTTATTTGTACCTGTGTTCCAGGCGATACAAGATTTGCCATTTTTGGAGTTCTCCTTTATTTTATTTTACATGTAATTACTAGTTTATGAATCTATATCATTGTTAGTATTTAGCGTAAGTTAAAGAAAAGACCTGATTACAGCGTTAACATAGCAGTTTAATAGTGATATTTCTGAATTCTTCTAATGTCGATTTATTATCAATAGCATGGTCAAATTCCCATCCCGCCCAACTAGATTCACTTGTATGAATATCTGGGAATTTCACTTCCATATGATTGCCTTCATCATATATTTGATATTGTTCTTCTTCTGATGTAGTGTTCGTGGTAACGGCGACATCCCACCATTCTGGTACATCATATCGCCACACAGATGCAGTAGTTCCACCCAATCGCTTGATTACGGCTAACTCGTTGAAGAACCGACAATCAGAAATAACAATATTATTATCAATTTGTAGAATCTTGCGTTCTGCTGCTGCTACCCATATATCTGGATTAAAATGTGTTCGCATGACATCTGTGCCGATATACTGTAATGCATATCTAGGTGTAAAATTAGGTATTCCTAATCTATTAGACCACCATGTGTCTACTCGCTCTCTCCAAACCCTACTCTCAGACGTATTACCTTCTAATAGAGTACGATCCCAACTAAAAATATTCGCAACAGCATCTTTCAATACTCCTGCGAAACTAACTCTCTGAAATCCCTCTTCAATTAAAAACCCTGCTGCTGTGTCTTTACCATGACCGATTAATCCACATATACCTATTACTTTCTTTGTCATCATTACCTTCGTTTATTATGTTATCCAATAACGAAACCTAATCCCGAAGAGCCGTCATTGTAAAGTGTAAGTTCTGTTTCTAGTTTATCAATTTCTGCTTCTGCTGAGGCTTGTAGTTCACCAGCGTTCATTGTAGTGCCACCCTGTGGACCCGCAATTTGTGCAAACTTACCACGCGCTTGTGCAAGCATTAATTTAGCATGACATAATGCAAAATCCTTAATCCAAGGTCCTGCATATATATCTTTTAATAATAATTCCAATGGACGATGATTATACACATGGAGAATACATAAATCATCTGCTTTCATCATACGATGCAAAATTAATTTGTTGTCAGATTTGCGCCAAGTGAACATGATCTCTGCGCCAAATAAACGACCCATTGTTTCTCTATTCTGTTGTAGGAAATCGAAACTTGCTAAACCACCACTACGACTCGAACCTAATAAATAAGTATTCAAGTAATTTGCTTGAAATGGTTCAAAATCATTACCCGTTCCAGATGATACACCAGTTGTGCGGCGATATATATCAGTTACTTCATCTATTTCACTAGGTAATGTATATTCTGCAACATCTTTTACCAAATCCAGTGAAACAAAACTTTCTTCTACAGAATTTTCTGAGCGTTGACGATATTTTTCTACTGCCTTCTTGATCGCTAATTCATAGTGTTCTGGATCTAATTCCACATCCACCATTTGACCACCTAAGCGTAGTTCTATTTCTTTGATTAATTCAGATTGTGCTGACATAATTATATTCTCCTATTAGGTATATTTATGCTTTTACTGCACGCAAGTCTGTGTTCAAAAACTACTTGAACACTGCAAGAATAATAATCTCAGAATTGAATCTACCGTTCATCTTAGTATCAGTCGTAGTCAATGCATTAAATGTCTTCAATGCCTTAGGCTTTGTAATCTTCTTGAATTCTGGTAACACATCGCCTGGCTTTCGTAATGTCTTCTGTGTACTAACCTCTTCGTTAAAGTTTAATAACGTAGTTCCCTTAACTTTGAAACCATCTGCATCAATTGCTACATATAATCCTAGTTTTCGGTTCTTACAATTAAATACTACTGCTGCTACTGCTCCAATTAATCCACTTGGTGCTACACTCGCAATACCATACGAAGAATCATTTGATTTAAATTTCAATTTAGATACTAACTGATCTGCCGACTTCTGCTTTACTTTACGAGGAGCCTTTGTTGCTTTCTGTTCAATGATAACAATATCACATGCATCAATTATCTTCTTATGCATCGCAATTATAGCCACTAACTGCTTTGCATTGAAATGCGAATATGCTTCTGCTAATTGTTCACATGCATCTTGCTCTTCTTCGCTTAATTTCTTAAATGCTGCTGGTTTTGGGATTGCAGCAACTTCTAACAATTCTTCATATACATCATTATAAAAACCTTTGATGATACGAGCATGATTTGCCTTTGCTTCTGCTACAATCAAAATTGTATGGGGTTCAAAATTCGCTACCAACTTAATATCACGCGATACTACAAATTCTTCAATTCCATCATCAATCGGTTCGCACATCGCAGTGGCTGCTTTACGCATGATATCTTGAATGCTAGGAACGACACTAATTACTGGTTTCGCTTCTTCGATTGTATCATCTGCTCCAACAATGCGTGAACCAATTGCAATAACATCTGCAATACCACCAGTTACAAACTCACTAACAGGTTTTAGTTCAGATGAAGTGCCTTTAAGATTGCGCCACATGTCTGCATGATTTTGCTGCAAATCAGGCATACCCGTAGTCAACAATTTTGCATAAATTCCAACTTGTACTGGAATATGCGACACTGCCTTTGCTGCTTTGATATCTGCTGAACTGTATTTGTGTTGCTTCATATAGTCATACACATAACCACGCAAATCTGCCGTCTTTACATTCTGATAATACAATCGTGCAAATGCAGTTCGCTCTTTATGAAATTTATCACCAGACCAAGTTTCTGCCGAAGACCAATCTGGATCAGTAAATCCAGTTTTACGATTAATTTTTGCCCTAGGCTTCTTGCGAGGGACTTTTATGCTAATAGCCATGTTGTATTTCCTTTGATTTAAATATACTATACACTACTTATAGTTTTTTGTCAAATATTATAGTGGAATCGCTTCATATAATCGTTTTTGCTTGATATCCCACTTCTCAATGACAGGATTGCCCTCGTCATCTTCGTCAACTACAATGTACGCAATACCTTTCTTGACATTCGCATAGCGATAACCACTATCAAACGCAGACGGACTCGTAACCCATACTAAATGCGGATACTCAGAAACATCGACAAATGGGGTATCATTTAAATTCTTAGAAAATTCAAATATCCCACCTTCTGACTTTTCAAAAAATGAACCAAGAATAGAACTGTCACCAGTGTTGAAATAAACAGACGAATCGGCAAATGCCATAATTATACTCCCATTGTATTGTATGCCTCTTCATCGACGCTTAGAGGAGACATTTAGCGTACTGTAGCGACTATATAAGCCCTACTACAGTGACAAATATAAACCAGTTTCTTTTTCAATTAAATCGTGCATCATATCACAGTAAATGCCATCATGCGATGCAACTACATTGAATTTCATACCCCAAATCTTACCGAATGTGATGTCATATGTGTCGCTCGCATTAAGAGCAATCTTAACGTGGTTGACACGCTTGCTACCACGAACACGAAAAGAAAGATCGTCGCCACCAGTGGCTAAATTCTTTGCACCCATCATATACAATGCTTTGTTACCGATTTGGTTCTTGATAATAGTAGCAACTTGTGACATAATTTTTCTCGCTTTGATTAATTAACTTACTTAACTATTATAGCAACATGTCTTACTATTGTCAAGAGTTTTTCAAATCTTTTTGCATAAATACTCTATATATAAGGAGTAATCTATGCCTCGTTTAAGTCTCTATCGTGCGACAAAAACCAATGACTTTAACTTTCATGACAGAACCATCAGAGAACAGTTTGATATCGGTGGTACTGCCATACATGTTCATAAATATCTTGGACCCAAAGAAACTATCAATAGTGATGACCCCACTGAACCAAATTATGGTTCTGGTCTTGAACTTGATCCCACTTTAGGCATTGAGATCAATCCTGAAGGATTTATTAATGAAACTAAGATACAAGACTTGTTGTTTATGGAAAACCGTGATCGTAAGTATGATCCAGACATTTTTGAATTACGTGGTGTATACAACGTAACAGACAATGACTTTGATTTAACACAATTTGGTCTATTCTTAACTAATGATACAATGTTCATCACATTTCACACAAACGATATGGTAGCAAAGGTCGGAAGAAAACTAATGCCGGGCGATGTACTAGAATTACCCCATTTACGCGATGATCTTTTACTAAATCATGACAGAACTGCTATTAATAAATTTTATGTCGTTCAAGATGCTAACCGTGGTAGTGAAGGATATAGTCAGACATGGTATAGTCATATCTGGCGTGTTAAAGTAACACCGCTAACCGATACACAAGAATACGCAGACATACTAGGAACAGCCGATGATCCAAATAGTTTGAAACAAGATCTAAGTTCATATAAAACAGAGATTAATATTTCTAATGCTATCATACAAAGTGCTGAACTTGACGATCCGCTAGGAATACCATTGGTAGATCATTTATTTGGTCAACCAACAACAGATGATGAATACGATCATGGCGAAGTACTAGACAAAGGTGATCAATTCCCGCAAATGCCAAACGATGGTGATTATTTCGTAAGAGAAGATTTCTCTCCTAATCGTTTATTCGTTTATCGAGGTAGTCGCTGGCAAAGATTGTATGACAATGTCAATGACACCACTTGGACTGATAGAACATTCAACGCAAGCGGCTTCATAGAAAACCTAGCAACAACTGTTGTAGACAATAAAGAAGTGCCCGAAAGACAGGCATTATCAGATGTAATCAAACCAAAGAGTGATTTTTAATTATGGCACAATATTTTTATGATAGACAAGTTCGTCGATATATACAACAGTTCATCAGATTGTTTGGTGGATTTGATGTACAAATGGGAGTCAATGACCAAAAGATGCCCATCTACCAAACTGTACCAGTTCGCTATGGCGACACAAATCGCATGGCTGCGCATATTACTCGCGAAAACAGTGAAAATATAATAAACACTGTTCCATTCATATCTTGTTATGTTACGGCACTTGAAATGGCTCCAGAACGTAGGATGCACCAAGGACATGTAGACAAAGTACAAGTTTATGAAAAAGCAATAGATGATACAACTGGCGAATACACGAACGAGGTCGGAAATCGATATACGGTTGAACGTCATATGCCAGTTCCATATAACTTAACTATGAATTGCGACATCTGGACTTCAAACACAGATCAGAAATTGCAATTGCTTGAGCAAATTATGGTATTATTCAATCCTACATTAAATATCCACACAACGGACAATCCACTTGATTGGTCAAGTCTTGCTTATGTAGAAATGAAAAGTTCGCAATGGTCGAGTCGTAGTGTAGGCGCAAGTGTCGATGATATTATTGATGTTAGTACACTCACGTTTGAAATGCCGATATTTATTAATCCCCCTGCCAAATTAAAACAGCAAAAATTGATTTATACCGTAATCAACCAATTATATAATTTAGATGATGTCAATTTAGATGCATTTGATGCAAAGGAACCATTTGACACATCATCGCTGCAATATATAACTGTTACATTGGATGATATGAAAATTAAATTTGAAAATGACATAGCATACTTGTTTAATGATTCTGGTACTAATCTAGATGAAAATGGCGCTCAACTTGATTGGTCTAAATTCTTGACTCCCTTCGGTGAATTACGAGAAGGTATTAGTCAGATGCGTATAAGAAAATCAAATGCACCTAACGACACAGATAATGATATTATTGGTAGACTTAGTTTTAATACAGGCAATGTAAATGCGTTAAATGTAGATGTAGACACTAGCACTCTGCCCACGAATACATTGACTGCGGTTAATGGTGTTTTAAACCCATTACAGAATTATCCAGGCGATGGTTCGGTAGATGCTGCCGTTATCGGCACTAGATATATTATTACGAATGATATCCCGAATGGTGGCGAATGGGCTGGGTTAAATGCGTATACCAATGACATCATTGAATACAATGGCTCAATATGGACAGTATCATTTGACCATAGTGCGGTGACTACTCAACAATATGTAGAAAATATCTTATCCGATGACCAATTAGAATGGACAGGATCAGAATGGATTAATAGCCATGAAGGGATATATAACGCTGGGTTCTGGCGGCTTTATATATGATAAAATATGATGCACATATGTGCCACCATGAAACGTCAAATCATGTGGGTGAGACTCCGATACATTCTCAAAATTGGCTAGAACACATGCTGCCAATGCAGTACTCTATCACAATGGAACTTACCCTATTATCAATTTATACGTTTGCAAATCATATCGAATGCTTGCTTAATGAATATCCTAATATAAAAGTAGTACACATATATGTTAGCACTAGACTAGATCCTAGATATTCCAATCAACAAACAATTGATGAGTTTTACGAGTATATTGATCACTATAAAGATAAAATATACTTTAAGTATGACAATACCGTTTTATCCCTAGTTAAACACAAAAAAATGCCGAAAAGTGTTTTTAATAATTACTTAACACAATTTGCAAAATTTGCATGGCGGGACAAAGATCGTGATATGTATCTAGAATATAATGGAGAAGAATATAACGCATTATGGAGTCCGTTGAATGAATATCATGAAGGATTTACATGGAATGACTTTAAGTACATAGTAACGACCAATTTAAAACCACAGAATAATTGTATTAAATATTTTAGTAATACATTAATATCAATCGAACATTTGAAACGTGGATAAATTGAACGCGAGTGGCTGTATATTTTTAAGTATCGATACTGGTAGAGTATTACTACAACAGCGTAGTGAGAAATCTAGTCATCCTCGTACTTGGGGTTTCTTCGGAGGCAAGGGAGAGGTAGGTGAGCGTCCATTGGAAACATTACTTCGCGAACTTGAAGAAGAGGTCGGAATGTTACCCGATGTTGAAAAGATATACCCACTGCATAAATTTATATCACCTGACAATAGGTTTGAATATAATACATTCGCAGTTGCAGTATTTGAAGAATTTATTCCACAACTCAATAATGAAAGTGATGGGTTTTGCTGGGTTAAGATAGGTAACTGGCCACGTCCTTTGCATCCAGGAACTAAAGCACAATTATATAATAAAGAGATTGTAAAGAAAATTAGAACCATACACGAAACTAGTTCAATGAATGGTTCTAATTGGTTAGATACGCTTTAATCTGCGCTGATTCGTTTTTTCATACTTGCGATAAATTGCTCACGCAACCATTCAAAATCATTGATTTTGTGTAACAATTCTACGTTATCTTTATGTTCGATACCGTACGCCTTTCCTTCTAATGCACCTTTAACACAATAACGTCCAAAACGTGCGCCATTATCTACTGTACACCAAGTCTCTAAGCGACTACTTGCCTCTTCATTAACTCGTGGGTTTTCACTAACATTAGATGCCAATTTAACACATTCACGAAATGCTGAACGCCAAGTTCTGAACGGATCTTTATTAAACATTGTAGTATTAGATACATCTGATACTGGTTGATAAAATGATACACCTTGTGAGAAATCTGGCAAATCATGACCCATCTCTATTAGTTGTTCACGAGGGAATAACTTAACTGCACCATAACCATACTCCAAATCATTGATAGGATTAAGTGCCGACCATACATACGTAGTATTCTTACGCTTGCTCATAGGTGGTATATAATCAAATTTGAAAGTTGAATGTATATCTGCGTCTGCGTCTACAATATAGACCATTTCAGTGTTACATATAGATGCTGCTTCTTTATGTGCATTCGCAATACCTTCTACATTTTTTACATGTAGTGCATCTGGGAATACTTGCTTCAATTTCTGATAATTCTGGTCTGCTTCTGCTTCATGGAAACTAATCATAACTACTGCAAAATCAGCATCATGATATGAACAAACAATTTTATTGTTCAATACACCATGTGCAATGCCAGAAGTGGGTACTAATTTTATATCACCCCAAGTAGTATCACGACCTGTTCGTCTTACTATTCTAGGGAAAAAGTGAATGAAATCGTGTGCGATGTCACTCGGTTTATAGTGCCAAGGGAAGTCTGGATTAATATTTTTAGAATCATCTACTATCCAAATCATATCACTGATGTTTTCATATTCACGTGCAATTAATAACAAATCTTCGGTGTCATTGGTGCTAGGTGTTACGTGAACTGGATATGATTGGAATACATGTTTTTTTAATCTGTCCCAAGGCGAAATAATTGTCTGACCTTTAAAATCAAACAATGTTGATTGTGTTAAATTAATCATTGCAATTGCCTTTTATTGTAAATGCGGTTGTACCAACATGACTTATTTGCATACTGATATCATTGTCAACCCACACTTCGTAGCCATTATCTGCTGCTTTTTTACAGAAAAACATATCTTCGCCTATTAGGCTAGTATAATCATTATTCCATTCTACTCCGAAATGAGGTTTTTGTATAGTTTCGTATACCGATCTTTTTACTAACATTGCACCCATTCCGACAGCATCTACGGTTTCTATGCCCGTTTGACTGAATACTCTCTTATCTAAATCACCAAATGTCTTAAATGCGACTGGGCGATGTGGTGGTACACGTGTGCTATAATTACACGCCATAATATCTTTATCATGCGACATTAGTGCTTCAATAATAACTGTAGGGAATATCATATCGCTGTCAAGCCATAAAATATGTGTACAATCTGTATCTAATGCAGTGTTAACAAGTTCTTGTCGTTGCATTGCAACTTCGCTTCCTATATTCATATGAATCGTAATTGACTTATTATCTCGCCCGCATTTATTAGTTAACATAGCAAGACTATGTGTAAATGCGGAAGTGACTAAATCACGAACTGGAATACAAATTGCTACTTTTGCGTTAAGATTTTCTTTGTAGTAAAATTTGGGTATACTTACCATAGTTGTTAGATCATACCAGCATCAAGTTCGGCTTCAACAGTCTTGAATTCTTCATTCAAAGTCTTTGCCAATGTTGCTGTTGTCTTTACACATGCAGCAAATGCGGTATCATTTAATGATACCATATAATTCATATGCTCTGGTTGTACTTTACCGATAGTAAGGATATGAATTGCTGCTAATTTAGCAAGACGTTGAATCCAATATTCCTCTTCGGAATCTTCAATGTTTTCAAGTAATGCAGTAACATCGTGCTTTGCAGAAAAATCATCATATACCGCTTGCAATACTGCTTGATCAGGATGACCACTTTGCGTTGCTGCTGATAATTCTACTGTCAATGCCTGTGCTTGGCGTGCTGGGGTAGGGTGTGATCCTAATAGAAATGTTTCCACTTCAAATCTGGTGCGGATGCCTGTACTCATAGTTGTTTTCTCCATGTTGAGTTTACAAAATTTTAGTAAATTTATGTGTGATAAGTAGCATGAGGACTATTAATCCTCATGCTGATGCTAGATGGTTACGGTGACGTACCACCCGCATTAGGGTTCTGCCAACCACCGAAGGTTGCTGACAATGATATATTTGATGTTACACTTGGCGAAATAAATGCACCTAGTTGTGACAATGATACTGTTCCAGATAATCCGAAATAGTTACGTACTGTGCCCATTGTAATGGTTACACCTGTTGCTGGTAATGCCATGAGTTATTCTCCTTTTTTTGCTGATAACTAGTATCTGCTTTATATATTTATCTTTATATAATATAGTTTAACATAGTTTTAATACTATGTCAATAACCATATTATCCTTTCTTTAATATATTTATCTCTTCTTGTAGTGAGTTTATTTGTAATTGTTGCTCTTTAACTGCTTCAATTAATAATCCAACCATGTTGCCATATGCTACTGACTTCAATCCTTCGTCATTTGTATGAACTACTTCTGGGAACACTGATTCAACTTCTTGTGCAATAACACCAGTACTTTGTCTATTGTCCTTCTCAAACATAACACCTCTGAGATTATTAACAGTGTCTACTGCGTTAGTGATTGTTTCCACATTATGCTTAAATCTAATATCGGAATATGCAGTCACATCGCCCGATGCCACAATACTTCCAGTAACCGTTAAACCATTGGCACAATGCCACAAACCAGCGTCAGTACTATATGCCGACCAGGCATTAGCAGAGTTTAAAAACCCAATGTTGTTAGAATTACAGTGTATTGCCCTATTACCGTGATCGGTGTCGACCATGAATATATAAGAAGAAGTACCTGCTCCTACCGTCAAGTTTCCTGAAATACTATCAGCCGTATCACTTCTTAAATACTGTGAACCTTGTAAACCATCAAGTAAGTCAGCATCTAAGCCTGAACCTGAACCATCTACTGTTTTAACTGCTGTCAATATCTGTGCTGCTGATTGGTCTGCTGTAGCACCGTTCTCTACGTTTAATAGAGTTCTTGCTCCTGCTGCTGTGTAACTTCTACCAAAAGTATCAGTTCCGTTTGTTCCAGTGAACAGACCCATTCCACTAGATGTACCACTAGTACTAAACGTACCTGTGCCGTTATAGAAGTTAGCGTATATGTAACCACTGGCACTTCTCTCTACGATGGTACTATTAGATTGATCCTGACTAGGTAACGCACCTCCTAAAGTACCAGCATTGATACCTCCTGTGCCATTTATGTCAACAGTCTTAATAGCAGCAAGTATCTGTGACGCAGATTGATCTGCGGTTGCACCAGTTTCAATGCCGTTTAACTTGCTGTGATCTGCTGAAGTAAAGTTAATCTGCGAAAGACCACCATCACCTACAGAATAAGTCGTATCAGTAAATACTGCTGCCGCTGGTACATTAGTCAATACCTGACTATCATCTACCTTGCCATTTAACGATGTTTGCAATCCCGTGATAAACGAGATAGGGTGACTTGAAGGGTGAACATAATTGTTGGCACTCGTTGCGATGCCATCTAACTTAGTATTATCTGCTGTAGTGAAGTTTACTTGAGTTAAACCACCATTACCTACTGAGTAGGTAGTGTCAGTGAATAAAGCGCCAGATGGTACATTAGTCAATACTTGACTGTCGTCTACTTTGGCATTTAATGCTGTTTGCAATCCCGTGATAAACGAGATAGCGTGACTTGACGGGTGAACATAATTATTGGCACTCGTTGCGATGCCATCTAACTTAGTATTATCTGCTGTAGTGAAGTTCTTTTCAGTTAAACCACCATCACCTACCAAATAAGTCGTATCAGTGTCTGCTGCCAATGCCGAAGACAACGCTGCATCTGCTTTACTAGTTGCATCTAATGCTGCTGCCGAAATTGCATCTGCTTCTGCGGTGTCTGCATATGATTGGTACGCTGTTGTTATTGCTGTTTCACGACCATCTGTATACGAGTTCGCATTAGATTCTGCTGTGTTTGCCTTTGTAGTCGCATCTAAACTTGCAGTTGCAATTGCATCTGCTTCTGCGGTATCTGCATATGATTGGTACGCTGTTGTAATTGCTGTTTCACGACCATCTGTATACGAGTTCGCATTAGATTCTGCTGTGTTTGCTTTAGTGGTCGCATCCAATGCTGCTGTTGCAATTGCAACTGCTTCTGCTGCATCTACATATGCTTTATGTGTTGCATGATTAGCATTTGTTATAGGACCGTTGATATCAACATCATTTGCAATGAAGCAATCTGCTTCCATTTTTCCTAATACAAAACTTGCATCTCCCGTGTTAATATCACCATTTGGTTCTGGATCATATTCACTAAACACTTTCCATGTCAATGCACTTGCATCATAAAATACACCAATGTGAGTGTATCCCGGCGCTGATGTGCCAGTGTTAATGTTACTAAAAATACCACTGTCAATGGCTATCGGAGCAGCGAGTCCACTCCAAACATCGCCAATTGTGTGACCAGTGGTAGCAGAGAACTTAATTGTAATGTTATTGTCCAGTGCTTGATCTGTTCCGTCGATCGCAATACCCGTTGCTACTGTTGTTGCAAAGTTATCCTTTGACCATTCAAATGTATCTGGAGTACTATTGGCATCTATTCGTACGTAATAAGTGACTGAGGTGGTACCTTCAAAGTACCCCCCAAGAACACCATCGTCTAATCCAGCACCAGTGAATATAGTGTTTGCTGCACCAATTGCATCACCTTGATTCAAGTAAATAAAACTATCATCAACACTCAAGTTTGCTGAACCAACACTGACAGTAGATCCGGTAACAAATAAATCTCCACCAACCGTCAAATCGTTTGTTATATTTACATCGGTAGCGAGACCTACTGTAACTGCTGAAGTTTCACTGCCACTTCCCGTTACGACTATTTCATTAACTGTTCCTGCTACGGTAGCAATATAATTACCAGTGGTATCTGTTCCTAATGCAACACTGTTTGCATCAACACTTGCTGATTGTATATTTAATGAATCTATATATGCCTTTGTTGTCTTTCCATCAGTGTATGCGGTTGATGCATTGATTGCATCTGCTTCTGAGATATCTGCATATGATTGATAAGCAGTTGTTATTGCCGTTTCACGACCATCTGTATATGAATTTGATGATGTGATTGCATCTGCTTCTGCTTGATCTGCATATGATTGGTACGCTGTTGTTATTGCTGTTTCACGACCATCTGTATATGAATTTGATGATGTGATTGCATCTGCTTCTGCTGTATCTGTATATGATTGGTACGCTGTTGTTATTGCTGTTTCACGACCATCTGTATATGAATTTGATGATGTGATTGCATCTGCTTCTGCGGTATCTGCATATGATTGGTACGCGGTTGTTATTGCTGTCTCACGACCATCTGTATATGAGTTTGATGCATTGATTGCATCTGCTTCTGCGGTATCTGCATATGATTGGTACGCGGTTGTTATTGCTGTCTCACGACCATCTGTATATGAGTTTGATGCATTGATTGCATCTGCTTCTGCAACATCCGTATAACCTTGTAGTGCTGTAGTTTGTAGTTCATCTGCTGCGATATATGCATCTGTGACAACGGTATCTGCTGCGATATATGCATCTGTGACAACGGTATCTGCTGCGATATATGCATCTGTGACAACCACGTCTGCTGCGACATATGCATCTGTGACAACCACGTCTGCGTCGTCTGCGTACAATTGGTACGCCGTGGTTATTGCTGTTTCACGACCATCTGTATACAAGTTTGATGATGCGATTGCATCAAGTTCTGCTTGATCTGTATACGATTGGTACGCCGTGGTTATTGCTGTTTCACGACCATCTGTATACAAGTTTGATGATGCGATTGCATCAAGTTCTGCTTGATCTGTATAACCTTGTAGTTCTGTAGTTTGTAGTTCATCTGCATCGATATATGCAGTTGTTGTTGCCGCGATGAGATCATCTACATACGTTGCAATATCACCTCTTGGGAATAAAGTGACATCAAGTACTGCTATCATACCCTGCGATTCACCACCACCTGATACTTCGTACAAATGATCTGGTAACGTATACTCTCTATCGGCAGTCAATGTAGTCGCTTTTAATCTCCCCTCAAAATCATCAGGAGGAGATGAACCTTCAAATGTAAGAGAGGTGTTAGCAGGAATATATATTTCTCCACCATCGCCTGGATATAATACAAGATCCTTATCTAGTGCAGATTCAACTCTTGTTCCACCACCTATGTCTATATCTATTACTGTTTGATTACCTACTTTAAAAGCCACTTTATATCTCCCTTATATTTACTACCATGGGACATCTAGTCTGTCCCTATATGAATGTTGTTTACTGTTAGTATTTATCTTTTTTAAATTATATACATAGTTAATATGTTACCTTTATTTAGAGCAAAAAAAAGACCCCCGAAGGAGTCTTTTATAAGTGTTTTATAAGTGTTTTATAATTTACTTACTTTTCAATACATCAATTTCTGCTTTCAATTCCTTGACTGCTTCAATTAATAGTGCTACGATATTTCCGTAAGCCACCGAGTAATGATCATCTTCTGATCCAGGTGTGCTATTTGGTCCACCAGTAACTGCTTCAGGTAATACTTTTAGTACTTCCTGTGCAATAACACCGACATGTCTGTCAGTAGGATTATGTGCGTATACAGTAGGCACTTCTTCCGGTGTTGCCGGAGTAAGGTCTGTTCTATCATACGTATAACCATTTAGTTGACATACTTTGTCCAATGCATCTGGAATTATCTCAAGATTTTCCTTAACACGTTCGTCTGAGTATGCAGTAACGTTACCTGAAGTCCAGATACTATCACCAATTGCAGAACGAGTAGTACCAGCAGACATATATGCTGCGTGATGACCTGCGATCTTGCGTCCGTTTGCGTTTGTGTTATTAGAATGAGTCCATGCTATTCCGTAGAAATTGCCTGGCGCTACACCATTATCATCTAATGTATACGCTGCGCCCATACTATAAACTTGTTGGAATTTAGTAGCTGAATATAATCCAGTTACACCGTGTCCGTAGTTTGAACCGAATGTGATATTGTTAGATACATTACCACCACTCGTTGGCAAATATGCGTGAGTATGTGAGTTCTTAGTTGATCCTTGATTCAAGATATAAGGAGCCAATGAAGCTGGCGTCATATATCTCAAATAAGAATCATTTGATGCATATATACGAGCTGGTGCTGATGTACTTGCGCCCGATGCAGTGTTAATCCAACCGAAGTTAGCGTAACCATTGGCATCTGTGCGAACGACTTTGTTGGCAGCATTGTTAGTTGTACCATTCAATGTCAATCCATCTACTGTTCCAGCGTTCAATCCAGCAGTACCGTTACTATCAACTGTTTTAAGAGATGCTAATAATTGTGCCGAAGTTTGATCTGCTGTTGCACCTGACTCAATGCCGTTTAACTTAGTATGATCTGTTGATGTAAAGTTGATCTGTGAAAGACCACCATCGCCTACTGAATAAGTAGTGTTAGGCCAAGACCTGTCATAAGCCGCTTTAACTGCTGCTGATGATGCAGATACAGATGTGCTTGTTGATGTTACGCTATTTGAAATTGCGCGATGAGTATTGGTGTCCTGTGCATCTGCATAAACCTTTGCTGATGCCAATGCTGCGTTTGCTTTAGTAGTCGCATCTGCTGCTGCCGTAGAAGCCGCTGATGATGTAACACTTGCGATTGCTGAACTTAGTTCTGAATCAGTTGCCATTGCATCTTGGATTTCTTTAAGCGTATTAAATGCTGCGCCTGCGCCATTAGTTACGTCTGCAACTGCACCTGCTCTTGCTGCGTTTGCTTTACTAGTTGCGTCTGCTGCTGCTGCTGAGATTGCTTGTGACTTTGCATTATTTGCTTTAGTAGTTGCATCAGAACTTGCTGCTGATTCTGCATCTGCTTCTGCTTGATCTGCATATGCCTTTGCTGATACCAATGCTGCGTTCGCTTTGGTAGTCGCATCACTTGCTGCTGCTGAGATTGCTTGTGACTTTGCATTATTTGCTTTAGTAGTTGCATCAGAACTTGCTGCTGAGATTGCTTGTGACTTTGCATTATTTGCTTTAGTAGTTGCATCAGAACTTGCTGCTGATTCTGCATCTGCTTCTGCTTGATCTGCATATGCCTTTGCTGATACCAATGCTGCGTTCGCTTTACTAGTTGCATCACTTGCTGCTGCTGCTTTTACTTCTGCTGGCGAATCAACACCTGAGCCATTATCGGTTGTCAACATGGTAGTTGCTAAGATAGAAATGTTACGTTCCATATCTGCTGCTCTACGAAGCGATGACTTGGAACCAGACATAGAAATCTCGTTATCACCTAATGTTCCAGTTGATTCAACTAAATCACCTGTTGGACTGTACTTATATTTTTTGTTTTTGTCTAATGACACACTTGTCATTACACCATTCTTTTTAATTTTTCTTGACATTATTTTATCTCCTTAAAGATATTGATTGATACGAAGAATATACTCTGTATATTCCAGTGTTTATGATAATCATAACTTTTATGATAATCATAAACTAAGCAGGGAGTTAAACTCCCTACGTTTGATCAATTTATACTACTTTTTTAATTTAGCAATTTCCGCTGCTTGACTTTCTACCATTGATTTTAGTTCTTTTATAGACTCAATCAATAACGGAACCATACGCTCATATTGTACAGTTTTATAATCTGTACCATTGTCGCTATTAATCGGTGCTGATTTAACAACCTCTGGCATTACTGCTTCAACTTCTTGTGCTGATACACCAACTTGCTGAACATCAGTATCATACCCAAGTTCGCCTGCTACATCATTACCAGTGTAATGATAGCCATTTAGTTGCGATACCTTGTCTAATGCATTCTCGATCTTACCACTAAAGTTCTTTAGACGCTCATCTGAGTAGTATGCTGTTACTTCACCAGTTGCAGATATATTGGCAGCTCTAAAATTTTCATAGCCAGTGCCTGGATTGTTTCGTATTGTTATCGTACCGTCCGTCTCCATAGAGATATTTGATGCGACAACGCCGCCCCAATGCATACCGATTCTAGGAGCTGACATTCCAACACCCGATCCATATCCACCTTCTCTAACCTCAATTCCCGCGTCACCGTATCCAGTAGATGTTTGTGATGCTGATGCAAACTCATGGTTTCCTAAATGATTACCACCTGCTCGCAAACTTAAATGACCCGATGCAGTATCAGTAGCATCTGATCGTAGGAATTGCGAACCTTGAACTCCATCTAATAAATCAGCATCTAAGCCAGAGCCAGAACCGTCGTTTTGGTTATCCCAAATCTTGCGCCATGAACCCCAAGTACCGCTATTCATGCCACGTGACGATAATTCGCCTGTTCTAAAGTTACTGAATATCTGAGATACCCATGATGTGCTATGAGCTGCTACAAACATACCGCCATCTGAGAAACCTGCTGCGCTTGCAGCGTTGCAATAACCAATTGTGTTTGCGGTGGCGGAGTCAATTGCTAAAGCATTGCCAGTGTTGCGAGATGTAAACGTAGACCCCGCAAAGTTATAAGTCGTGTTAGGCCATGATCTATCATATGCTGCTTTAACTGCCGCTGATGATGCAGATATAGACGTGCTAGTTGATGTTACACTATTTGAAATACCACGCCATGTATTAGTATCTGTGTCATTTGCATCTGCATAAACCTTTGCTGCTGCCAATGCTGCGTTTGCTTTAGTAGTTGCATCTGCTGATGCTGTCGCCGCTGCTGATGATGTAACACTTGAGATCGCTGAACTTAGTTCCGAATCGGTTGCCATTGCATTTTGGATTTCAACTAAAGTATCAAATGCCGCCCCTGCGCCATTAGTTACTGCTGCAATTGCTGCTGTCTTTGCTGCGTTTGCTTTTGTAGTCGCATCACTTGCTGCTGCTGAAATTGCTTGTGACTTTGCATTATTTGCTTTGGTAGTCGCATCACTTGCTGCTGATGAAATTGCTTGTGACTTTGCATTATTTGCTTTGGTAGTCGCATCACTTGCTGCTGATGAAATTGCTTGTGATTTTGCATTATTTGCTTTACTAGTTGCATCTGAACTTGCTGCTGATTCTGCATCTGCTTCTGCTTGATCTGCATATGCTTTTGCTGATACTAATGCTGCGTTTGCTTTAGTAGTTGCATCACTTGCTGCTGCTGCTTTTACTTCTGCTGGCGAATCAACACCTGCGCCGTTATCGGTTGTCAACATGGTAGTTGCTAATATGGAAATATTACGTTCCATATCTGCTGCTCTACGAAGCGATGACTTGGAACCAGACATAGAAATCTCGTTATCGCCTAATGTTCCAGTTGATTCAACTAAATCACCTGTTGCATCATACTTATATTTTTTGTTTTTGTCTAATGACACACTTGTCATTACACCATTCTTTTTAATTTTTCTTGACATGGTTTGGAATTCCTTTATTTAACATCTCGTCAGATCTTACTAACGCAGTGCTTATTGGTATTTATGCCATATTTATGAAAGTTAACAACCTATATTCATAAATAAAATCCAAATAAAAACGCCCACTGTGGGCGTTTTTCTTCTTATAGTACTAAGTACTTTATAGACTAGCGATTTGCTTTTAACTCATCAATTTGAACTTGTTGTTCTTTGATTGCTTCAATAAGCAATGCAACTAGATTACCGTATGCTACAGAGTAATGATCATCTTCTGATCCTTCATTGCTGTTAGGACCGCCAGAAACTGCTTCTGGTAGTACAGCAAGAACTTCTTGTGCTATAACGCCAACATATCTATTTTTAGGATTATGAGCGTAAATAGTACCTTCTTCCTCTGGAGTTGCTGGTTGCTTATCAGTTCTGTCGTATGTGTAACCATTTAACTGCTTGACTTTATCAATAGCGTTAGGTATTACTTCTAGGTTGTCTTTAACCCTTGCATCTGAATATGCAATCACATCGCCAGAAGTCCAAACATTAGAACCCATAGCTGATGTTGGGCCACCATTCTGACACCAAACCATCTGATGTCCACTAGCCAACGCACCACCAGTAGCATTGTTAGTATGCTTATAGGCTAGACCATAAAGGTTTCCGAAGTTAACTCCAGTTGCGCTAGATTTATAAGCAGTTCCCATAGACCAGATGTGGGTAGGGTTGGTTGAGTCATAATGTCCGTAAACACCTCTGTCACGATAAGCAGTTTCGTTTACTAAGTAACCACGTTGGTAGATAGTGTTGTTCTGATAGTCAGTTGCGTCACTACGCATATAACTAGCACCATTGACACCGTCTAATAAGTTTGCATCGGCAGCCTTGGCAGTTAAACCTAAGTAGCTATGAGTGTGTCCATCAACACTAACGCCAACAGAATCACAGTACGACTTAAATGCACCGCTAGTCATAAACCTTGTGTAGTTATCAGAAGTGGAGTTGTTTCTGAACGCAATATCCGCAGTTGTTGCTGGTGCAGTACTTTGCTCCGCATAGTTTGATCGAAATAGTCTGGCAGTTATATCCGCTGCGCTATCTCGCTCTGCTACTGTATTAGCGGTTGCTGCTGAAGTAAGAGCATGACCATCTAATCTACCAGCGTTAATACCACCAGAGCCGTCAACATCTACTGTCTTAATAGACGCTAATAGTTGAGCTGCTGATTGATCTGCTGTTGCTCCTGATTCAATGCCGTTTAACTTGCTGTGATCAGCCGAAGTAAAGTTAATCTGTGAAAGACCACCATCACCTACAGAATAGGTTGTGTTAGGCCAAGATCTATCGTAAGCAGCCTTTACTGCTGCTGATGATGCTGATACAGATGTGCTAGTCGATGACGTGCTATTTGAAATACCGCGCCATGTATTAGTATTGGCATCATTTGCGTCTGCATAAACTTTTGCTGCTGCTAATGCTGCGTTTGCTTTAGTAGTCGCGTCTGCTGATGCAGTTGCTGCTGCTGACGAAGTAACACTTGAGATTGCTGAACTTAGTTCTGAATCAGTTGCCATTGCATTTTGGATTTCAACTAAAGTATCAAATGCTGCGCCTGCGCCATTAGTTACTGCTGCAATTGCTGCTGCTTGTGCTGCATTTGCTTTGGTAGTCGCATCACTTGCTGCTGCTGAGATCGCCTGTGATTTTGCATTATTTGCTTTAGTAGTCGCATCTGATGCTGCTGCTGATTCTGCATCTGCTTCTGCTTGATCTGCATATGACTTTGCTGATGCCAATGCTGCGTTTGCTTTTGTAGTCGCATCACTTGCTGCTGCTGAGATCGCCTGTGACTTTGCATTGTTTGCTTTAGTAGTCGCATCTGAACTTGCTGCTGATTCTGCATCTGCTTCTGCTTGATCTGCATATGCTTTTGCTGATACCAATGCTGCGTTTGCTTTAGTAGTCGCATCACTTGCTGCTGCCGAGATTGCTTGTGACTTTGCATTGTTTGCTTTAGTCGTTGCATCTGTTGCTGCTGCTGCTTTTACTTCTGCTGGCGAATCTATACCTGCGCCATTATCGGTTGTCAACATGGTAGTTGCTAAGATAGAAATGTTACGTTCCATATCTGCTGCTCTACGAAGCGATGACTTAGAACCAGATATAGAAATCTCGTTATCACCTAATTCACCAGTTGATTCAACTAAATCACCTGTTGGGCTGTACTTATATTTTTTGTTTTTGTCTAATGACACACTTGTCATTACACCATTCTTTTTAATTTTTCTTGACATTTTTACATCTCCTAAATGAAAATACCGTCAATGAATCATTGACGGTATCGATTGATACGAAGGATATAACTCAGTATATCCCAGTGTTTATGATTATCATAAACTAAGTAGAGAGTTATGACAACTATCTACGTTTGATCAGTCTATATTATGAACTTAATCCTGTTACTTCAATTTCGTCGTCTTCTGCAATAATACCTTGTGAGATAGTTACAGTTGTGCCTGATACTGAATACTCGCTTGCACGTAGAAACAATCTGTTAACTAAAACAACATAATGCTTCGCACTTGACAATTCACTAAACGTAAAGTTAGTTGTCGAAGTCGTGTTATTAGTTTCTTGTGATGCTGTAACATTCTGAACTGCACTGTGGAAGTGACTAAGTTGTGCAATTGCGCCTGCTTGTGCTGCGTTTGCTTTAGTAGTTGCATCACTCGCTGCTGCTGATTCTGCATCTGCTTCTGCTTGATCTGCATATGCTTTTGCTGATACTAATGCTGCGTTTGCTTTAGTAGTTGCATCACTCGCTGCTGCTGATTCTGCATCTGCTTCTGCTTGATCTGCATATGCTTTTGCTGATACTAATGCTGCGTTTGCTTTAGTAGTTGCATCTGTTGCTGCTGCTGATTGTGCTGCGTTAGCCTTTGAAGTAGCGTCTGCTGATGCTGTAGAAGCCGCTGATGATGTAACACTTGCGATCGCTGAACTTAGTTCTGAATCAGTTGCCATTGCATCTTGGATTTCTTTAAGCGTATTAAATGCCGCCCCTGCGCCATTAGTTACGTCTGCAACTGCACCTGCTCTTGCTGCGTTTGCTTTACTAGTTGCGTCTGCTGCTGCTGCTGATTGGGCTGCGTTAGCTTTAGTAGTTGCATCTGCTGATGCTGTTGCTGCACGAGTAGCGTCTTTAGATTCTGCTGCATTAATTGCTGCTAGTTCTGCTGCGTCTGCATATGAGTTTGCTGCTGATGCACGTACTACGTCTTTTGCTTCTGCTGATGCAATTGCTGCTAGTTCTGCTGCGTCTGCTTTAGTAGTCGCGTCTGCTGATGCTGTTGCTGCACGAGTAGCGTCTTTAGATTCTGCTGCATTAATTGCTGCTAGTTCTGCTGCGTCTGCTTTAGTAGTCGCGTCTGCTGATGCTGTTGCTGCTGCTGATGAAGTAACACTTGAGATTGCTGAACTTAGTTCTGCGTCGGTTGCCATTGCATTCTGAATTTCAACTAGAGTATCAAATGCTGCGCCTGCGCCATTAGTTACTGCTGCAATTGCTGCTGCTTGTGCTGCATTTGCTTTGGTAGTCGCATCACTTGCTGCTGTTGCTTCTGCTGTATCTGCGTATGATTTTGCTGATACTAATGCTGCGTCTGCTTTAGTAGTTGCATCTGTTGCTGCTGCTGATTGTGCTGCGTCTGCTTTAGTTGTTGCATCTGTTGCTGCTGCTGATTGTGCTGCGTCTGCTTTAGTTGTTGCATCTGTTGCTGCTGCTGATTGTGCTGCATCTGCTTTAGTAGTTGCATCTGTTGCTGCTGCTGATACTGCGTCTGCTTCTGCTGTGTCTACATATGATTCTTGTGCGTAACCAGTGAAGTCAACATTGTTAGTAATTGCTGTATCTGTATAAGATGCTGCTGCTGCTATTGCTGCTGCTTCTGCTGCGTCTGCTTTAATTGTTGCGCCGTCTGCCGCTACTGAGATGCTATTGGTGATTGTAGCAGCGAAGTTAGCATCATCGCCAAGTGCGGTAGCCAATTCGTTTAGTGTATCTAATGCGCCAGGTGCGCCGTTAATAAGACCATTGATTGCTGCGTCTACATAAGTTTTGTTGGTTGCATGTCCATCTTCAGTTGGTGCTGCTAAGTTGATGATTTGGTTATTATCCATATCAACTTTATCGCCAAACTTAACTGCTGTTCCGTCTGCATCTGTAATTTTCTTACCAGAAGCCATTTGTAGAGTTGCTGCAACGTTAACAGTTGATGCAGATGCTAGTGTCAATACACCAGTTCCTGTTACCTGTGTAGTCAACGATTGGTTAACATCAGCCTGAACAACGATCGTACCTGAATTAGATTCGATAACTTTCTGTCCATCAATATAAAGTGAACCTTCTGATAGGTAAAGGTCACGCCATTTCATTGTTGGTGAACCTAAGTCATAACCAGTAGTTCCGTCTGAATCTATTGAAGGTATGATATGAGCAGACATAGTTAGATCACCTGTCATGGTGTCGCCTGATTTGCTTACTGATTGTGCTACTGCGCCGCCTGATGCTGATGCAATTGCTGATGCTAAGTCTTGTCCGTCTAATAAAACCGTATCAACTGTTAAATTACCAGTGATTACTGAATCTGCATTAGTTTCAAAACCTGCATCTATTAAAAATCTTTTTTGTGCCATTATATTATGTTTCCTTTTTCGCGAAAAAAACGTTAGATCTTACTAACGTAATGGTATTTATGCATTATTTATATATGTTAACAACTTAGTTTAAGTTGAAATCTGTGCTGTGGTGGTTTGATTCTGGTAGCCTGAAGTGTCTACCCAAGAGGTTACATAATCAGACACTCTTAACCAGTATACATTGGTTCCAGACCCTATCTGATAAGCGTAAGAACCTCTTTGATAGAGACGAGTTCCTATCGTATGTGAGTAAACTCTTAAAGAACCTGAAACGTTATTTCTGTGGTAACTAACGTTTGCAACTCCAGGATAGTCCCATATGGCAAAAGAATACATATCCTTAGCCCACGTCCAGTAACCTTGTGTATATGGGTTTGTATACGCAAGCTCTTGGAAAGTGGACTCATTATGCCCACTACTAACCCAAACGCTTGTAGTCACCTGATTACTCTTGCCGTGGAAATTATTGAATCTAATAGAACCAGATGATGGTATACCTGAGACACCTTTACCTGCTAAGGCATGGTACTCAGATAACGAGTGGGAACCTACGCCTCCAAAGTGAGCAGCAATCTGTAGAATCTAATTTCTCCAGAGGTTTGTAAAGCCATTACGCACCTCCTACTAGAGCCTTGAGTTCATCTATCTGAACTTGCTGTTCATCTATCTGAGTCTGTTGTTCTTTAATAGATTCGATGAGTAGAGGTACAAGTTTGTCGTATTGGACGGTCTTATACCCTTCACCAATAGCTGCATCCACTACGATCTCTGGTAACACCGCTTCAACTTCTTGGGCTGATACACCTACCTGACGCTCTTCAGTGTCGTAACCGAACGTTGCTGCTACATCGTTTCCTTTGTAGTAGTAACCGTTAAGTTGCTTAACCTTATCTAGGGCGTTAGGTATAGTTCCCTCAAAGTCCTTTAGGCGTTCATCTGAGTAATACGCAGTAACGTTACCTGTAAACAAGCCAGTTCCAGCAACATGAAAGCTCATTGAGGCTTCCGTACCGTATACCTTGAATGCATTACCAGATCCGTAACTACTGCCGTCTGAGTGAACGTATGCTATAGTTCCGTTCTGGCCTTCTGCTGGTATATTATCGGAGAAGTTTATTAAGCAAGGGCCAGCGTTAGATGTAGCTCGTAGGTTTATAACACCCGTATCACTACGGAAGTAACTTGAACCATGAACTCCATCTAATAAATCAGCATCTAAGCCAGAGCCAGAACCGTCGTTATCGGGGTGCCAGTATTCAGCACCACCAGTGTATTTGTAGACCCCGCCATTAATATGAACGCTTTTGTTCATGTAGAACAGGCCACGGTCAGTTTGTATATGCCCCCAAGAGGAATTTCCAGGACCAAGGGTGATATTACCGTGTGGGGTAGTGAAAGTATGTGCAGATGAGGAAGTGGTAAAGTACCCCGGACTATTGACTGTTCCAGTAAGTGTTGGGCTAGCCTTTGGTGCTAGTGCTGACAAATCTTGATCTGCTGTAGCTCCTGTCTCTATACCATTTAACTTAGTATGATCAGCAGATGTAAAGTTGATCTGCGTTAAGCCTCCGTCACCCACAGAGTAAGTGGTGTTGGTATCAGGCCAAGACCGATCATAAGCTGCTTTCACAGCGGCAGATGATGCAGATATAGACGTGCTAGTTGATGTTACACTATTTGAAATACCACGCCATGTATTAGTATTTGCGTCATTTGCATCTGCGTATACTTTAGCTGCTGCCAATGCTGCGTTTGCTTTAGAAGTTGCATCTGCCGATGCTGTTGCCGCTGCTGATGATGTAACACTTGAGATCGCTGAACTTAGTTCCGAATCGGTTGCCATTGCATTCTGAATTTCAACTAAAGTATCAAATGCTGCGCCTGCGCCATTAGTTACTGCTGCAATTGCTGCTGTCTTTGCTGCGTTTGCTTTAGTAGTCGCATCACTCGCTGCTGCTGAAATTGCTTGTGATTTTGCATTATTTGCTTTAGTAGTCGCATCTGATGCTGCTGCTGATTCTGCATCTGCTTCTGCTTGATCTGCATATGCTTTTGCTGATACCAATGCTGCGTTTGCTTTAGTAGTCGCATCACTTGCTGCTGATGAAATTGCTTGTGATTTTGCATTATTTGCTTTACTAGTCGCATCTGAACTTGCTGCTGATTCTGCATCTGCTTCTGCTTGATCTGCATATGCTTTTGCTGATACCAATGCATTATTTGCTTTAGTCGTTGCATCTGTTGCTGCTGCTGCTTTTACTTCTGCTGGCGAATCTATACCTGCGCCATTATCGGTTGTCAACATCGTAGTCGCTAAGATAGAAATGTTACGTTCCATATCTGCTGCTCTACGAAGCGATGACTTAGACCCAGATATAGAAATCTCGTTATCGCCTAATGTTCCAGTTGATTCAACTAAATCACCTGTTGCATCGTACTTATATTTTTTGTTCTTATCTAATGACACACTTGTCATTACACCATTCTTTTTAATTTTTCTTGACATATTGAAATTCCTTTGTTTAACAACTCGCTAGATCTTACTAACATTTGTAGTAGTAGTATTTATACCATGTTAATTGTTATTTACAAATAAAATTTACAAATAAAAACGCCCACGTTATGCGGGCGTTTTTCTTCTTTCAGTCGTAGTATTTAAACTACTACATTAACGATTATACGTCGATGTAAGTAGAGATCACTTTAACCGATGCAGTAACTGAATCAGTAGTATATGTCAATTCAACGTTAGTTCCGTTCATTGCCACAGAAGCATCACCAATCAATGAAGCGCCAGTGTAAACCATTGCGAATTCAGTGATATATGCTGATGTACCGTCATGAATAACTAATGCTTCACGAGTCTCGTATTCACCTGATACGCTATCACTAACTTGGATAACATACTTAGCTGAACGATGAGCAGTACCGTCAAACGTATCTACAACATTACCAGATGTTCCTGCTGAAACGTCTATTCCTTGTGTGAAGGCTTTGATGTTTCCTGCAAGTTTCTCAGAAGTAACCTGACCATCTATCAATACTGGATCTAATCCAGCCTGTGGTGAAACTACAACTACCTGTGTGTCAGTTGGAATTGCTGATACGAAAGTAATTGTTGATGCACTATCATCGATAGTATAGTGAGTAGATGGATCTTGAATAACACCGCCTACGAATACCATTGCTTGCGCTTGTGACGCGTCAATAGTTAATGCGTATGTAGTTGCAACACCGTCACCAGCGATAGTCTGACGACCATTGCTTACGAAGATTGTTAGTGGATCTACAAGTTCCATACCAGATAAGTCTTGCTTAACTGCTAGAACGTATTCTGCCTTACCAGTGTAATCAACATCTGATACATCTGTTAAGTCTAATACTGATTCGTTAGTATCAATAGTGATAACACCTGTTGCCGAATCATATGCTGCTAATCCGTTACCAGCCGTATCTACAACACTCAATGCTGCGCGTGCGCGTGCATCTGTGAAGTATAATGATGAACCTTCAGTTAGATCGTCTGTTGTATAAAGAGACATATCTTGTGCTGATATAGCTGCATCTAGTACTGCTTTAGATACTGCATCACCCGGAAGTGTTGCTGTTCCTAATCCAGTTACCAATCCGCCTGACATAGCAACGTTGCCAGTCATTGTTCCACCAGATAATGCCAACTTAGTATCAATGTTAGATTGTAGAGTTGTATCTGCTGTTGCAAATTCACTACGAATTGCTCCACGATCGGTAGTTGCTGCTGAATCACCTGCGATACGGTCATCAACTTCTGTTGATAATGCACTCGACAAAGCGCCTTCTGCTGCTAATGCACGAACTTCTTCGTCTGAGATTGCTGTTGCGTTGCCAGTTACTAACGTAGTTAGATCAGTGTCTGCGTCTTGGAATGCACTTACGATTTCTGTAAGTGAATCAAGTGCTGCTGCATCAGTGTTAGAGATAACATTGTTTACAGTTGCTGTCAACGAGTCAATATTACCCTGTAGAGTAGTATCATCTGCTAAACGTGTTGCTGCTTCTGTTACTAGATCATCTGCTACACCACTAATTGCGTTCGCGTTAACTAACTCTGCATTGGCTGCACGAGTTGCTTCTGCTGTGATATTGCCTGCGTTTGCAAGTTCTGCTGCACGGGCTGTAGTTGCTTCTGCTGCCAAGTTAGATGTTAGAGTTGAATCTGCTGCAATGCGTGCAACTTCTTCTGCTTTAACTGCTGCATCAATCTTCATATCTGCATCTGCAAGAGATGTAGCTGTATCGTGGAAGTTTGATGTAGTTGGAGCAACATAAGTACCGTCAGTTGCTAAACCAGCACCTGATTGTGTAGATGTCATTTCAACTAAGTTAGCTGCTGATACCGCTGCGTTTGCAAGTTCTGCTGCACGTGCTGTAGTTGCTTCTGCTGATATAGCATTTGCGTTTGCAAGTTCTGCTGCACGAGATGTTACTGCTTCTGCGTTAATGTTATCTTGTAATGTATTATCATTCGCTAAACGCGTTGCTGCTTCTGCTACGTCTGCTGCGTCTGATGTTACTGCACGAGCAACGTCCTTAGCTTCTGCTGATGCAATCGCCGCTACCTGAGCTTCATTTGCTTTAGTAGTTGCATCTAATGTAGCACGAATTTCTTCGTCTGAGATTGCTGTTGCGTTAGTTGCTGCTGCTGCTGCGTTAACGCCTTCTGCTGCACGAGATGTTACTGCTTCTGCTGCTACTGCGTCAGTTAGAACAAGTTCTGCTGCACGTGCTGTAGTTGCTTCTGCTGATATAGCATTTACGTTTGCAAGTTCTGCTGCACGAGCGGTTACTGCTTCTGCTGCGATCGCTGTTTCGTTAGTTGCAATATCTGTTACATTTGCTGCGATATCTGTTACATTTGCTGCGATAGCCGATGCGTTAGATGCTACTGCTGTTGTAAGAACACCTTCTGCTGCTATTGCACGAGTTTCTTCGTCTGAAATTGCTGTTGCATTTGCAGATTCTGCTGCGCGGGCTGTAGATGCTTCAGTTGAGATCGCTGTTGCGTTAGATGCTACTGCTGTTGTAAGAACACCTTCTGCTGCTACTGCACGAGATTCTTCAGTTGAGATTGCTGTTGCATTTGCAGATTCTGCTGCGCGGGCTGTAGATGCTTCAGTTGAGATCGCTGTTGCGTTTGCAAGTTCTGCTGCACGTGCTGTAGTTGCTTCTGCTGATATAGCATTTGCGTTTGCAAGTTCTGCTGCACGAGATGTTACTGCTTCTGCTGCTACTGCTGATGTAAGAACACCTTCAGCTGCTACTGCACGAGATACTTCAGTTGCTAAGTTAGTTGTTAGTACACCATCTGCTGATGCGAACTCAGTACGAATCGCTGCGCGATCTGTTGAAGCCGTTGCTGCCAATGCAGTAATTGCACCATTGATATCTGAATCAGCATCCTGGAATGCAGTTACGATTTCAGTCAATGAATCCAATGCGTCTGGATCAGTATTACTAATAATGCTGTTGATAGATGCTAAGTTAGCGTCAACATCTGTACGTAAACCAGATTCAATTCCAGTTGCACGAGTTTCTTCATCTGATATTGCTGTTGCGTTTGCAAGTTCTGCTGCGCGAGATGTTACTGCTTCTGCTGCTACTGCGTCAGTTAGAACAAGTTCTGCTGCACGTGCTGTAGTTGCTTCTGCTGCTACTGCGTCAGTTAGAACACCTTCTGCTGCACGTGCTGTAGTTGCTTCAGTTGAGATCGCTGTTACGTTAGATGCGATATCTGATGCGTTAGTTGCGATATCTGAATCATTTGCTGCGATATCTGATGCGTTAGTTGCTACTGCTGTTGTAAGAACACCTTCTGCTGCTATTGCACGAGTTTCTTCGTCTGATACTGCTGTTGCGTTTACACCTTCTGCTGTTGTTGCACGTGTAACTTCTGCTGCTACTGCGTCAGTTAGAACACCTTCTGCTGTTACTGCACGAGTTTCTTCATCTGAGATTGCAGTTGCGTTTGCAGATTCTGCTGCTCTTGCGATGCCTGCTTCGGTGATGATTGCTGATGCGTTAATTGCGATATTGCCAACGTTAGTTGAGATTGCAGTGTCATGTGCGTTGTCTTTATCTGTTGCACGAGATACTTCGTTTGAAATAGATGTTGCATTTGCAAGTTCTGCTGCACGGGCTGCTGATGCTTCTGCTGCTAAACCATTAGTTAGAACAAGTTCTGCTGCTGTTGCACGTGTAACTTCTGCTGCTAAGTTAGTAGTTAAAGTTAAATCTGCCGCTGCGCGATCGGTTGCTTCTTGTGAAATATCTGATGCGTTAGTTACGATATCAGATTGTGCAGTTTCCATGTCGCCTTCAAGTGCTGTTGCACGCAAAGATAATGCGTCATCTGCTGCGTCTGATGTAACTGCACGAGCTACGTCTTTTGCTTCTGCTGATGCAATTGCATCTGCTTCTGCTGCGTCTGCTTTAGTTGTTGCATCTGTACTTGCTGTTGCAATTGCACCTGCTTCTGCTGCGTCTGCTTTAGTAGTCGCGTCTGCTGATGCTGTTGCTGCACGTACTACGTCTTTTGCTTCTGCTGCTAATAGTGCTGCGTCTGCCTTAGATGTTGCGTCTGCTGATGCTGTTGCAACTGATGCTGAATCACCTGCGATACGGTTAGCAACTTCTGTTGAATCTGCTGTCTGCAATGCTGCGATTTCGCCGCCTGTAGTTGCAATTTCTTCATTCAATGCTGTTGTGATCAAACCTTCAGAAATACCTACTTCTGTACGGATCAATGCACGATCAGTTGCTGCTGCGTTGATTGCTGCTGTGTGAGCAGAATCAGCTGTTTCAAATGCTGAAACAATCTCAGTCAATGAATCAAGTGCTGCTGCGTCTGTGTTGCTGATAATGTTAGCAATTGCTGATGCGTTAGATGCAATATCTGCTTCTGCATCTGTTACACGAACTTCTACTGCATTTGTGTCAGTGTGTAGTTCGTTGATACCGCCTGCAAATGTTTGCGCGATTGTATCTAGTGGATCAGTACCGTTGCCTTCTTCTAGTAATGTTAGACGTGATTCTGCATCGTCCATTTCAGTTTCTAGGGTAGTTGCACGACCATCTAGTGCTGTGTCAGCTGCGTCTGATGTAACTGCACGAGCTACGTCTTTTGCTTCTGCTGATGCAATTGCATCTGCTTCTGCTGTGTCTGCTTTTGAAGTTGCGTCTGCTGCTGCTGTTGCAATTGCGTCTGCTTCTGCTGTATCTGCATAACCCTGTAGTGCTGTAGTTTGTAGTGCGTCTGCTGCTGCAAATTCTGAACGTACTGCTGTGTCTGCGTTTGCACGAGCTGTCATTTCGTCAGAAATAGAGTCTGCGTTTGCAAGTTCTGCTGCACGGGCTGTAGATGCTTCAGTTGAGATCGCTGTTGTTAGAGTAGTAACATCAGCGTTTGTTGCTGAGATTTCTGCTGCCAAACCTGAAGTCAATGTAACAATATCACCTTCGTTTGCTGTTACACGTGCGTCAAGATCGTTGTCGCCCGCGATGCGTGCTGCTGTCTCAGTTGATACTGCTGATGTAAGAACACCTTCAGCTGCTTGTGCGCGAGAAATTTCTGCTGCTATATCATCAGCGTTAACACCTTCTGCTGCTGTTGCACGTACCACTTCATTTGAGATAGCAGTTGCGTTAGCCGTGATAGATGCTGACAATGCACTATCTGATGACTGAAATTCTGCAACAATTTCTGCTAATGAATCCAATGCTGCTGGATCAACGTTAGCGAGGATGTTTGTTATTTGTGTTTGCAATGCCAAATCAGCTGATTGATAAGCTGTTTCGATTGCATTCTCACGTGTTGTTGCACGAGTTGCTTCTGCTGAAATATCGCCTGCGAGTACGATTTCTGCTGCTAATGCGCGTTCTGCTTCTGCTGAAATATCGCCTGCGTTTGCAAGTTCTGCTGCACGAGCGATCTGTGCTTCTGCTGCTACTGCATTTGAAATATCAGTTGCTACTGCTGCCTGTGCACGGGCGTCAGTAAAGTACTTGTTAGTACCTTCTGCTAAATCATTAGTTGAATATGAACCGATAAGGTCTGCTGCTGTTACTTTGCGCAATGATGCGTCCGACGCGCTGTGTAATAAGAAGGTGTCTAGCGATGCTACCGACTCAGAACCAGTTTGACCTGATACTGATGATGCTGCTAATTTGCCTACTACTACTGCTGCGTTCGCTAATGCGGGTGCTTTAATCTGTCTAAAAGCCATGAATTATTCTCCAATCAATATATATATTAATTGACCGCTATTGTGGTCAATTCGTTACTGTTTAATAACAGTAGTATTTATACGTGTGTGTATCTCATTAAATATAATGATTACGTTTTGATTGAAAAAAAGTTATTTATACTGGCAAATACCGAATATCAACGATAGCACTACTAGTAGGTGCTGTATTTAATGTCAATATAGTATTCAAGATTGAATATTCTTGGGGTGGTAGGATCGCACCATTAACTATAACAATTACACTATGTACATTATGTCCATGATTTATATCAAAAATTATTTGATCATCATCTCCTACATACTGATCACTAGTGTATTCTAAATTGAGGTGTCTGTTTTCAATACTATCATTTAAATTATCAGTGACAGCGGCAAATGGGTATCTATATTTTACATAGATTTCTGCACCATTAGGGGGCATTTCAGTAAAGTTTATAGTAGCACCTGTTAGTGAAAATACTTCGCCTGGGCGCTGTAATACATCATATACATATACATCAATTGCTTCTGCACTTGCTGGTGTATGCAATAATGTCCATGAATCTTGTGAACCAGATGCAACAAATATTTCTGCGGCTGGGATAGTTCCTGAAACCGCGCCAGAACCTGATGCTGGACTATACGCACTTAGTCCTTTATTACCGACATATCTTGCGCCTATTACATATACAACTGTTCCGTCAACCATTGATGCTGGCAATGAATCTCCAACAAAATGTAATACACCAGATACATAATCAAAGAACCATTCATCATTATTGGTTCCATCTGGATATAGCCGAGTGCCCGTAGTCGAAGGATCGGTTTGATTTGGAGTATCAACATAAACTTTTAATTGATATGTAGAACCAAATTCAACTGGTATCCAATCAGTCTGATCAGTTTTCCATGTCCTATTTGGGGTCGACGTATTATCCATAACACATTCAAGTGTATTAGAAAGATAGTCACTATATACTTGTATTAATTCAGAACTTGCTTGAGGCTTTACTGATGGTATTAAATGCGAATCTGTCCATATAGTGTCTCCGCGTAGCAACAACGGACTAGAAATTGATTCATTACTGGCAGATTTACTTGTTGTAGAATCTGTCTTCGCTATGCCATAGCCAACTTTCTTCCACAAGAAATCAATTTTATTTATATCAGAAATAGCCATTCGTTATGTTGCCTTCTTAAATGTTAGGCTATTGATAGAATCACCTTGTTGCAATTTAAAACGAACCAAAATCAAATTGTTAGTTGCATTCGAACTTGATTCTGTACCGAATGTTAGATTAATTGTTTCGTTATTCACATTGCTTCCCGTAGTTATTACGCCTGCTAATCCACAGCCGTTTGTACCATTGCCATTTGCTGATGTATTTTCTCCAGGGATACCAATACCTTCATATGGCAATCTGACATCTAGCCAACCATTTAATGTTGAAGTGTTATCTATACTAGTTCCTGGGATCTTGACCCAACAACCTGATATTCTTCCACTCCATTGTATCGCGAATTTAGATACTGCTGTGCGATTAAATCCAAATTCAATATACTGTGCTGATGCTCTTCCGTCACTTAAATCAGGACCTGCTGGCAAATAACCATTAGAATAATCAGTCATGTCATGCGTTAAAACGCCACCTACTATCGTAGCATCACTTATATCTAGCGTACTTGATTGACTGTTAAATTGCAAAAACGATGTATCAACTGGTGTATCGGTGTCTACTGTTTCGTAACGTACTGCGCTACCACTTCCGTATCCAACGACATTAACTGATATGTTATTTTCGTGTATAACAGATACCGATGATGACGACATATATAATACATTTTCAGCAATAGGAAAATCAACACGTGTGGTTGAATAACTATTATCAACTATCAGTGCAGGACCTTCATTTGTAGTCGAAATTCCCGTTGCATTTTTTATGGTTGTGATGGTGGTTATATTAGTAGTTGTGCCATTGGTTAAATAATTTCTCGGTAGAGGTGTGGTAATATTCGCATCGTTATATGTGATATTATTCAATGCATTTACTGCTGCTGCATTGTTGGCACCTGCTGATAATATGAATGTATCAGTCGCCGGATAAAAATCACCACTTAAATTTGCTGCATCAAATGTAATATCAAATTGCTGTGTACTTGAATAATGTGGGATTGTTGAACTATATAATACACCAGTTGTCGCAATACTAGGCGTTATGGTAGCATTTGTAATTGCAGGCGATGGTGTATTACTTTGATCACTATACCATACAGATGTATTTGTAGAAGATTCAGTAGAATCTGCCAATGCATGACGAATACGAATGTTATTCCAACCTTCTGGTGCTTCTTCGCCTATTATATTGACATTATATACATCATGAAATCCTAGCGGATTGCCCGTGATTGTGCCATAATCTACATTGTTTGATATAATCAATGAACCAACTATGCCATTATTGTTGCTATCATCTAGAGTGGATTCTGATACAATAGATTCATTGTGTAATAGTTGCACATTTCCAGAATTTCCTGGACCCACTGTAGAAAGTGTATTTGTTGAAAAATCATTTGAGCGTAAAACATTATTAACCATCTGTCCCGCAGATGCAGATAACCCAGTTGCTGTATTATCAGACTGTGTGAAATCTGTAATTCTATATGTTTGTCCATTTAAAATAGATAATGTTGAAAGATTTATATTGTCTGGACTTTGAGGAGATAATTGCGTTAATACGCCTTGTATATTATTCAACTGGTCTGTTAAGAATCTCTTTGTCACTGCATCTTGTAGATCAACTGGATCAAGTAGATCTGTGATACGATTATTTGATACATTTATGTTGCTAGTGGCATCAACTGTATCTAACACAAGATCATTTTCTGTTGCTGTTATTTTATTGCGTGTATGATTTGTATTGATGCTCATGTTTCATCCTTATCAATATCTCTATATGAGTTTTTGTATTTTGTATTTTGTATTTTTTATTTTTTATTTTGTATTATTATTTATACAATTATATTTGCACCATTTTTAGACGTAACAATCCAACCAACAACAGTATATACTAGTGTAACAGATTCGCCTATATTTGTCAAGTTAAATGATGTATATCCAACTGGAGTAGTCGGTGTTATAACAATAGTTCCAGTTGGAGTACCTGTTACTGCAATAACTTTTAATTGACCTTCTGTTCCATCACCAAGCGACAATGCTAAACTGGTTGTTTGATTAAGATATGATACACCAGTATTGGCATTAATTGTTGCCACAGCAACCGAAGGACTTACATCAATTACAACACCTGATCCTGAATTACCTAACGTAACAATATCACCATCTGCAACTATACTACCATTTACATATAAGTGTCCACCTATGTACCCACCACCTGCTACATTTAAGGCACCATCGCCAAATACTGGTGCTGCTAAATTAACATCTGCTGTACTTGTTAAAGTAAGATCTGTACCGATTACACTAAGGGTATCTATCGTACCTAATATGCGTAGTGAACCATTATCTGGATTTATTACTGATGACATTATATTCTCCGTTTATGCATTATATACATACTTATTTATGCTTTTAAGTATTTATCAAATTAGACTTGACAAGTAAGATATGTTACTGTAAACTAGTAAAGTAAGTTAATTATTGAGACAATATATGAACATCAATCCAGATTCTAATCTTATTGCAGATATTGAAGAAATTATAGATCAATCTAATATAGAGTATTCAATGTTTCTTGAAGATAATAACGATGTAGATGACATAGAAGAATTAGTAGATATTCTAAATTATAATAATATAGATGAGTTGTCTATTGATTTTATTGTCAATCATGCACCTCGTGCTGATAAGAATGAATGGATTTCTGCAATGGCAGATTGGTCAACTACCGATGGAAAAATAATCACTGTAATATTACACTCAAAAAATCTTGAGAATATGTGGGGACCCGTTTCTTTTAAAGAAATTTTAATGAAAATGCTTGCACATGAGACAATTCATTTCAACCAGTATGATAAGATCAATCCATCAATAATTGAGACTCTTCAATCTGGACATCAAAAAGGAATGAAATTAAAAGAGAATGGTGGTACTGAACGTGATTGGATGCGTAGTTACTTGCGTGATCCTCATGAGCAAATGGCTTACGGACATGATCTATCTGTTGAAATTAGATACTCAAGTGATCCAATGAATGCATTACGTAATCCAGAAATGTTCATTGATGAACTACCAGTGTACGCTCGTTATCGTGCCATCTTCCCAAAGGAAGCAAAGCAAGTTAAACAGTTACTTAAATATACTGCGAGTTATTATGAAATACACTAAGCCTAATATTATCGTAAAAATAGACAAACGATTCAAATTATCCAAATATGGATATATATGCTATATTAGAATTAAAGATTACGCCACTGTGGAGATATTGAAGGAGCAATATAAATTACTATACATCATCACCAATGCTGAAATGAATACATTGTACGAAAAATCAGCATATGGATATCATATCACACAGCGTGACATGCTTTATGCATACGATGACTATGGATATTTCATCGTCTTCAAAAACGAAGAAGATGCATTTATGATGAAAATAGGATTGTAATATGAGATACACTAAGCCACATGTAGTTACAAAAATAGACAAGCGATTCAAATTATCAAAATACGGATATACCTATTTTATTAGAATTAATGATGTTAACGAAATTGAACAACTAAGATGGAAACATGGATTAAGATATATCATAGTAGATAGATATATTGGCGGAACTATGACAGGTGCCGAAATGGATGTATTATACGGAGAAAATTCGGACAATAAGATAATCGTCAATGATGATATGCTGTACGCCCACGATGGGCATGGTTACATGGTCCTCTTCAAAAACAAAGAAGATGCATTTATGATACGAATGGGGCTTTAATAATCGCCCACAAAAAAACAGCCCTAAGGCTGTTTTTTATTTCTAATTTAAAATTAGGTTTTACTGGAAAGACAATGCGCCAGAGTTAACGCCGATCTTAGCCAAGTAGTCTGCTGCATTACCAAGAGATGAAGCCTGGTTATTCAACTCAACATAACCGTAACGAGTCATGAATGACACAGTAGGTTCGAATGTTGATGGATCTAGTACAGTACCAGAAGACATTAGTGGAATATATGGGCAGTAGAATGCTGCTGCGTCCATTTCGCCGTCACCCTTATATCCTACTAGGATTGGAGTAGCGTCAGAAGCGTACTGATCAACAAATACTTTCATAGTGTTGTTCAACATACCAACAAACTTAGTGTTAGTAGGTGCTTCAAAAGGACCTTCAGTTGTGCGTGCAAACGCAGAAGTAGTAGCAGATTGTAGTACAGTCAACATAGTTGGTGAAACTACAACGTAGTTACCAGCGCCACGACGAGTACGTGCTGCGATCAAGTTTGCTGCGCGGTTAATCAAAACTGCTAATGCTGCGTGTTGATCACCTACGAATGTTGCTACGCCAGAAACGTTGCCTTGGTCATATGTGTCAGTTGCAGTACCAGCAAGAGCGCGTAAAGAAGTAAGAACTTCTTGGTCGATTTCTGCTGTGATTTCTTGTGCAAGTGCTTGCATGATTTCAGCTTCAACGTCAAGACCGTGCATTGAGTTAGCATCTTGTGCTGCTTCAAAAGTCCAACGTGCTGACAACTTACGTGTCTTCGCTTCAACAGTCTGCTTCAATACTTGGATTGAAAGCTTACGACCTGCTGTTGCTTCAAGAGCAGAAGTTGCTGATGGTCCGCCAGTAGTAGCATCACCAGAATAGCCTTTAGCGATAGCGAATGGAGACAATGCTTCGTCGCCTGCTGATACGCCTGCTGCGCCTTCAGAATAACGCACACGCAATGTGTGAATTTGTCCAACAGGACCAGTCATTGGCTGAACACCAACTAATTCGTTAGCGATTACGGTAGGCATTACACGACGAATAACAGGTAAAATTACCTTATTCATAGTAGCGATGTTGCCTGCCATTGTAGAACCAGTTGCTGCTGATTCTGTTAAATAGTTCTTAGTGTTTTCAAGCACAGATTCCATTACAGATTTCTTGTTGCCTGTTAAACCGTCAGTTAGAGCGTCTTTAGTTACGTTCCAGTTTTCAAATAAATTTTGTGACATTTTAGGTATACTCCTTTTTAGCTTATACCAGCTAATTTTTTAAGGTTAATGATATCTGCATTACTTTCAGTACTTTGATCGTGTGTGCTAGTTTTATCACCTGTGACCTCGCTAGTGCGAGACTCATTAAGTTTTTGCGTAGTGCGTTTAGTCGTTGAAACAGTTTCATTCAAAACCGTACCAATGTACTTGTCATATGCTACAGTAAGTTTGCTAGTAGCAACACTTTCAAGTAGATTCGACATTAACTCACGCTTGTCCTTCGACAAGGGCTTTAATAAATCAGCCATTACAGAATTACGTTCAGCGCGTTCATTAACTCGCTTTAGTTTTTTGTTGGTTGATTCAATTAATGTTTCTTTTTCAGAAATAGTAGATGCTGATTCTGCCAAAGCAGTTTTCATATCTAATAATTCAAGGCTCAATTTTGAAACCTGTGTGCCTTCTGCTAAATGTGAACTCATAAATTCAGTTGCAAAAGTTTCAAAAATCTTGCGTCCAAACATGTTTTCTTTAGCTAACATGATATCTTCTTTAAGAGTGCTTAACTCGCCAGTCACTGTTGATTCAACAATGCTCGCTAATTTTGCGCTTGCTTTAGAGATGAATTCACGCTTCGTCTCGGCAATCATTTTCTTGCCTTCTTTTACCAATTTAACTTTCTCTGTTAACAGGTCTTGTTTGTCTTGGTGGAAATCGTTAAGTTCAGTAGTTAGTTGCTCCATTACAAAGTCTTCTAACTTTTCAAAGTTTCCTTCTTGAAGTTTACGATCATCGCGCAATTCTGTAATTTCTTTCTTTAAAGTTTCCATTACAAAAGTGTCCAGCATCTTAGCATGTTCTGCAACTTGGCTTGCATAAGCCACCTTTGCTTCTACTGCTGCTTTTTTGTCTGCTGCGAATTCGCGCAATTCCGTTGTAATTGTATCTGACATCATTGCGTCTAGTGCTTCCACCATTTGCTGCTTGTCAGTTTCATAACGTGTTGCGAACTCTTCACGAAGTTCATTAGTCAATTCTTCACGTGCTTCAGTTAACTTGGTTTCCCAAGCTTCTGTTAGTGTAGAACGAACTTCTTCTGAAAGAACTTCTGAACTTAGGAGTTGTTCAATTGCATTTGCCATTATTTTCTCCTAAAATCTAGGTTATTGATCATTTTAAGTACCTCTTCCTGGAGATACTTTTCGGCTTTTGTATCGTGATTTATAGCTTTCGCAACATCCATAATAATGTCGCTACGTCTGCCATTCATGATAGCCTCGTAGAGTGGATCTGGATATGCATCTGGAGCACTTGGATTCGCAACGATATCTACCGTTACAATTTCAAATTCCGACACATTACCATTGTCACCTACGTTACCACTACCGCGACTCGATACGCCTAATTTTACACCATTGTCCAACAAAGTTTTACATATGTTGCCCATTGGCGTTGGTAATAATTTTAGCTTGCCATAACCATCATTCCCGTTCATCCACATTTTTTCAATGATGTGTGATACTCGGTCCAAATTCACTTGTAGATCATCTGGATGGTCTGCTTCGCCCAACACTGAATATCCACCTTGAATCTTTTCTTGAACAGAATTAACTGCTCGTCTGATTTCAGAGGCTGGATATACGCGTTGATTTTGGTTGCGTGCATCACCTTGAACAAAAATACCTTCCATATACAAATCCTTACCACCTTTGCCGTTATCCACAGCTTCAGTAACAATGTTTGCTTGATCGAAAGTTAAATGTTCATTCAGTGTATTGCGCATTTTTATTGTTTCATACCGCGCTTCTCAGCACCATGACCGCGAGTTTCTGGCTTCAATGAAGCGCCTTCGCCAGGATGTGTTACACCCATGTCTTTTGCTGATTCGTCTGATAAGCCTTTCTTAGAGCCTTCAGATCCTTTTGCGCCAGTTGGAATTACTTTTCCACCCATGTCATTTTTGCCTGCAACTGGTGATGCTTTACCGTCATCTCCTGCTGGCATTTCTGAAGGATGCATTCCATCTTTACCAATCTTTGTAAGATCAGCGGCTTCTTCTAATTCTTCTGCTTCATCAGATTCGAATGCTAACTGCTCTTCGAACTCTTCTTCTGCTTCTGGCTCAATGTCAGATGCGAAATCATCGGCTGGAAGTTCGTCAGATAAACCTGCTTCTTCTTCATCACCTAGATCATCGCCCATCAACTGTGCGAATTCTGCTTTTAAATCAGCAAGTGCATCTTCAACGCTTAACATTGCGTCTTCAATTCCTGCTTCTGATTCTGGCTCCATGTCGCCTTCAGCGTCCATGTCCATATCCATTTCATCGTCAGATGCTAGTTCGAATTCTGCTTCACCTTCAGCATCAAATTCTTCTTCTTCACCTTCGTCTTCCATTGCATACTCTTCTTCTGCTGCAATTTCTTCTTCGAATGAATCAACATCTTCGTCGAAATAAGATTCTTCAATCTCTTCTTCTGAAATGTCATCTTCGACGATTTCATCTTGCTCCACAAGACCTGACCAGATCTCACGAGCTTTGTCTACAAAAGCTTCATGTAACAAATCAGATGCAACTTCACCTTCTCCGTTTACTAGGCTCTCAATGATCTTTGAATAACGATCTTGTACGCTCATTTTATATTCTCCGTTTAATAAAATTTTATTTTATAAATCTATTTATTTAATCCCGTAGGCTACTAGGGAACTAATTTATTACATTAGTATTTAATACTTTTTGCCTATAACTAGCCAATAACGCGTTTAAAATCGCGTTTTTATAAAAATAATACATTATAATACAATCTATTACTTTTATTTATCAACTTTTATTTACTCTGATGGCTTACCATACATTGCTGTATTAACAGACTGCTCATCTTCATATTCTGCTTTAGCCAATTCGCGCTTATTACGAATCTTATTTAAATGCTTCAAAGTCAGACGTGGGCGACGAGTATCGTCAATATCCCACTTGTCTTCATCATTTCTTTCATCAATTGCTAATTCATTAAATCTCATTACCTATCTCCCCTTCGCCATCCATGTCTGGTGTTACTTCGTCGAAGTCACCATCGTCAAACTCTTCATCGTCTAATTCTGTTGCTTCAAATCCATCAACATCACCAGCACGCAATCCTATAGAACCTAAGTCACTACCTGGATCACTAGATTCACCACCTTCGTTATTTTCCTTGCGCCATAACATTTCATTTTCTGTAATCTCTGACTCACTAAGCCCAAGATATTTCTTCAGAAGGAACTGTCTGCTCAAATAATCAACACCCTCTAGATTGCCAAACACTGCTGCTCTTGCTGAATCTAATTCAATCTCTCTGTACTTACTGAAACTCTGTGGCTCTACGAATTTTAAATCAAACAAACTACTAGTAACATCAATTCCACGGAACTTCAAAAACATTTTAAATTCATTATCTAATGCAGGACCTAGCAATAACTGAATACGTTCGCAATACTTACTAAAGCGATATTCTTGTATCAATGCAGTTCCTAAACGACCATCGTTATATGTCGCTGTTCCATCTTCAGAACCAGTTGGCATATACGAACTCGGTATACGTAAACCTCTCAATAACTTATTATTGAAGTATTTTAGATCATCAATCTCGCCTAAATTATCACCGCCGGGCAGTACTTCTACCTTAGAACCACGCCCTTCTGCTGTTTGAGCAAAGAAATAATCTTCCATGATTGATAATGGATTGTATGCAGCATCTACTACACTGCTACCACCACCAGTTTTATTAGGAATTCTAGTCTGATGAACTTCATTTTTAACGCGTTCAACGAATCCCATAGCCTTATGTGCTGGCATATTACCAACATCGATATAGAATACTCGACGTTCTGGTGCACGTTGCACACGGTAAATGATGATTGAATCTTCTAGTAATTCTTTTTGCTTATATACTTTAAATACTGATTCAAGTATACTTTGACCAAAGGGCCAACTAGCAGTCATACCGTCAGTCATTGAAATATGAACAACATGTGAACTGTCAACCGCATATTCTTCATTAGAATTTCCTGACATTTGATTGCTAGATAATCCAGAGTTACTAGTCGTATTAGTAAATCCTGGAGAACTATGCATGTCCATATTTTGAGTATTTCTTGTATCAGTTAATACCATATCATGCAAATTTAAGTTGATATTGCGCATGATGTATTGATCAATTTCTTTACCATTTGATTCATTTACAACAGCCTTAGTAACATCTTCTGGTGAAACCCAAAATAGTTTAAACGTCTCAGGATCTCTTACAAAGAAATGATCTCCATATTTAATCGCTGCGCGTATAATATTGAATGCTCTACGCTCAAAATCATTTATGTTACACCATTGCTTTAATGCAGTGGATAACGCAGAAACTTCTGCATCAGTTGCTTCTGATTTATAAAATATTTCAAACGGCAATTTAGTTTCAGGACTTGTCTGTGTACTAAATTCTGCAATAGTATCCAATGCACCGTTAATTTCAGAATCTTGATCCATCTGATCATATTGCGTATAGCGTTCTGTACGATTCGGCATACCAGAATATACTTCTGGTAGCCAACTTTGCCATCTAGATTGCTTGGTCTGTTGACCCGCTTGATTCATGTCGTGCTTCTGAAAATGCTTCTTCCAACTCATAGTAATTTACCTTTTAATTTCATTATGATAGTATTTATGCTTTTAAATTATGCCGTTTTATTAGTATTATCAACTGCTCGTTTATAGTCATTAGATCTCTGTATGCTCTTCATAGCGGATTTCATCTGGTTGAGAACCGCTACAGTTTGCTGTTTTGTTTTTATAATCTCTTCTATATGCTGCGACATCTTATTATCCCCAATATTAACAGGATCTTGCATCATTTTTGTTTTATTCGTATCTGTCATTCTGCCATTCTCATTTGGTGTATCCAATCTTGTACTTTTACTTGTACCTGTACCTGTATTATTGGCAGTGGGTTCTGGCATATTTCCTTCTGTCATTGGTGTTATTGAGTGCTTTTTTCTAAACGCCTTCAACTCATCTGTGTTGCCTGATTGCTCTAGTCTAGACTCCATAAGTCTAATCTGGTAATCTTTAAATGTTTCATCGTCTTTCTTGTAAAGCAAGTTAGTCTCTGGTTCATTTGATCTGTTTAATAAGTTTTTCATAGACTCTGTTCCAGATTTCAATCCATTTGCAAGTTTTTCTGCCATATTAGATGCTTCATCTAAGTTATAAACAAACGCATCTTGAATTATCATGAATGTTTTTTTCATATTGTTCATCGCGACTGTCATTGCACCAGATGTGACTGATTTCTCTTCTATTTCTTTAAGATATGTGGCGTACTCACTTTTGCTCATACCAATCAATTTTTTCATTTGTTTGTCTACCATAACACCACCAGCTTTCAACTGTTGAATGATATGCTGAACCGAACCAACTACTACATTACTTGACCCTACTTCTGCATCACGCATCTTTGCCATCTCTTTAACGAGCATCTTATTTGCGCCATCTATATCGCCAGACCTAAACACCTCATTGACTCTATCAGTGAATCCATTATTTGCAGCATCGAGTGCTGTAGCCAAATCTGGTCCCAATGCAACTGCCATATCAAAATCTGCTGGGGTGTCTGCCACTCTAAAGATATAATCATTAAATCTATCAGATATATCTTTTCCGACAGGACCCATAGAACTTTCAAGTAGTGCAAATTGTGATATGAACGATCGTGCTACTTCTGCGTGTCCGCCTCCCGCTTTATCCATTGTTGCCAATGCTGCTGCAACTTGTGGTTGCGATAATGAGGCTAAGCGTTTCTGTAATATTTCTGATCTATTCTCACCTGTCAAACTTGCTAATGCGGTTGTTTCAATCATCAAATTATGAAATCCTAATTCAACACTATCTTGAGTGCTTAATAATGCCATATCTTTAGATAATGTCATACGCTGTATGTTTACATAATCAGCTAAAACTTCTGCCATTTCTGCCGATCTTAAACCGTAGTCACCAAATTTATCACCTGTCTCATTGACCGACTTGAACATTGATGTAAATGCAGTCGTACCACTTGATACCCCATTGCCCAATGACTGAAATGCAACGCCATTTTGACTAACTAGTTTGGTTAATTCAGTATATGTTAGACCTGATGCTATCGCTGATTGCTTCAATGTTTCATATGGAGATGTATCGCCAAACATGATTGCACCAGAATTTATCATAGTCTCTTGTGCTTTTGCAAATTGTTCTATTTGTCCGACTTGAAAGCCTGCCCATGCTAATGCTGTACCGGCAAGTGCACCAACTCCAATGCCTGCGGTTTTTAATAACTTCCCTGCCTTAGAGTTTGCATCAATGTCCTTTGTCATTCCCTTTGCACTACCAGAAATAGCCCCAACCATATCGCCAAGCATATCTACCATTGAAGTAAGTGGTGCATCAGTATTACTAAATTTGTCAACCGCATTTTTAGTTGATTTTGCTGCACCAACTAGTTTTTTGTCTAGAGATTCTTTCTTTGCTATCGATACTTCTTCATTACTTGAAGCATATTCCTTTGCAATTCCTTGAATATCATCGGATAACTGTGCTGTATTTACCGTACCTGTCTTTATATGCTTTGCTATTACACTTGACATAAGATTAGATGTACCAGTTAATTCTGCTATTTTACTGAGTGTTTCTTCACTAGCCCATTTAGGTATTTGTATTGATATTCCTTCAACTTCGATAGTGTGTGTTTTATCCGCCATTCATATTCTCCGTTACTGCCGTCTTTTCTATTACTTCGGTTATTTCTTTAATTTTTTTACCAATCATACTATCTAATTGGTGCATATTGTTAAACTTCATACCAACTACATTTAACTCATCTACATATACTTTTTTACTACCTATAGGTGAATTAGGATCTTTTATATTAGCATACCATCTACCATTAGGTCGTTGAATTGGAACAGGTCCGCCACCTTCTGCAAATTGTCCGGGACTAAAATTCTTGTTTAAAATATTATATGCATTAGTATATGCATTAGCATATGCTGCTTTCTGTTTTAGTGTTTGTGCTTTCTTATATGCGTCATATGCCTCTTTTACATTATCTGACATATCATCATAATTCTCGTCTGTTACTACACTTCCAGCGCCGCCATTTGACATCATCTTCTGAGACATATTGGCGCCTGGATTGGTAACTTCGGGTTCTATTGGCTTATCTTCTGTCTTTATCAATCCGATAAATTCAAATGCAGATTGCACTAATCCTAAAGCACCTGAAAAGCCTTTAACGGCAGTTGCACCAAGTGCATAACCTGGAGTTAATTCGTTCACAACTGTTCTAAATCCAACTCTTGCTGCATCTATTGCATCTATTGAACTATCTGCTTGCTCGGTTAATGATTTGACACTCTCTAATCCAGCGTCTAATTGATCTACTGTCAAATCCATAAATGCTTCTGGTGCTATACGCGCTTGTGCTATTAAATCGTTTGATTGTTGCACTATCGGGTCATCTCCATATCTAGGACTCGCCATTGATATTGATGTTGTTAATTCTTTTACTTTCATAACCAATTCTGGTTGTGATAATTTTCCTGTTCCCGCTTGTTCCATTATATCTTTGAATTGAGTAGACACCTCTGGTCCCAGTGTACTCAACATATTAATCATATCAGTCGGCATGTTATTTAAAACAGATGCGTCTATATTAATATCTTTCAACATATTGTTAAACACTTGCTCAGTTTGTTCCCCAAACTGCGGACCCAATACTGTACTGAATAACATCTTTATATTTGCACCAGTATTTTTAACATTCTCTGCTGCATTTTCACCATATGTCTTTGCTAGATATTCGCCATTCATTGACATTGCTGTCATGAAATCTATGTTTGTCATCGCTTCGCTTCTCATCGCTAATAACGCACTTCGTTGACTACCAAATTTTTCTGCAAGGAAAGTGGTCATCGCACTACTTGACTCGAAATTCTTTCTTATTTTATCTTTCGTCAATTGACCAAATTGTTCCAATTCACCTGACATATACATTAAATTGGCTTCTTCTAACAATCTTGTAGTCATTTGCTCAACGCCATAACCAAAATCGCCCATTGTCTTTGATGTTTCAGATTCTACTTTTCCAGAAAAATCTATAAATTGCTTCGTAGTATTCATCAAACCGTCTGGCAGATTTGCAAGCATGGCTTTGTTTCCATTCATGACCTTTGTCATTTCTTGCATACTCATACCAACGCCTGCCAATGATCCTCTCATTTCAGTATATTGCGACATATCACCAACAACACCACCATAATCAATTACCTGTCTTAATCCTTTTTCTTGCTCCGACATAAGTTTTGCATATATTGCCGCTACACCGACTGCCGCTACACCAACCCCCACAGCCCCATCAACCACCCATGACACTGCTGCGGCTTTAGGACCTAGAAACTGTGTAAAAGAGGTAATACCACCAACGGTAGCAGAAATAGCCCCAACGCTCATCTTCAATAGTTCTGCGGTTGCTTCTAATGGGTCGGTATCTCGCGACACGACAGAGAACATGTTTTTAGTTCCATCTTCCATCTTTGTAATTAATTTGTTAGTTTTCTTAAATAATTCCTCAGCGTCTTCAAACTCTTTTTTAACAGAATCATAATCAAACTCAACACCTGTCAATGATTGAAATACTTTCTTTAATTTGGCATTCTCGGTGCGTGTGTTAGAGGCAATCTTCCCCAATGTGTCTTCACTTGCCCAAGGATAATCATTGTGAATCTTCCTGATGTCGTCTTCTATTGCCATAATTAAGTACCTATTTAATGAGGATAAATATAGATACACACCTATATTATCACTTTACTTACTATTTATATGGAGCAGAAAAAATGAGTAACAATCCTTTATTGAAAGCGTATAAAATACCATCAATGTACATAAGTCTACCTTCTGGTGGACAATACTATACCGAAAAGCCTAAATTAAGTGCTGACGGTGAATTGGCAATCTACCCAATGACAGCAAGAGATGAAATAATCTCAAAGACACCAGATGCGTTATTTAACGGAGAAGCAACGATTGCGTTACTTTCCTCGTGTTGTCCAGATATCACTGATCCTAAGTCAACGCCTGTTAATGATTTAATGGTTCTTCTACTTGCAATACGCAAAGCAAGTTATGGGGATGGAATAGATATCGATATTAAATGTCCGTCTTGTGGCGAACTTAATATGCTTGAAATGGATATTAACAGAATTCTAGGATCTGTTAAGGCGATAGATGTATCAAATAATTTGATTCTGCAAGATAAATTCAATGTTAAATTGAAACCATATAATGTGAATGATAGAACATTAATTCAGATACAGCAAATTCAACAAGAGAGAATGATACAAGAACTCGCTAATACTGAATTATCTGATGCTGAAAGAAATGAAAAATTTGGAAAAACATTTGTAGAAATATCAACACTGACAATTGATCTTATGGTTAATTGTATCGTATCTGTTACCTACGATGATAATGAAATAACTGATATAGAAACTATTCGTGAATGGTTGCACAATATTTCAAAAAGCGATTATAAAGATATGAAAGATCATATTGAAAAGATATCCGATAACGGTATCGATACCAAATTTAAAGCAGTATGTCAATCGTGTTCGCATGAATGGGAATCTGAGGTAGAACTCGATATGTCAAATTTTTTCGCAGGCTGATAGCAACAAGTCAGCCGCACGAAATTCCTGATATACTTGACAGATACCAAGATGATCTAACTAAGTTAAATTCAAATCATATGGATATTCTTATCATGTCACATGGTGCAATGACATACGAATCATTGATGACAATGCCAGTGCCCATGATAGACTTGTTCATCAAACGATACAACGAGAGGAATAGTGAATCTTAATCGTTCACTATTTCGTCGTAATACTCTTGTGTCCATGAATCATAGTAGTTCGTTTTAATAAGTTTTTTACGACGATCTTCTATGTCTTCTTTTATCTGTACAATAATAATACGAGTAAAGTTCTTAACGAATAATCCACTCAATTCAGTACTTACAAAATAATGATGTTCTGGATATAACGCACGCATTTCCGATGTGATGCTATCTAGTACATCTATATCACAATCATCTCCCATCCAACAAACAGCCATTTTAAACTGACTCTTATCAAATGTCTCTAATGCAGACTTTGAATAACTCAAATCTCTACCATCCATGAATTGAATTTCGCCATTGACTCTTGCTTTACGAGCATAAGGACAAACAGGCCAACCATCGCCTTTATCTTGTTCAATCACATCCATAGTAAACTTAATAAAATCATTCTTAAATGATTCAAACTCTATTGCTTTTGGTGATCTTTCTTTTAGTGACATTGTACTCATAGAACTCCTTAATTATATATATATTTATATGAACAACATATCTTGGTTCAAGGAACAACATAATAATGTAATCACATAAACATTGCTTCGCAATGAACAACTTCAAAAAATATCTCATTCGTTACACTCATTCGTATTTTTCTTATTGTTATACTCTTTAATCTAATTGTTTCTAACTGTTATTACTATATATCAATGATTGGGCTATTCTATAACTACTATCTATTTTTCCAGGATCTTGATCCACACTTCGCTTATGCAGCGAAAGTGAAAAATTTGTTAAATGAACAGAAAGTTTTTTCCTATCACCCAATCACACTTCGATATAACAAACCCAATTTTACACTTGGGGGAGGCGGTTACGCGGTACCTCTTATTACATGCTGCTTCAAGCAACGCAAGAACATCAATTTCCATATCGTCGGATTTTGACTACTCGTAGGTTTCAATAGTTCAGAAGAGCCTACTCTTTTCGGTTGGTCAGACCAGTGCAATGACCAAAAGAAACACGTGGAAGTCCATCGACATCGCCCCAAAGGCGGCAGATTCATCACGGATACGGTAACAGTATCATCCATCTAAGTTTTATAGGGTTCTGAGGGGGTTTGCCAATGCGAGGTGATTAAGTTTTTAGTTTAAGTGCTGAGGACAGCGAAGTGATTGAGTTTTTTAGTTTAGAGGTTTGTTTAAGTTTTTAGTTTAAGTGTGTTTGTTTAAGTTTTTAGTTTAAGTGTGTTTGTTTATGTAATAATTATACATGATTCTCAGTGATTGTCAAGTATAATTTTATAAGCCCGAGGATTTAGTTTCTTGTAGGTATTCTTTAAGAACTTTTGATCCGCCTACTCTAACGTTAATGATTCCATTGTAGTAATCATCTGTTTCAAGTACTCTGCGTTCAAACTGTTCGCGTGCTTCTAGGTAACTTGCAATGCCCCTTGTAGGACACATATGAATAATTTCTCTTGTGAAACTATCTTTACCTAGTGCTTCAACGTCTGCATTAAGTCTATCACTAGAGCCGAAATATTCTCTCCAGTCACTTTCTTTAGTGCCACGTCTCTTATTCTTTTTTCCCTTTAGTGGTGGTTTAGTAGTTTTAAACTTTGCTAATTTTTTACCTATATATAACATACCACTAACAGTATTTGTTATCAGATACACAAATGCTTCACACCCATCCGGCAATGCTTCTATAACATTACCTTCGTATGTCCAGTCATATGTAATTTTATTTTTTTCCACTAACGGCTCTTATTAATTTTTGTAGAATATCAGCACCAATACTTTGGGTGATTTCCTCGCTCTGTAGGTTTGATTTATAAACCCATAAAGTATTATCCTCATCTCCAGCCAGATCAACATCGAACTGACTTGGATGAGTGGCATTGCCTGTTATTACAGGTTGTTTATCAATGCCAATCTTTTTTTTAGGTTTTGGTATATTATGTATCAATTACTTCCATCTCTGTGTTAAATGTAGTGAATCCGTTCTCTTTCGTAACTTGTAATACACTATTAACACGACCAATCAATTCATCTCTGTGAGAGATAAGTAGAATATCTTTATTACGTTCACGCTCCATTTTCTTTAAAGCAGTTAACGCACTTTCAACACCTACACTATCCATTCCTGAATCAATCAATTCGTCAATACACATTAAGTTGATAGCAGAATTCATACTCTCGTATACATCTCTAAATGCCCAACTCAATCCTAGAATTAAACGATTGCGTTCACCCCTAGATAAATTGTCAAAATCTAAATCTTGTCCTAATTGTACAATACTCACAGACAAGTCACTCTGAAATTTAACTTCATGTGGTAGTCCTAGTTGTGTAATATAATGATCTAGACGAACATTAAGGAACTGTAGATTTTGTTCAATGATACGCTTACGAATAAACGAGTCTTTGTTTGTTAATAGTTTTAATAAAAAATCCTGATGATCTTTGATATCGGTTAAACGATTAAGTTCTTCCCAATCAACTGTTTGTAACCCAGTATCTTTTAATGTATCAATTTGTTCTTGATACGGATCTGATTCCGTTGTCTTCCGTTCAATAGATGCGATGGTATTAGACAACTTATTCTGATGTTCATATGCTTCTTGTGCGGTATTATAAAACAATTTAGGTGCAACGCCTAAATCACCTATGTTATTTAGTTCATTGGTATATGCTTCAATAGTAGCAACATCTATCTCTATCTGTTCTTTATATTCAGCAACCGCCAATGTTTTAGTTTCAAGAATCTGTTCATGTTTTTCATCATGAATCTCTTGTCCACATGCGTAACATTTGTGTTCCATTGATGCATCTAAATCTTCAACTGCTTTGATGAGGCGTTTATTTTCACGCTCAACTGTAGTTGTTAATTTAGCAATATCCTTGGTGTAAGCATTAAATTTATTTTTTCTTGCTGTGTATGCTTCAAATGCAATGTGTGCTTCCAATTCAATTTCTACATCGATCTCGTATAGCGCCATTAAATCTGACTCAAGATCTGTAATAGATTCTTCATTGGTTCTATGCCATAGACGTTGTCTACGTTCTAAATCTTTGATACTTGCATTAAATCTCTCATTCGCATCTTCAACTGCGCGAACACGATAATTTTCTTCTTGTATTTTATCTTTACCTGTTCTGATAAGTTCTTTAAGTAATTCTGCTTTATCAGATAATTGAGTAATACCTAACAGTTGTTCGATTAACTCGCGCTGATCATTGGCACGCATACTCAAGAATGGTTCAGTGTATGTATTTAGGGCGATAATATGCTTGAACATTGTGTGAGTCATACCAATGACTTTTTCAATAGCAACTTGTGTCAAGCGACCTTCGCCTTGACCTTCGTCTGTCATGTCACTATTATCTACTTCATTTACGTAGAATTTAAAAACATTAGGACTACGTCCACGTTCAATGCGATATTGCGCACCGTTCTTTTCAAAATCAACTGTAACAGTCATGTGTTTGTTGTTGATCTTATTGATAAGATTTGATTTTTTAATATTAAATAATGCACTACCAAATAGTGCATATGAGATTGCGTTAATAAGAGTAGTTTTGCCTACTCCATTACGAGAACCATCACCACCCATATCAACATTATTGCCGAGTACTAGAGTTAGTCCAGTTTCATTTATGGTAACGGCTTGAGTGACGTTACCAACAGAAAGAAAGTTTTTAATAGTTACATTTTTAATAGTTAGCATAGTTTATATGTGTAAGTCGTTATAAATTGAAATTAAAGTTTCGTTACGAATAGAATTAGATGTAATTGCACCAAGTTGAGTAAGAACAATTTGGTCAACATTTTCTACTGATATATCTCCATCCGTATCCCAGTCTTCGCCAGATACATTGTCCTTCTTAGACGGCATTAGCGATATTTCACGTAAATCATAATCGGCAGCAAATGTTTCTTTAATATAATTTGCTTCTTCATATGAAATATTGATATCTAATATTATACGACAATGTGTGTTATTTGTCAATATACTACCAGCATCATCTAATAGTTGACTCAAGTTTGCTACGCGATACTTAGGTGCATCTTTCCATGTTTTAAAGTCGTATGTGCCATCCCAGTTTAGGAAAGTGATACCACGATCATCATCCCATGCATCTGAATAGTTATGTGGGAAACAGTTTCCTGGATAGATGATATTACCTTTTTCCTGACGTTTATGGAAATGACCAGAAAATACTTTATCTGCTTTAGATAAGTCTGATGCTTTTAATCCACCGTGATCGGGCATTTTAATCATAGCATTCAGGTAAAAGTCTGGTAATTCAAAGTGACCGAAAATAAACTTAGACTTTAATTCCTTCAACTTCTTCCATTCATCATCAACTAACCATGGGACAAATGCAACACCATCTTCTTCAAAGATTTCATCATTGATGATGTTGATGTTAGGATATTTATTTGCAAATGGTAGTGAGTTGATATCTCGTTTTTCACGATAATACAGATCATGATTTCCCATGATCATATGTACTTCGTCGAAATTATCATTCAGTATCTGTAACGCATCAACTGTGTAATTTAAAGTACCCACATTGATAGTCGCTCTGTGATGATGCCAGTCACCCAAGAAGAAACATTTTTTAATGTTCCTACTATGGGCTTCTTCTATCATCCATTTAATAAAGTTAAGACAATCATTGTTATGCATCTTGGAATTATTTTTAAGTCCAAAATGTATATCTGTGAAAATTACTGCTTCATCAAAAAATTTACTCATTTATAATTCGTCCTTTCCAGTCATTCTGTGATTTCTTCTTCTGATATTACCCGTAATTCTTCGACATCGTCAGTTTCCTCAGCAGGGATATATTTGGTTTTCTGTACTTCCCATTCTGCGTTGAAGATACGAGTGTTACTTGGTTCTAGACCTTCTTCTTCTAATAAATCATCACGAATGTTTTGATTGCGTTTTTCTAGATTCAATACACGAGTGAACGAGTTATTGATTACAGTAGTGAAGTATGCAAATGGATTCTGTGATTTAAGTTCATTGAACTGTAAACCGATCATTGTCAATTGTAAAATTGCTTGACCACGCATTTCATCTACATATGTGTATCCACGCCAGTTACCGCGCATAGAGTATCGTTCACATAATTTCATATACATCATCGCTAAGCGTTCAGTTGTGTGACCACATGTAACACTAAATTTACCTGTGTCTAATTCACCGTCCCAATGAGAACGAGCGACTTCAGTCCATTCATCATTAACCATAGCAAGATGCTTATATGCTGGAAAATTACAGCGAGAATGATGATCTGCTACTGTTTTAGGTGTCTTCTTACGTGCTTCTAATGGAATATGATCATAGCCCATAACGCGGAATACTATATCAGTAGTCTTGATAGAATCAATACTCACTGCGAACTCGGCTGCTTTAGGTTTAGTTTTCTTGGTTAATTCACCATTATTCCATCGAACCACTTCTGCTTCGTGTGCAATCTTTTGTAACCTAGATGCTTGTGCATCTTTTGCAAGCAGAATAGTTTCTTCATTGATTTCATCGAAGTCTTCTACGATGTGGTCAAATAGGAAATATTGCTCGTCTGCTAACCAGCAGAAAGTCATTTTAGATTTATGTATTTCTTTAAGTATTTCTTTGTTCTTTAAGTAATGTGTAGAGGGATCTCTTGCCATTAGGTTTATTGCTCCGTTTAATATTAGTACAATTATATATCAGTTTGATCAGTTTGTCAAGTCTTATTCGTTATTACAGTGAAATCATTAAGTACATAGTTTATCTTGGGCTAAATACATGATAAGTAGGAGATTATTAAGATGCGTATATCAGACATCATTACAGAAAGTATAGCAAAGCAAGTCACTGTGTTTTATGGCGGACGTTTCCAGCCAATGCACTCAGGGCACTTTGCGTTGTATAAAAAATTAGTTAACAAGTTTGGTGCTGATAATGTATTTATCGCTACTACATTTGGCAAGAAACAGCAATCAATGCATATGGCAGATGATTTCTCGACTGATCCATTCACCTTTGAAGAAAAGGCATCGATCATGTCTAAGATGTTTGGTGTACCAGCAAATCATATTGTTAATACACAACCATATCGTCCAGATGTTTCATTGGTAGGCAGAGACAAGAGTAACACAGCAACCGTATTAGTGTTCAGCGAAAAAGATGCTGGGCGACTAAAGCCGGGTGGTGTATTGGCTCCAATGCCAGATGATATGAACAATTTACAGACAGAAGATGAAAATCGTGTATATTATATCACAATGCCAACCGAGCAAGGTGGTATGAGTGCGAGCGATTTCAGAGAAGTTATGCGCAGTGAAGCAGAGTTTGAAGAGAAGAAACAGACATTCACCAAATTCTTTGGTAAATTTGATCAAGAGATTTTTGACTTCATCGAAGGTAGATTACGATAATGGCTGGTATTCCAAGTAAAAATAAACCAAAATTAGTATTGCGTGATGCAAATGCACAATGGGCAAAAAACTTATTCAAGACAGGTATCTTGAAGGAATTAGCAGATGTCAATGGCATCATATTTCCGTACACACCTGCTATGATGCAAGCAGCATTCTCAGCCAATTATGGTACATATGATACAACGCATAGTGTGTATCAGCAACAATACTATGTGAATACGCCAAATCCTACTATTAGTATACAGGCATATTTTGTGTCAAATACAATAGCAGAAGCAAAGTACAACATTGCATGTTTGCATTTTTTAAAAGCAATGACAAAAATGGATTATGGAACAACATCAAATACTGCTGGCGCACCACCGCCAATTTTGCACTTTAGTGCATACGGAGAATACAATTATAATAATGTTCCTGTGGTAGTATCTGGCGTTGATTACACATTTGCAGACGCAGAAGATTTGATAACAGTTGAAGTACCAGTTGGTACGTCATCTGACACATCACCAGTATCAATACCGACAAGTTTTGCAGTATCTATCACAATGATGATGCAGCAAAATCCAGCAAAGGTAAGTAACGAATTCTCATTTGCTAATTATGCAAGTGGTAGTACATTAAGAAATGGAATGATATAATATGGCAGTACAATATGATACAGACAGTGTATACAAGAATACAGAAATTGTAGACAATAAATATCTTGACGTAATGGAATCTATCATCAGTGATATATCAGTATATGATGTATATTCATTAACTCTGGAATCAAAGTACAACGAGCGACCCGATCTGTTGGCGTATGATTTATTTTCAAATGCCAACTTGTGGTGGGTATTCGCAGAATTCAATCAAGACATCTTAAAAGATCCGATCATTGATTTTAAGTCTGGACTAACTATACAAGTCCCAAGAGATTTTATATAAGGTAAATGCATGTCTACAAGTAGAATAGATGTAACACCTAACTGGTGTTCAACAGTTGATAGTCCAACATACAAACTTACATGGTACATTGTTAATAGAGATGTATTTAATAATCCGCGACTATTAGATCACAATAACGCAGTCATCACCAAAAAGGCTGTGATTATCGCTGCATCTGGAGAAACATCAGAATACTCAATAGAAAATTTAGTACTACAGTCTAGGATTTCTCCCGGATCTGATACTGGTAATACAACAACTGGTGCATTTCAATTTGATATATATGAGCCAGGTGGATTTCAATTATTAAATAGAATATTGCAACTCAGTCATTCATTCGGGTTTTCGACTATGCAAACTGCGACATATGTATTAAAAGTTGAATTCATTGGTAGAAAGGTATCAAATTCTGCACCAGAAAGATTTCCTGGCGTATTCTATTATCCAATGTTGATGTCAACCATCAATGCAAGTGCTGGTCCAGAAGGTTCACAATATAACATTGTGGGAGCAAATCAACATAAGATAGCAGTGGCGAGTTCAAAAATCGTAACTGATATTAAGTTGTCAGGAATTACCACTGTCAAATCATTTGTAGATAAACTGAAAATAGAGTTGAATGAGCATGAGCAGAATATACGAAAAACACAAATCACTGACGGTAGTGTTCTAAATGCAAAACAATGGGAAATTAAACTAGATCCTAAGTTTGAAGAGAAGTATATCAATTCTTCCATGAAATCAGATATTACTGGAACTGGGCACCCCACCGATTTAAATCCTGAAGCAGTGGTGTATATGATATTCAAGAATAAAAATATAGTAGAGTATATTACTGAAATGTTGACTAAGCGAGTACCAGATTTTTATAATACATTTAGTCAAAATGAAGCCAAAAATAAAAATACACAAAATAAAATATCACATGCATCAAGTCAACGAAGAGATCAAGGCGATACGGGTAAATCAAAACCTAATCTTGATATGTATGTAAATGACTTCATAAAAGTAACACCAACAATAGCATACAAAGACGTAAAGGATTTGTATACAAATTCAGACCAAGAAATAATTACATTGACAATTAGTTTACATACAGCGCATACTAATCCTAGTCCAGATCCAAGCAGTCAACAGAGTGCTACTATTAATGCATCATACCAATCTAGAAGACTTGAGTTATTGCCTATCTACAAGTCTTATAATTTTTTATTCGCTGGCAATAATTCAGAGGTATTAGACTTCAATTTAAATTTCAATCAGATGTTTTATTTAACTCGTGACCCATCTGATGGTGTTGCATATACTAAAATCTCAGGCGACATGGGTCGTGGAGAAGCAACTAGGGTAAAATCAAAAGTGCCCACGTATCTAAGTGAGTTATCGGTAAACAATTCATCACCGATTACACAACTTGAAAATATTGCATATACTGTAACAACAACAGATTCAAAAGATCAGAAGAATAGTGATGAACCAAATTCAGTAACCGCAGCAGATCAGGCAGAAATAAATGCAGCAAGTCATGATTACATTATGTTTGATATGACTATCAAAGGTGATCCGTATTGGTTGGGAACACCTGGATCGTATGTTAAGGCAACAACCTACAAAACGCTTATTGAAAATTTAGACGAAGATTCATTGATTGTATTCATTAATTATCTACCAGACAATGGAAAGACTGACGGTGCACGTAGACTTGATATTGCATCAAGTGGTGTATATAAAATATTAGAAGTAGAGAGCAAATTTCAATTAGGTAAGTTTACACAATCGTTGAAAGGTATGCGCGATAGAAATTCGTCTACTGATTTAATTCAACAAAAATTAAAAAAAATAGGATCACAGAATGGGAATTAATATTAAGACAGTACGGGGCAAAGATTTCCCTGCTGGACAATATGTAGGCATTGTTACTGATAATACCGATAGTATGTACACTGGTCGCGTATCAGTACGATTCGGTGAATTTGGTTCGCTAGCAGATAGTGAAGTAGATCATATTTGTTTATTGTGTACTCCGTATGGAGGCGTTACAGGTACAACAGCAGCAGATGTAACTGATGATGAAAAGGCATATGGTAAAGATGGCACGAGTGAAAACGGTACACCAAAAAGTTATGGTATGTGGCCACAACCGCCTGCTGTTGGAACATCTGTGCTAGTTGCATTTGTTGAATTATTAGAACAAGGCATAATTGTTGGGTCACTGATGTCGCGTAGTAGAAACCACATGATGGGTGGTCGTGCAAGCGCAGAATCACAAGATGGTACTATTCAGCCAGTTGGTGAAAAGAATCCAACTGATACTGACGATGAAGTAAAGAAGCCCGTTGATCCTATTGCGAAGGCATGGTTGGAGAAACAAGGACTACAAGATGATTACTCCCGTGGTCATAGTATGTCTAGTGCACGACGAGAATCACCAAGTAACGTATTTGGGATAACCACATTAAATGGCCATGTATTCACAATGGATGACGGCGATTCAGACGGAGACAGTAAAAACATTAGATTGCGAACTAGACAAGGCGCACAGATATTATTAGACGATACGAATAAATTTGTATACATTACAAATCATGATGGCACTGCTTGGATAGAACTAGACGAATCTGGCAACATAGATATGTATAGTAAAGCAAGCGTGAATATACATGCAGCAGAAGATTTAAATTTACATGCTGGTGGTAACATCAACATGGAAGCAAAGAAAAATATCAATATGAAAAGTGGAACTGATGTGATAGTACAAGCATTGAATGATATTCATAACAAAGCAGGTGGAAATCGTGTAGATACTGCTAGCATGGTTTATATGAATAGTTCAGTGAGTGCATTGTCGCCGACCGTTAACCAATTAGATACTAACGAAACAGTTACAGAAAGTGTGTCTGCGAGAGTACCAGAGCATCATCCGTGGAAAGGTGCGAGTAAGATACAAGAAACAATCAAGACAGCGAAAGGCAAAACATAATGGCTACTATATTACCTACTACTATAACACCAGAAACCGTGATAGATTATTCTCGCTGGACAATCAGTGACGTTGCTGTTGTTGATACAGAGCAAGAACTACGTGTATTTGAGGCAAGTAGTGATATTATTAATTTTGCATTGAGACGATTCGAGTGGAGAGGGTACAAAACAACCCTTGACAATGACACTCAAATAGGTTACAATACTATCAACGATAAAATTAATAGTGTAGGATTACTAGAAAGCGAAGCGTATAGTGAATGGCTAGAAGACTTCAAAACAAAAGAGCGAAGGTTTAAGAGACTACTTGCAATTAAAACATTGAGTCAGTCACAATACGATGCGTTACTATGTCTATATTATTTCACTGGTGATTTCACTAAAGTCGGAACGACTGCAAGGACGTTTGATTTGTCTCAATTGATTATAGATAAGAAGTGGGATTACATAGCAACCGCATTAATTGAAAGTGGATACGATAGACTGTTAACACAGCCGCTTGCAAAGATAATGATGTTGGGTGATTATGGAAATCGTACCGAGCGAGCATTATTACGAGAACGTGGACTACAGGCACTGCGCACAGAATATTCTGCATTGACAGATAAACTAGCACGCCAGCAAGCGGAATATGTTTACTACGCCGAAACAAAAAGATTTTTACCAAACTTAACACAAACAAGAAAACGACAGATAGTTACTACTGCGAATACAATATAAAGGTATTACCTAATGAATCACCGAGTGCTGCTATTGAATGCAGACGCACAGCCATTGTCTATGCTACCACTGAGTACTATTAGTTGGCAGAACGCAGTAAAGGCACATTTCCAAAATAAAATAGTAATACTAGATAGTTACGATACTATGTTGCATTCTGCTAATTTTGAAATGCAGATGCCGTCTGTCGTTATATTGAATCGATATCATAGATTACCTACTGTAGCGAAGTTCTCTCGAAGGAATTTATACATACGAGATCAAAACGAGTGTCAGTATTGTGCTAAGCCGTTTGATAATGAAAAATTAACCATCGATCATGTTATTCCAAAATCTCTCGGTGGTGGTACAAGTTGGACAAACTGTGTAGCATCGTGTAAAAAGTGTAATGGTGCGAAGGGTAGTAAATTAATGCGACCTATTCGTGAGCCTGTGAAGCCTACATGGCACGCGCTTGCTTATTCTTCTAAGACATTTGGTATTACAGTCCCACGAGTTGAATGGTTAGATTATATTAACTGGCCATCAGAGCATGTTAGAATAGAAGAAATGGAAAGTTTTCAATAAAACTTAAATATTCATAGATCATCATGATATAACCGTCTACAAGGCGGTTTTTTTATGTCTGTCATTAACACGGTAGTTAATTTTTGCATAAATATATGTATGAATAAAATAATCGGTTACACCACAATTGGTGAAAAGAATACAAGTAAGCAACTATCTGATCTAGATCTTGCTAAACAAGACTTGAGTAATCATTTTTCAATCCGCAAAGGGGAGAAATGGACGAATCCAGAGTTTGGTAGTAATTTGCCATACTATGTATTTCAGCCGCTAGATGATATTACAGTTGATTTAATTCAACAGGAAGTATCAATTATTGTGAATTATGACCCACGTTTCAATTTAAGAAGTGAAATCGTTAGGGTAGAAGAAGATAAACATACGGTGACAGTAATAATAGAATTATTGTATATACCGACAACGACGGCAACCGAACTTGAATTAAAGTTTGACCGTGAATCAGGCGAGTTATAAATTATGACACAATCAGTAAGACAATCAAAGTTATTTGCAGCGGAAGATTATACCGTTGTGTATGATTCGTATATTAATGCGAATTTTCAAGCATACGATTATACTACCATTCGTAGTACGATGGTTGACTATGTACGAGCAAAGTATCCAGAGAATTATAATGACTGGATTGAATCAAGTGAATTCGTTGCACTACTAGATCTTATTGCACAGTTCGGACACAACTTAGCATTCCGTGCAGATTTAAATACTCGTAACAACTTCTTGAGTACAGCAGTGCGTCAAGATTCTGTATTTAAATTGGCAGAATTCATAGGTTATCAACCGAGACGTAACGTAGCAGCATTCGGTGAATTAAAAGTAGTTAGTGTAAAAACTAATGAAACTGTAATCGGCAGTGATGGTACTACGTTGGCTGGTAAAGAAATTAGATATGAAAGCACATCCAACATCAATAACCTAGATGATTTCATTACTGTTATGAATGCGGCATTTGCGAGTGGAAATCAATTCGGTACACCAAGAATTAATGTTGACATTGCTGGTCAGCAAGTTGAATATTATAATTTAAATGCTACGAATGATCAAATTAAGTTTTCAATTCAAGGAACCGCAGCGGGAGCAAGTTCATCGTTTGACGTGATCAGTTTAGATTACAACGGACAATCTCGCAGCATGGCAGAAACAACTCCTAATCCAACATCAGCATTTACATTGATATATAAGAATGATGGCAAGGGTGTTAGTAGTAATACATCTGGATTCTTCTGTGGATTCAAACAGGGCGCATTGCAGTATAAGGATTTTGTAATAGACAATCCTATCAGTAATCTTTCACTTGACATAGATGTTCCAAACGTTAATAATTCAGATGTATGGGTTCAGTCAATTGACGAAAATGGTACTATAGGAGCAGAATGGACTAAGGTCGATAGTGTTTTTGGTCACAATGAAATCTATAATAATATTCAGGCAAATGGTGAAATATTCGCAGTAAAGACACGAGCAAATAATCAGATAAGTATTATGTTCACTGATGAGAATTTTGGTACTATCCCAAAGAATATCATACGTGTATGGTATCGTGTAAGTGAGAATATATCTTATACATTGCGTCCAGACGATATATCAAACAAAACTATCAATATTAGTTATAGCGGTGTAGATGGTAACACGTATACGATGACAGTTGGATTGCAATTAAAATCTTCAGTAGTTAATGCAAGTAGTGCAGAAACAATAGATACAATCAAAACAAACGCACCACGTAATTACGTAACACAAGACAGAATGATTACCGCAGACGATTATAATAATTTTTTATTGAATCAAAGCGAGAATATTTTAAAAATAAAAAGCATCAACCGAACTCATAGTGGACATAGTCGCTATGCTAAATTATATGATCCAACTGGTACATATTCTAATCTACATTTGTTTGGCACAGACGGTACACTTACACGTTCAACTGACACTAAAGTAGAACATACTGATGATATTGTTGTCAACAGTGTATTTGAAAATTACATTAAGCCTGCGATACATGATCATGAGTTATTGAATTTGTATTACACAGAATTCAAATCTAATTTTGAATTACTAAGAAGTTCATTGCCAGCAAACGATGTTATATTTACGTGGCAGTCAAATGATAAAACTACTGGGTATTTCAATGACTATCAAAGTGTGATACAAGGGGTTGGTTCTGCTCAAACTCATTACTTAAAATATATCACGATAGGTGCATTAGTTAAATTCACATCAGGCGGTGAGGAATATTGGGCGAAAGTATCAAGTATATTTGCCAATGGTAGAGGAATAGATGACACACAGGGCGAAGCATCTGGATTAACTATTACTGGTACTGGCGCGATCGCATTTGATATTGAAATACCAACGGGTGCTTCATTGGATATGATCTATCCATCATTTGCAAAACAATTTACAACAGCAGAAAAAGCAGATATTATAGCAAAATTAACTATTGAATCAGCATTCCAATTAAAATATAGATATGAAGCGACACCTGCATATTGGGAAGTAATTACACCAGTAGTTGATACTAGTCCATTGGCTTGGTTAATCGACGTGACTCCTGCGATAGTAGGATCAGGTACAACAGTAAATAGTTATGATGTTACTACTCGCATATCTAGATATGAAATAGAAACAGATCAAATTGAATTCTCGAATCTAACAAACGAATACAATATCAATGAATTCACTAAAAAACGAAATCGTGACATCATTGAATTATATGATACAACAACTGCTACATTTGTTAAATTTTATGTATGGGGATATAATATAGATTCAAATGGATTATATCAATCAAACAAAGTCATCGTTGCGTTATTAGATAGTTCTACTGATTCACGCGCAGACAATCCAGATGCATATTTTGATATTGCTGGAACGAGTTTAACAACATCCAGTCTGAGATTTGAATGGACACATATTCCAGCAGACAATGAAATCGTAGATCCTAGTTTGTCAAACATTATTGATATCTTTACATTGACAAGGGAATATGATAATTCCTTCAAGTCTTGGTTGTTGGAATCACGTTTATTTTCTGGTAAGCCACAGCCACCAACTATAGATGAAATAAATAGACAGTTCAACCAATCTAGTTCGGTTGATACAAAGAAAGCAATGAGTGATACCATCATCTATAGACCAGTTAAATACAAAGTATTATTTGGTTCAGTAGCAGATCCAGAAGTGAGAGCAAGATTCAATGTTATCAAAGTTCCAGGCGTGAATTTCACAGACAATGATATTAAGGCAAAAGTGATTATTGCAATCAATAATTTCTTTGATATAGGTCTTTGGGATTTCGGAGAGACATTCTATTTCACTGAATTGGCAGCATATGTACATAACGAATTGATCGGTGTTATAAGTTCATTCGTAATAGTACCAGAAAGTTCTACTAGTGTATTTGGTTCATTATTCCAAATAACACCATTGACAGATGAGTTATTCATACCAGACGCGACTGTCGTAGATATCGACATCGTAACTAGCATAACACAAGCAAACATTAAGGCAATTTAAGGTAACATATGGAAAATTATAAATCTAATAAACAAGAGCAAGCAGATCCTAAGAAGAGATCTGGTGATTACCCTGTAAATGAAATCAAATCTGTAAATAAGTTACCTACGCCATTTAAGACAGACCTTAACAAGAAATGGCTAGACGCAACATTTGATCAGATGATATCAAAAGGCGACATGGAAAATGTTGATGCATTTGTAGGCAATATGTCTGGTAAGTCACTAATTCGTTATGATGATAATTATTTAAACACAAACAGCACAGCACATCAATTAGAACCTGGAATCATTACTACTGACGAATTAGACAATGTTACACATACAATTTCAGTTAGTGATATCGCGAATAGTGTTGCAATGAACTTTGATGAATATAGTTATAATGCAGCATATAACTCTAATGCATATGTATATGCGCCGCCTATCAACATAGACAAATTTGTAAATTTTGTTTCTTACTATTGGGCAGCAGAACTCCCAGTGTATGAATCAACCTTTTCGGTTGCTGGCGACGATAATCCGATAACAACTATCACTGGTGCACCACTAGGAACAATTACAGATAGTGAAAATACTGTTGAGTTGTTCAATGGATTGAAAATAAAATTCATTGGTTACGATGCTGCTATTGCAGATAATACATATTTAGTGACAGGCGTTGGTACTCGAATTAGTTTTAAATTACTAATAGATTCAACTGGCCAAAAGTTCTTCACGGATACTACTCCTTATAGTTATTCCATAGAATCGGTAGCACAAGTACATACTATTAAAGATTATATTGTAATAGATACATCTGACAATATTGCAAGTTCGTGGTCACGCGCAAACCACTGGGTACATAAGGACAGTATATTATATTTAGAAACACTAATTACTTCGTTTGTCGCACTAGATAGTTGTACTATTGAAAACAGAGCGAAGCGTCCGATTATACAATTTGATACATTAATGCACATGACTGATCATGGTCATGCAAATTATGCAACTGATGTTGTGTTTAAAGGACAAGTAGATTATGTACTGTCTGATTTAGACGCTACTGGGATTGCATTAGGTTCGCGTATTGCAACAGGGAATGGTATATACATCAAAGCAGCAGCCGATATACTAACAGAAGTTGAACGCACATATACATTTACGGATGGAGATACATTCGTTACTTTAAACGATTCGTTGTCAGGAACTGGTGCATATACAAAAAGTGATATGTATTACGATGGCGAAATTAAGTTAGCACAGAATAAAGCACTGCCAAACACAGCGCCATTATTTAAATTATGCGATCACGAAGGAACATCATTAAGTAGTTTCAATGGAAGTTCATTTGTAAGTAGCAAGGTGTTTTCATACAAAGTTGGCACTGGAACAGTTGATAGCGAATTGAATTTCGCAATCTCATATAAAGATTCTGGCACTGGTGCAAACATTGTGTTTGAAAATAATCTATTCACAGAACGCTACACCTACTCAAGAGATATGGGACACGTTGCTGCTGAGATCCCAGGATATTATTTCTTTGTTAAAGGAATGAACAATGCAAGTACATATATACCTAGTTCGTATTCAATGGGTGCTAAAGACAGTATTCAATTATTTGCAGAAGACTCAATCATTACTGTTCCAGTTGGGTATGGTAATTGGAGAGTTGACAAAGAGTTCTTGGTATTTGAGCGAGATGGCAATATAACAACAACTGAAGTTTTATCAGAAGGTGTATACAACCGAAGTAGAACAAATCAGCCAGAGTTGATATTGGGCAAAGATACATCATATGTGTTTCACGACATTACACCAGCAAAGGATTTAACATTCTACAATACTGATGGTAGTATATTCCCGACATCTGTTATTGGTGAAGAAATTACAGTCACATTGCCAGATGAAGTATCATTTGTACTTGAATTTGGTTCAGCATCTGATTCAGTATTGAACAGAGGTCGCATCATAACAAACCTATCACAGGATGAATTTTTTCATACTGTATATGTTAATGGAAGAAAATTGCCAGCATCTGAATATGATATCAATGAAACTACAATAGAGATAACAGATATCCAAGTCGCTGATGAGCAATCTAATTTTGCTACAATAGATGTGGAATATTACAATAATGATACAACGCGCAGCAATGCTGAGCAAACTCAAATACCAGATGTTCATCTACATAATGCAAATAATGAGTTGGTAACAGAATTTACAATACAAGAGACATTATCACATTGGTTAAGTATCATAGAAAGCACGCCAGGATTTGTGGGCGATGCGTTTGGTGATAACAATTATCATAGCAGCATTATCGTTAAATCATATGCTGGTGAAATATTTTTACATGATGATATAAGCATTATGCATGACTTGTGTTATGGAATTGATGAAATGAATATCGCAACAGCCTTATTTGAACAGGGAAGAGATTGGTGGTCATTTAAGCAGCGTGTCATGGCACAAACAAAACGCTTATATAAAACAAAACCATACAACGATGTTCGCGCATTGACCACAGATGTAATAGATGCGATGACACAATCACATAAAGGAACAGCAGTTCATAAGAATTCAAATATGCTATACTCGCAACGATCACAGTATGTGGAAGTAGCATATATTGCTGGTACTGTTGACTATCATTTGGGTATTACACTTAACAATGATGATTTCAGAAAAGATCATATGTATTTGTATTGCACAGATAACAGAGATGGTGATAATATTGCAGTCACTCATCTATTAACATTGGGCAAAGATTATACTTTAGATGGTAGTAAGATAACATTAATTTCTATTCCAGTAGAATTCACAGATATCCAATTTACTTCTATCAGATCATATTATTATCAAATGGATGCCGATAGTAATGTACCAGCGAGTATGGCTAAACTTGGATTATCGCATACATATGTTCCTCAAGTGCTTTCTAATGAATTGATAGGACATGATGGAAGTGTGTATACATTAAAGGCGAATGCTGAATTAGCAAAAATTAATGACATTAACTTTGATCCAGTTGCGGCAGTATTGTACGACATAGAGACTCGTGTGTATAATGGAATGCGTAAGCAAGATTCGCATTATGCGAATAGTTTTGTCAAATATTTACCATCGCAACATCGTGGTACTTGGTACACATTAAATAAAATAGACAACTACGTAGACAAATATTTTAAAGATTGGTACACAAAGACAGCACAAACTACATTAAATCCAGCAAACTATTTTGATGCACTTGATTCAACTACGTGGAATTATTCATCCATTTCAATCACAGAAGGTCATTTAAAATCTAACCTTCCGGGTCATTGGAAAGGTGCGTACAATGTATTGTTTGGTACAACGACACCTCACATCACACCTTGGCATATGCTAGGATATAGTGATAAGCCTTCATGGTGGGATGAAAACTATAGTTGGACTGATCCGACTAAACGAACAGCAATGTTAAGTGCATTCAACACTGGATTGGTTAGCGAACCATCTACACCAATAAAGCAAGATTTATATTTCGCAAGATACTACTGGGACTTCGCAACTAAAAGTCCTGTAACTGTTACTGGATTATTGGAAGATCCAGCAGTTGTATTGGGCACACCCACTGATCTCGATAAAGCAACACCATTTGTATTTGGCGATTGGGCACCAGTTGAGTTCGAATGGCGCAATAGTTCATTGGGTCATGCAGCGATGGTCGATGCAGTCGTTAAATTAAATCCAACCAAAGCCTGGACAGACTTCTTTCAAACGAGTGTGCATGGATCATTTACAAACATCACTGGAATGAATATTGACAGATTCACCAAAGGATTGATCACTACTACTATGATGTATGACAATACAAATAATAAGGCTGCGTATATAGATTCAATATCTGTGTTATCAAGTGACTCATCATTTGAGCCCGATACGGAGATATTAATAAGCGGCGGCGGCTTATATTACAAATCGACTGCAACCTTAGATTTCGATTTAAATTTTAAAATCATAGGTGTTACGTTAACATCTCGTGGAGGTAATTACCAAACTAAGCCAACGATTGAATTACGTTCAGCAACAGCAACAGCGAAACTTGCAGATAAAGAAACATATCCTGGATATGTGGCAGCGAAAGCAACATTTAATGCGAATGTAAACCATGATGGTACCCAATATCGTCCTGGTATTAACCAAGTACAAACATCATATGCTCAGAGAAATTTCTTTGATGACGTCTTTACTACTAATTATATTCTCAGTGATACGAGATTACTGCAACAATTGGGTGGATTTACAGCACCTCATTTAATGAAGATTGAAACCGAAACTGGCTCCAATGGCAAGTATACATTAAATCAACTGGATGCACCGTTGATAATGTATACTAGTTCGCCATCAGATGTTCATGTTGCATGTAATATTACTATTACAAAAAATGCAACAAGTTATACAGTAGATGGCATTACTAATCATAAGCAACAATTTAAATTCCTTGAACCACGTACATCAAATGTAAATGATCATATTAATATTAATTTGAATGATACTGCGACTATAAAGAAATACAAATATTTTTCAGATGTCGTATCTATTGCAGAATATGAAGCACAATTTGTTCGCATACAAGATGTATATAACTTTATACGTGGTAACTATGCATACTTAGATAGTGTTGGTTATCAATTTGGAAAAACTGGAGATGGCAAAGCATTCAGTTTTGCTCAATGGGCGATCACCGCATCGGTAGATGATACATATATTATTCCCATTGACAGAAAAATATCATTTGCTAATACATCACATGTTGTGTTAGAATATAATACATTGCCTGGAAAGTTAAATTCCATTCTGAATGAAGGACGACATACAATTGAAGCATCTGATTTACTTATAAATCGAGATACTAATTCATTGACAGTTGAAACAAAGCCTGGCGTGACTGCTATTGCTAGTATTGGTACTGCGATGGTAACACACGAACATGCGTTCCTATTCAATAATGTAACACAATTTAATGAAACCGTGTTTGATGATGTAACCAATGTTAGACAACTGCGATTAAAATTGATTGGTCAGCGTACTCGCAACTGGACTGGTGCTAAGCAAGCGCCTGGATTCTTAGTTAGAGATAATACTATAATGCAGAACTTTGATTCAACGGTTGAAGAGATTTCAAATTTCTACGATTTTAATGTAGATAAGTTCAATAAGCAAATTACCAAAGCAGAGAATTTGATGCTTAACAATGTTAACAGAGATTGGGTTTCAAGGTTAAGTTTATCAGATACAGCAGTTAGTAAGTTTTTTCAAGGAGTGATTAAGGCAAAAGGTACAAAGTCTGTAATACAATCTGTTGCGCGTAGTAAACTTATAAACGACGGCAGAAGTACGATTAACATAGATGAAGAATTTATGTTTAGACAGGGTAACTTTGGTGATACAACCATAACCGAATCGACTGAAATCGAAATTACTCCATCTGATGTTGTGTTAAATCCATCTGTTATTGATTTTAGCAGCAGCGATATAGTGTTTGTTAATAAGGTAAACGCGCCTATATTTGACGTGAAATCATATGAAGAAAATGTAACTACATTATTAACAGCAGGCGATTTGCTTGACACCGAAGCAGACAATGTTATATATAATATATCTGAGTTGGAAACGTTATTTGATGCAACGAGCGATTACGCCAACATAGACACATGGAATAATTCAACATCATATAAGTTTGGCAATGAAGTAAGACTTGATGGAAACTTATGGAATTGCAATGTAGATTATATTGGATTAAGTAATACGCCATCTGATTTGGCATACGTTGGAACTGTGAACAATCCAATATTCCCTCACCGCAATGTAACAGATGATCTAACGACACCATCTGCGTCTATTGACGGAGTCGATATTTGGTTTAATAAAACTCAGTTTGTGTACGACTCTATAGTTGCAGAAAGTATAGCAAGTCCCTCTGTTTTATCACCAAGTACTGTTATCGTTGATGGATTTTCAATTGATCTAATAAGTAATGCATTGGTTACAGTTATCGATACAGATTCGTATCATGAAGGAAATCCATACTCAGTGACTGCGGTCAATCCGTCATCACTAGATGTTACTGGGTTGACGTTGGACATCAATGCTACTATCGTTAATTTAGAAGACTATGGTACTTACGTTGAAACATTGACGCCAGGAACTGATACGACTGAATCATTTAATGCAACAGTTGCACCTGTTTCGAGTATAACGCTAACAAGTATTATGACAGCCCATCACGTAGGTACGATTGATGTAGTGTCAGGCGGAATAACATCGCCATATACACTTGCGACATCTGATTATACATATGATTCCAATACTCAAGTAATTACATTTAACACGCCCATCGCTGATGGAGATGATGCAGATGGGTTTGTAGATATAACTGTTAATCTTTTAGGATTCTCATCTGTTTATACAATGGACAAACCGCAATTAAAATTAGCAATTAGTTCAGTGGCAAATGTAACTGGCGTAGATAACGAACAAGATGCTCTAAGAGTATCGATCTTATATGATGCTGCCGGAGATATCAATGCACAATTAATTATTGCTTATACAACTGGGTTATCTGAATTTGGTATACTTACTGGTACATATAACGCCACCACTACCCAAGAAATTCAAAGTCAATCAATGGACGAAACGTATATAGCAGCAGTAATCGATGCTGCACTATCGGCTGCGTATAATGTAACGGTTGTTTCCAATAAAGTAAAAATAGAAAAAGTAGCAACTGCTTCGTTCACCCAATTAACTACATTAGAAATAGATGGTGAAGCAAATTCGACTTTATTATTCCCATCGACCACTACGTCATCTGGTGCACTTGCGAATGTTGTTAGTGACGCACAAGATGCGGTGGATTTTATTAATACCGCATTACTTGCAGCATCTATATCTAACGTAACCGCATCGGTTATTGGAAACCGAGTGAGCATAGTGTCTACCAACACAGAAATTAATTTAGGTAACAGAGAACTTAATACACTTGCTGGTCTTGAGACTGGCATATATTATTCTTCAACCGACGTTACTGTAAATGTATTTGACGAAGATGATTGGATTAATATTTCCGACGAAGATGAAGCATTATTTAATATCTGGATGCCTGATGATAACGAATTCATCAATGGTTCTACTGGAACAATACCAAGCAAATTCTTTAGTTGGAATGTGTTACAAGTTCAGCAATTTGGATACCATGCAAGTATAACTGCGGGCACTGATACAGATGATGGCAATGATGCGCAGGTTTCATTGAATGCAGCACACAATGTGGAAGTTGGTGATTACATTATGTTAGTTAATACAACCACGACACCTAATATTGATGGCATCCACCGTGTTACTAAACTAGGAAATATAGCACAGCCTGGAATGTTCTACATTGATAGATTTATTGAATTAGATGGTCCAAGTGAATCTGTATTCGTATTACGTTCAGCGAGATTTAATCGTCTTATTGATATCAATGAAACACTAGTGCAATCGACTCCATTGTTATATAACTGGAATGTAGGCGACTTAGTTTGGTCTACGACTGACAGTGTCAGTGGCGATGCAGCGACACAGGTATATAAATTTAATGGAACTGCGTTTGTATTAACTAGAGAGAATAGCACACGTGTAACTAACGCAGGGATTGCGAATGTATTAATTTACGATGGAGAATCAGAACAAACTATTAATGAAATGGAAATTTTTGATCCGTTGCGAGGAATTATACCCGGCGTAGCAGACAAAGAATTGGATTTCAAAACACCTGTAGATTTTGCAGTATATAATACATCTACTGATATAGCATATAATATAGATGAACGTAACTCATGGGGCAAAGCAGAAATAGGTAGAACTTGGTGGGATACTAGTAAAGTAAGATATTATGATTATGAGCAAGGTGACAACGCATATCGTGCTAAAATGTGGGGCAAGCAATTCCCTAATTCTAGCATTGATGTATACGAATGGACAAAGAGTTCTGTTCATCCAGAAGAATGGAACGAAGCAGTTATCAATAGCACAGTGCAATATGGTGTAGAAGCAACTGGAGAAGTATATAGTGTATTTGATAAAACACTTAACGAAAACTTATATTACTTCGCGACATTAGATGAATGGAATGATAAACTCAAGAAGTATGATGTTACATATTATTTCTGGGTTAAGAACAAAACAAATACAGAAGGTAATCATTCATTGTCTGTGAAGCAGATTGCAAGCATCATATCTAATCCAACTGATAATGGTATCGCATGGTGCGCTGCTATAGACGACAATGCTATGATTGTTAACAATGTGAAATATATGATCAATGACAAGAGTAGTGTATTGCAAATTAATATGAAATCTGATACTATTGCAGCAACGCACAGTGAATCATCGCATACTAATTGGACAGCAATCAAAGAAAACATTGACAACATTCCAGAATATTGGTATATTGGTTTGCGTGATAACTTGACTGAAGAAGTAATTAAAACAGAACACTATAGTTTGCTCACGCCAGCGAATGAATCAACTGTGGGACAACCATTGCCATCTATGAAATTACATGAATATAACCGCTATGGTGATGATCGTGGATTGAGTTTTGATGGTAAGGTATATTCTCAAGGTTGGTTTAAAGATACATGGAATGCTCGCAGAGAAGCAATCGTTGCTATCAACGCATTATTAAAGCAACAAAATTTGATTCAAGAGTTTACTGGTCAGTGGGATAGAACTATTGGTTCAATTATAGATCCGAACGGTATTAACTTGGACATGAATACTCTTTGGGATTATACAAATTTCGTACACGAAAGTAGAAACACGGGAAATCAGCCCACCATTGAAGTGACATCTTATTCTGAACTTTCGCAAATTGACACAGATATACACTCAATAGCATCATTTAATATCGAAGGTGATATACATCAAATGGACGAAAGTGAGATATTCGAATGGATCGATAACGAATGGCTTCTTGTCGAAAAGAGAAATGGAACGATCGCATTCAATGATATTGTATATAATAAGAATTTATTTAATGGATGGGATGGCGATAACGGATTTGACGGCAGCAACTGGGATTCTAATCCAGCAGCATACATGCAGCATATAATATATGCATGTCGAAATGATTTGTTTATAGAAGAGCATATTAAAAACTTCAATAAACTATTTTTTGCTGTAGTGAAATTTGCAGTATCGGAACATGATATGGTTGATTGGGTTTACAAGACTACATATGTTCATCTTAATATATCTACCAATATAGAAACTGGTCCGAACAAACTTACAAAGTATAATCGTTCAGTACTTAATGAAATTTCTGGTTATATAAATACTGTAAAGCCATACCATACAAAAATCAAGAGTGTAGTAGAATCTTATAACGCACAAGACAATGTATCTGTATCAATGGAAGAACTTGATAGAAAGATAAAAATCACAATGGAAACTTTTGAATTATTAGATCATGCTCAGTATGATTATGAAAATCCAATCATTACTTCTAGTTTCTCTACTACACCAACTGATATAGTTGATGGTGGGTCTTTTACAGATACGCCAACTGATGTGATTAACAGCATTGAGTTCATTAGTCCTACTAATTTAAATAATGTATATAATGAGCATCGTCGTTCTAATGTAGCACCTACATTTAATGAATCATTGTCTGTTAAAGCGATTACACATCCAGGCTGGCACGAATTTACTGATTACTTAGAAGACGATCGTGTATTCGTTGATGGCGTCTATTACACCGCTACGGAAGATCACACAAGCGGAGACGACTGGACTGAAGCAGATTATTGGTCTATTGATATATCTCAAGCGACAGACGACCGAACCAGAACATACGCATATATACAAGACAATTGGTTGAATACAGCAGCATTTAGTCTACGAGAAGATCGTGAATCTACCATTACTACTGATATGACATATAACGCAATTAGCATCACACTTGCTACTGGTGGTGGTGTTAAATTCAATGCACTGGGTGGATTCGCATATATCGATGGCGAAATCATTCAGTACACTCAGGCGAGTGGTGATACATTAAATAATATCACGCGTGCAATGTATGGAACTATAAATAGAACACATAGTGCTAGCACAGTGATTATAGATGTAACTAACGAACAATTAGATATATTCAAAACATTGAAGACTTTCGTAGTCAATGGACAATATGGCACGAGTCAACGATTTGATTACATTACGGGCGAGAGTATACTTGATATCACCGCCAAAGATATTGAATCACATGAATTACAAGCAAGTGGAAAGGGCGTAAGTTAATTATGCTAAATACAGTAACGGAGAATTTTAATGAAACAAATTGTTGATGACAACTCAATGCTAGGAATGGACGGACATGTTCTGATTAGAGACATTGATACAGGCGAAGTATTATTAAACAAGCACAATGCAATTAACTTTTATAATATGTCAATTGCATTGGCACATTTATTAGCAAATAAAGAAGACGATGGTTTTGGTAATTTTAATATCGCAAAATTGGCACTAGGTAATGGCGGCACACAGATAGATGGTAGCGGCAATGTATTCTACAAGACACCCAATGTTGGGACGACGAGTAGTGAATTATACGCAGAAACTCATGCTAAAGACGTGCAACCTATCGCACCAGATGTTACAAATCAGGTAGATGTAACTACACATGCTGGTCAAGTATATAGTGATGTTGTTGTAACCGCGACCTTAGAGTATGCAGAACCAGCAGGTCAGAATCTAATTGATAATGACACGGGTGCTGGTGCATATGTATTTGATGAAATGGGATTGAAGACTGCTTCTGGTAAGTACTTAACGCATTTGATCTTCCACCCAATTGAGAAATCAGCAAACAGAAAGTTAGAAATCATATACACAATACGAATCACGGCGGGGGTTTAATCATGCCATATACAGTAGACAATTTTGATAATACCACATCAATCACAGTAAATGACGGTGCGATTAATACTGACACTCATGTGCAACTAATAGGAAAAAACTATTATGGTTATGGTACAGAGATAGCAGAAAATTTTATTTACTTGATGGAGAACTTCGCTAGTGCAGTTGCACCAGCGACGAATAAATCAGTAGCAGGTCAGATGTATTATAACACAACCCAAGATAGATTCTATAGATTTGATGGCACAGCATGGGGATCACTTGATGGTTCGTCAACTCGCATTGTAACTGTGTTAGACATTTCAGATGTCTCGCACACCGTTACCGTAATGTATGATGATACGACAGCAGTGTCTGTTGTTAGTTCGGAAACATTTACAGTTAAGGCTGGCGAGGTATTGGTCGCTGAATTCCCAACCATAAACAAAGGCATCACATTAAACAATGGTGCAGATTATAAATTCCACGGTACAGCGACAACAGCACAATATGCTGACTTGGCTGAGTTATACAAAAGTGACGCTTCATATGAACCTGGCACTGTTATTAAAATTGGTGGGGAAGCAGAAGTAACACAAACAACTGAATTATTCTGCGCAAACGTATTTGGTATCGTATCAACTGACCCAGCATATTTAATGAATAGTATGTGTGAAGGTACTACAGTTGCGGTAGCACTAGCGGGTCGTATTCCTTGTAAGGTTATAGGTCAAGTTAAAAAAGGCGACCGTATCTTAGCAAGTGAAGAACCTGGCGTTGCACGTGTACCTACTGATTATGAATTAAAAGATATCAATGATTGGTATCGTATTGTCGGACGAGCATTAGAAGACAAGACAACAGAAGGTATTGGGTTGGTAGAAGTAGTTGTGGGTGCTAAGTAACGATGTCACCTATTTCAACTGGTGATCTGATTACAGCAGTTCAATTTAATGAACTGGTAACTTCATATAATAAATTATGGGGAGACAATGTGGCATCTGCGATATTTGCAGATATCGCTACTAATTTCGATGAGCATTCGCACGGATGGGGACAAGCAACCGCTGAACCAACTGTGTCACCAGAAACTATAATAGAGACTGAGCATACCAATAGATTGTTAGCACAGATGAATGCTGGGCTATATCATTACGATACCACATCATCATTGATTCCACATTTTAGTACAACCGTGATTGATGCTTCTTACATTACAAGTACAATTGAAGATAACATTGTCGATATGGGGTTACTTGCTAATAGATTTAAATCTGAATCTGACATTGCGCTCTTGGAAGCATCTGATGACGCGTCACCTACGTGGACTGACACCATCACTTCAGTTGGTAAGGCAGAGTTCACCAACTACGATGAAGCAAGATATTTTTTCAACTCAGGCGGCAAATTAACTATTGACTTAGATTCGATAGATGGCGACTGGGACGACATATTTACAACTACTGGACAACTTGTAATATCGGCACTTAATGTAGTGAACGGTGGTACTAACCTAATTGATCCATTGTTGACTAAAGGATTCTATGGAATTAATCCCAATGTCGACTACACTGAGGTGTTTTCTGTAATTGGCTATGTTGCATCTGGAGAATATTCTGGTAGTGCATATTCTAACAGAAGTATCAAGATATCGTTGAAAGGCGAAGAAACAGTCGTAGGTGGTGTGTTTAATCTTTATATTAAAGTAACGTTAACCGACGATGCAACATCTGGTACAATCAATTCACAACTAAATGCTGATTATGGCTATATAAGTCAGAATACTACGCCAGTAATACCATCTGGCAGTAATGATACATATTTCATAGCAGGCGTGCATGTTTATCAATTTATACAAAGAGAAGTACCAACAATAACAGTTGACACATCCTGGACAATATAGTATAATATAAATAACTTTAACCAATAAGGAGTTATACTATAATGGATGAACGCTTACAGAAAGCATTAGACTTCTCTAATTATTCACTTACGATATCAAATCAAAAGAAAAATCTAAAGAACCGATTAAATCAAATGCTATTAGTACATCATAACAATGGTGTATTTGTGGCAGATCCCACTACTATCAATTTTGTATGTCACCTGTCTACCGCACAAGATACTGCGGTATTGTTAGATACAAAAGAAAATCCTATCCGCATAACTAATCTAGTTGAATTTTCATCTAAGTTAGAAAGCGCGTATGACGATGCTATGCGTGAATACGAAGCAGAATTTAATAAAATTAAAAAACTTCGTAACCTTAATAAATTGCTGGAAGATTAATGACTGAAGGAATTTGTTTCTTTGCTTACAATAATGAGCAAATAGATTACGTCAAGTTGGCAACCATCGCTGCATCATATGCAAAACTAAAACTAGGTAAGCCTGTGTGCTTAATAACAGACGCTGGATCATATGCATGGTTACAGCAATCACAGACTGAAAGTTTAATAGATTCATGTTTCGATCACATTGTATTGACTGACGATGAAATGAAGAAAAATATGAGAACGCACAATGATAGTCCTTGGTCAAACTTTCATGCGCAATTCAACAATAGCAACAAGCATAAAGTGTTTGAATACACTCCATTTGACAAGACTATTCTACTTGATATTGATTACATACTAAAGACTGATTTTCTAAATATGGCATTCGATTACGAAGGTGTCGCAATGTATAGTAATGCAATCAATATCCGCAATGACAAGCCTCATTTGTTCGAGCAACAATTATATGATGTGGGTATTCCTATGTGGTGGTCGACTGTAGTCTATTTTGATAAGTCAGAAAAAAGTAAAATATTTTTTGATACTTGGTCACATGTCGCAGACAATTATGATTTCTATCAATATCTTTATAACTTCCCAGGCAAGTTATTCAGAACTGATTACTGTACGAGCATTGCAATTCATATTATGAATGGCATGATCCCAGGCGATGCAATACATGACTTTGGTGGTTTGCCTATGCAGAACATGTCTCAGAATGATGATATTATAGAAATAAAAAACTTGAATGAATGGGTATGTGTAGCGAGTGATACAATCGAAAATTGGAATGATATCGCAGTACGACATAGCAATCACGATGTGCATGTAATGAACAAGCGATCATTAGATCGTATGAGCGATAGATTATTGGAGTTGTTGCATGAGTAACGGATATGTGATACTGGCATTTAATGCCCAAGAACAGAAAGCAGCATCAGCATGTGCATACAGTATAAAAATTCAGAATCCTGATGCACATGTGAGCATGATAATTGATTCACTAAATAGTTTAATAGATGCATACGAAGAGCCATTTGATAATATTATTGAATTACCATATGATGCTGTAGAAGATCTTCGCGTTAATGATTGGCAATTAAACAAAGTAACACCTTATGATAATACCATTGCGATTGATTGTTACTCTCTTGTAAAAGAAAAGCACGATGAGTTATGGGATTACCTTAGTAATTATGAGATGTGTTATAGTATTCAAAGCATGGATTTCAAGACTAATATATATGATATAGTGCCTGCATGGTACGATGAATATAATCTAAAAAAGATATCATCTGATTTATTTTATTTTAAAAAAGATTCTGAAATCGCAAAGCAATTCTTTTTATTATCAGAGTTGTATATGAAAGAGTGGGCAAATACATTAAGAGAATTCATTCAGTTTCAATATATACCAAATGATTATGAATCAAATTTAATGCATGCATTTATTATTTCACATCTTGATATACACAAAGATGTAACTCCTTGTCATGCAAATATATTAGAGATAATTGACATGAATCCTCTCACTGAATATTTGAAAGATAACGATAGAATAGAAAATAATTGGTCAGATTATATCAATGTATGGACAAGCGCAGAAGCAAAGTTGAAGATACAGAATTATGCAATCAATCACACGATTTCCTACAAAGATGAAACCTTTATAACAGACGAGATATATGACGAACATCGAAAGCAATATGAAACTCAAGCAAACTTGGTGGATTAAATACCACTCAGACACTGGTAAGATAGTTGGAGTGTCATCCAAAATGCTAACATCTGGTAACAAGAAACATTCTATAACTGCTACACATAATGAATTATGTCGTAAGTTAATTAAAGGCACAGTTTCTTTTAAGGCTTGTAGTATAGTATGGGATGTAGAAAATGAAATATGGGACATTGATTTAAAGCAAGATGTACTATCGATCAACGAAGTTAACTCAAACTTTCTATATCAAATCAAAGAGACACCTGCGACCAAATCTGATTTACTGATACGTGTATACAGGAAAGAAAATATAGTTGAGATCGCTGTTGATATCGAGAACATAAAGCGGTCGATGAACTTAACAGCGATTAATGATATCGCGAATAAAGAAAACGCGTTACTGAATTTATATATTACAAAGAAGAATGATCCTGATTATCTTATTCAATCAATGGAAGTTGATCCGTTAGTACTGTTCAAACGAAAGTCGGCATTGTTTAGGATACCATTAGATTGGGATGATGTATCATTATTCACAAGACAGATATTTAAAAATTACAGTCTTGAAATATTTGAAAGATATATACCAACAATGGTTACTGCGAATAAGAATACATTATTGCAACACGCGATAACAAGTGATAGAGATGCACATTTATGTATTACTGCATCTGGCAATACTATTAATATACATAGTAACATAGATGCAAAGCAAGATTACTTATTGGATAAAGACAGATATGTCGATTCAATGTTGAAATTTTTAGTATGTGATGAATCAATTGATAACTTCGTAGGTGCATTTGAAGTACCATCACATAAAATAATAAATGAAGATGATGTAAGTATTGATGTAGATTTTGACATTCCGTTGAATCCATTATTCATTTTTAAGAACAAACATATGGCAGTTAATTTTACAGGAGATAGTAATGACTAATATGGTAAGCGTTAATGATTTTGATATCATTTACATAAGTTACGATGAACCAAACGCAGACGAAAACTATGCAGACTTGCTTGACAAGTGTCCGTGGGCTAAGCGTAGTCACGGTGTATGGGGAAGTGATGCATCGCATAAAGCAGCAGCAGCATTATCTGAGACAGATAGATTCATCACCATCGATGCTGATAATATTGTAGACCCAAATTTCTTCAATGTCGAATTGGATATGGATAAGATTGGCGACAATGATGTTGTTAGTTGGGCTGGTAAGAATGAAATCAACGGTCTGATATATGGCAACGGTGGAATCAAGTGCTGGCCTAAGTCTGTAGTAGAGAATATGCGCACACATGAAGCAGCACCCGACACTGACAAACGCGCACAAGTAGACTTTTGTTGGAACATCAATTATGTACAAATGAATAATGTATATTGTAATGTAATGAACAATGCGAGTCCGCTTCAAGCATGGCGTGCGGGATTCCGCGAAGGTGTTAAGATGGGATTAGTCGATGGCGATATCGTAGATCCTGCAAAGTTGAAAGCAACAGTACATAAGAAGAACTATCAACGATTGCTTACATGGATGTCTGTAGGTGAAGATTCTCTGAACGGCTTGTGGGCGGTGTATGGCGCACGCTTAGGTTGTCATATGACTAACGTACTCAGAACAGAATGGGATTGGAAAAACGTACGTGACTTTGATTGGTTGACCAATTATTTCAATACTGAGATCTTACCACAGTTTGAAGGTGGCGATCAGTTGTGTATTCGTACTGGTGGTAAGTGGGATCTAGATAAATTAAAAGCCGACACAATTAGATTGGGTATTGAGTTGCAACGAGAATTGCAATTAGAAATTGCTGACCTTGATGTAAATGGTTCTAAGTTTTTCAAGACAGTTCAGATTAATCCAAGTCGATTGGGCGCACAGATTAGAGAAGATCAAGTCATCGACACACTTGAGTAATATATGATAAGAGCAATACTAGCCGCTGATACTAATTGGGGTATTGGCAAAGATGGTACAATGCCGTGGCCACATAACTCAGATGATCTTAAATGGTTTAAAGAGTGTACTATAGATTCTACTGTGATCATGGGGAGAAAGACGTGGGATTCATTACCATTCAAGCCATTGCCAGACCGACAGAATATTATAATATCAAGAACTTTAAATGTTGACACATACTATAACTGTGCTATAATGAGTATTGAAATATTAAAAGAGTTGGGACAACACTCATCTGAGCCTATTTGGATTATTGGTGGTGCACAACTCTTAGAAACAATGATACCTTTCATAGATGAAATATGGATTAGTCGCATTGGCGAGGTATATGCATGTGATACATTTTTACCAGAGCAAGCGATTAAAAAATTGTTCAGATGTACTAATATAGATCACGATACACTAACAATAGAGAAATGGCAGAAGATTTAATGAAACAATATTTACAATCGCTAAGTGATGTATCAGAATACGGCGAAGAGAAAACAGATCGTACTGGCACAGGTACAGTTAGTTTGTTTGGACATCAGTCAAGATATAATCTACAAGATGGGTTCCCCGCAGTGACTACAAAGAAGTTAGCATGGAAGTCAGTAGTAAGTGAACTACTTTGGTTCTTAGAAGGTAGCACAGACGAGCGAAGATTGGCTGAAATACTACATGGTACTCGTGACATCAATAAGAAAACCATCTGGACTGCCAATGCAGACAATCAAGGTGTGGCATTAGGCTACACTAATACAGATACAGTCAAAGATCTTGGTCCTGTGTATGGCAAGCAGTGGGTAGATTTCGGTGGTGTAAATCAGATTGAATGGGCGATCAACGAGATCAAGACTAATCCAGACAGTAGACGTATCATTGTAAGCGCATGGAATCCACCTGAGATTGATAAGATGGCATTGCCGCCTTGTCATACATTGTTTCAATTCTATGTAACGAACGGAAAATTAAGTTGTCAGATGTATCAGCGTAGTGCTGATATGTTTCTTGGAGTACCCTTCAATATTGCAAGTTATTCATTGTTGGTTCACATCATAGCAAACATTTGTGACTTAGAAGTAGGTACGTTCGTGCATACAATTGGTGATGCACATATCTATCAGAACCATGCAACACAAGTAAACGAACAATTGGCACGCACCCCGATGGAGTTGCCAACACTAAATATAAGTAAGAAATTCACATCATTATCTGATGTAATAGAATCTTCTGTAGAAGATTATCAATTATTGAATTACTATCCAATGCCTTTCATCAAAGCCCCAATGGCAGTATAATGACTAAATCAAAAGTAGTGGTAGTCTCTGGCGGATTCGACCCGTTGCATAGTGGACACATTGCTATGTTTGAATCAGCAGCATTACTAGGCGATCGTCTTGTTGTCACTGTGAATAGTGACGAATGGTTAACTCGTAAAAAAGGTAGACCATTCATGTCGCAAAGCGAACGCATGAATATTATTGAAAATCTTAAAATGGTTACAATGACAATTGCGTTTGATGATTCAGATGACTCTGCAATAGATGCGTTATTAAAAACAAAAGAAGCATTCCCTACAAGTGATATTATTTTTGCCAATGGTGGCGACAGGACTGTGTATAATATTCCAGAGATGTCGTTATTGGATGTTACATTCGTATTTGGAGTAGGCGGCAACGATAAGAAGAATAGTTCTAGTAGTATATTGGATGATTGGAACACACACCGAACTGAACGAGATTGGGGTTATTGGCGTGTACTTGATGATAAGAAAACTGTGAAAGTAAAAGAACTTGTTATCATGCCTGGAAAAAGTTTAAGCAATCAACGACACAAATTCCGTAACGAAACATGGCATGTTATTAAAGGTGAATGTAAAATTCAATTTGATGATACTGCAATTACGACCACGGCAACTATGGGTGACATAAATATCATACCTATCATGTCATGGCATCGTGCATACAACGACACTGATGAACCTTGTCATATTATTGAAATACAATCTGGTGAGCAATGCACCGAAGAAGACATAGAGAGAAAAGAATGAGCAAGCAAATAAAAGATTCAAATTTAGAAATTCATCAAAACGGACAAATACATGGTTCGCATGAGAATAAAATTGCAATGCGCGATTTATTAAATGACAAGGGACCTGGATTTTGTTTGGCAAAATGGACACAGGTAACTATGCACCTTGGTCAGGGATTAACTCATAGTTGTCATCATCCGGTCGCACATAAAATTCCATTAGACGAACTAAAAGATAATCCTAGTGCATTGCACAACACTTCATTTAAAAAATCAATTAGAAAGGAAATGCTTAACGGAGATCGTCCAAAGGAGTGTGATTTCTGTTGGCGCATAGAAGATAACACGGGCGAGTTCAGTGATCGTACATTAAAAAGTTTAGATGCGTATAGTGTACATGATCACGACAATATTGTGGGAATGTCAGGCGATGAAGATGTAATTCCAAAGTATGTTGAGGTTAGTTTCAGTAATGTATGTAATTTAAAATGCAGTTATTGTGGTCCAAGTTTTAGTAGCAAATGGATTGAAGAAATAAAAACACATGGTGTGTATCAGTTGACCAATAGTAATTTTAACAATATTACTGATGTTCAGTATAAAGACAGTGAAGATAATCCATACACTGATGCATTTTGGAAATGGTTCCCCGAAGCATCTAAGTCTATACACACCCTTAGAGTAACTGGCGGCGAGCCGTTAATGAGTAAGCATACATTTAAGGTAATGGAATATTTGTTAGCGAATCCAAATCCGAATCTAGACTTTGCAGTGAACAGCAATGCATGTGTTCCAGACAAACTTTGGAAAAAATTCACAGCACTATCAAAGAAATTAACAGACACTAATAGTGTTAAAAATATGACATTGTTTGTAAGTGCAGAAGCAACTGGCGATCAATGTGACTACAGTAGATATGGCATGAACTGGAATGTGTTTAAAGAAAATGTAGAATATTTTTTAGATAATACTGACAATAGTAGAATTACATTTATGTCTGCGTTTAATGTGTTCAGTATACCATCATTCAAGAATTTATTAGAATATGTTTTATTTTTAAAACAATCTTACAACGTAAATGGTCTTGTCAGATGGTTTGAAGAATGCGGTCTTGATGTTTCTGCTACTCACAACTCGCTTAAAGCCCCGCTACATATAGGTAGACCAGATAAAAAAGTGTCTCGCGTGGGAATTGATATCCCGTATGTAAGACACCCTGAGTTTTTAGATGCAAACATAATTACGTTAGCATTAGTCCAAGACTATTTGTTTCCTGCTGTTGAATTTATGTATGCAAACACAACTGATTCTGGTTGGAATGATTTAATGGGATTTGAACCAGATGAGTCATTAAAACTAAGAAGAATTTTAATTGATATTCTGAAAACTATAAAAGATCAAACCGCGTTAGATAACACAACAACTAATCACTCTATATCAATAAAGCGTGTAGACTTTGTTAAATTTGTAACAGAGTATGATAGTCGTCGAAATTTAAATTTCTTAGAGACATTCCCAGAGATGACAGAGTTTTTTGAAATATGCAAGTTGGAAGAAATTAAAAATGCAACCGCTACAGATTCTTAAAATACCAAATACAGAATGGTATGATGTTAACACGGGCGATCATTTATATGGTACATCTATTTCAGTCAATACAGTGTCGTGCGTAAGTGAATCTGATCTAAGTACTAAGATTATTTGGTTTAAACACCACGGCGATTGTAGATCACTTCCCGTGAGTACGATTTATAATGGAACAGTGCTAAATTGTATACCTACTGAGTGGATACCATTAATAAACCAAAAAAGAATACATATTGTCATTGATACTATGGAAGAGAGTTGGGGACCTGTTTATAAAAATACAATTAATCATGTAGAGAGTATTGACTTACATACGATGTTAGAAACAAATGCAGACGAACTCAACATAGATTGTGCTCAGATTACATGGTTAACGGGAGACATGAACGCAGAGGAATATTGCAAAGGCAGTAAAATAAATGTAAAAAGTGTTTGTATGTTTTTGTGGAGTTTTGCTAATATTATAGGAACTAGAGACGATGTGACTACCAGCGCATCTAGTAACATAGATAATTTTATAATATGTCCTAACAGATTTCCAAAAGCACATAGAGGATACACTGTTTCAAGATTAAAAAAAATGCAAGAACAAAATAACGAATACGCATTTAAACATATTCGTTATAGTTTCCCAAAGGAAATAGATGATTTGCCCGCGTCCACTATTATAGATGCGTATAATAAATTAAAGTATAGAAAAGAACAATGGCCCGATTATTTTGACAGAAACAACACATTTGATTGGAATGATATCAAAAAGCATATATATGAACTGCATGATACACTTCCGCGTAAATTAGATGATGTTGATGTTAATACGAATAATTGTGCTGATATACATGCAATAAATAGCATCAGTGAGTATTATCACCAAAGTGCCGTTTGTTTAGTTACAGAAACTTGGGCAGAAGGTAGAAAGTTATTTATAAGTGATGCAGTGCTTGCTCCTATACTACACCGCACTCCATTTTTATTAATTGGGTGCAGAGGAAGTCTGTCATTTTTACGAAGCAAAGGATTTAAAACATCTGGTGATATCATAGATGAAAGATATGATGACATCGAAGATGATGCAGAGCGATGGGACGCTGTATTAACGCAAGTTGAGAAACTAGGAAAAGAACAAACAATTTTTTCTATTAAAGAACAATTAAGAGAAGCATTAGATTATAATTTAAATCATATGTTTGACATTGCACCACAAGAAGAACAATTGTTTGAAACATTTTTGAGAGGATTAGTATGATTTTAATAACTGGAGCAAATGGCTTCATCGGAAAACGATTGCGCGAATACGTGAAATGCATTACTGTTGATTATGATAACTGTGATTATAATGGTAACTTAAACGACATAGACTTTGTCAACACGTTACCTGACGTTGACACCATTATACACTTAGCGGCTTTCAATAGCACAAAGAACTTTTATAGCACACCATTTAGTGTCATAGATAGTATAGTGACTCCCACAATGAACTTACTCAAGCGTTATCCTACTGCGCACTTTGTGTATGCTAGTAGCAGTGAAGGATACGCTAGTACAGTCAATCAAGGATGGGCTACCATACCAACACCAGAAGCAGTTGCACTCACGATAGAAGACATTCAGAATCCTCGCTGGTGTTATGCTAGTGGTAAGATCGCAATGGAGAGTGCAGTTATTAGCAATAGCATTGAGAACAATAGCACGTATACTATCATACGCTTTCATAACATTTACGGACCTGGGCAATTGAATCATTTTATTCCTGAATTCGTAGATCGTCTAAAGCAGGGCGATAGTGTTCTATACGGACATAGTGATACAAGAAGTTTCTGTTTCATAGATGATGCATGTGAACTTATTAAGAGAGTGTGCAATACAGAGAACGAGATAATCAACATTGGTTCAGATGTAGAAACAACTATACTAGATGTGGCACATCAAATAATGGAATTGATGAATATAGATCACACCACACTCAGACTAGAAGATGGACAAGAAGGTAGTACGCCTCGCAGAGTACCGGACATTACTAAGTTGCGCGGACTAGTACCGAATTTTGAATACGTTAGTCTAAAAGACGGTTTGGAAAAATGTCTATAGAATGAAAATATACTGGAGCAATGGACAAGTCGCCAATATAGAATTAATCAAAAATGATTTCGTTGAATACTGGCATAGTATTGCTGCTCCATTAGAGTCTGCTAATACGCGCATTGAAACATGGCATTGGCATGAGATACCGAATAAGAATGTACCAGATGCACATGATCATGTTATTAGAAATATAGAGATTGAAAAATTCAATAATAATGTAGATGCGTTAGCGACACAACATGATATACAGTTCCCAGGAAAGATGTATGCTGATCAACCACAGATATTCTTAAATAAAATACATCACTTCATCACACATGGTGCGTTTACCCAATCATGGTGGGATCTACCAAATGCAAGTATATCTGATATGGTGAGTGCAAAATATGCGCATTGGAGAGAATACAACTGGGACAATCATCACGGGAGTCATGATTTTGATTTGACCAATAAAGATTCTCAGGAAGTTCTTAGAATATTATTTGAAATGAACTGTGAAATACATGAGTATGAAGAAACAATTATCTCGCCTAGGAAACAGGAATTACTAGATTGGGGATTTAAGCAAAGCGATGGAGATCATATTATACAACGTTGGAGGAATACCGACAATGATTTACGAATGTTCGACACTTATCAGATCGACAATGAGTATAGAAAATATTGTACATTTGATACTGATCCAGATATATGGTTGCCGTTTAGTGTATTAGGTAAAGAATATTTTACTTGCTGGATGGACATGGATAATCCACTGCCATTTGATATTACAAATATTGATCAGCATGCTCATATAGGATTGGAGTGGCAACCAAATAGTTTCACTCTACAAGTACTAGGACATAATAATTTCAAACAATACTTATCTGATCACCATGTGCCACACGATGAACGCATAATAGGGAAAATACCATTGGGATACTGTACAAACAAGCATGAATTGGATTTAGACGAAATCAGTCGTAGTTCTATCACTCATATAGATATGTAACTAATTAACTACCACTATAATAATCATAAATATATATATGCAAATATATATAACTGATAGTACCAAAACAACAAACCAATTAACTAAGAATGTATCACTAGTAGGCGAAGGTGGAAAGGCAATTACTGCCTTTTTAACAAAAGAGCATATAACTCATACACGTCCTGATACTTTCTATTACTACTATGTATATGCAGACAATGCCACATTTCTATTGTTAGATGTAATAGGAAATGACGGAATTTCTGAACAACTATACGTACCAACAGAAGTAGCCAATGATGTTAGAACAGGACGTTGTAAAATTATACTAGATCATTCGCTTGAAGGATTTCCATCTAGGTATTATAATTCAATTAATTTTCAAAAATTCTTAGGAGAGTTCGCAGATAATACTATTTACTTATCTGGTGACTATATAAGAGGTACTGAACAATTTGTAGATACACAGTATTCTAATTATTGGGAGTTATTATGTTCAAAAATGACGACACGTAATACAGTAATGCATTCATACACAGATGCAAAGATTAATATAACCTCTCCTACTAAATTTAAAGCAATATGTAAAAATAGATTAACACGTCCACATCGGATAGAGATTGTTAAACGCATAAATGATTTAAATTTGCAACACGATATTAACTATAGTTTTGGAATAGTACCACACCACGGCACAGGTTTGAATTTTACATTACTAGGTCTTACTCGTGTTATTAATAAAACTGCACGAATATGGAATCATGATGTAAATGAACTGACCGCATGGGTGATAAGACACGGAGAAAAACATTTATTCCATGAGTACGTTAACCTAGCAGAGAACCAAGCACGCACTGTTACTGATGAATTACTAAATGCACACTTGGATTCGTACTTTGAAATGATTGTCGAAACAAACTACACAGAACATACTATATTTCATAGTGAAAAAACATTTAAATCAATATCGTGGTTACAGCCATTTGTGATGTTCGCAGAACGATATAGTGTACAGGCGCTGCGTGAAATGGGATATGATGTATTTGATGATTTCATAGATCATAGTTATGATAGCATTGCTGATCCTATAGAACGAATGACAGCAACGTTTCTAGAAGTCACTAGGTTGTGTGATATTAGCCATGATGATTGGTTGAAAATATATACACAGATTACAGATAGATTGGTCAACAATAGGAAACACTTGCTTACATGTGAAGAAAGATCAACTGTATTACTTAACATAAAAAACAATGGAGAATCATGTTAACAAAGGAAGAAACATTAAAAAAATGGGTATGCACTAAACCTTGGAACTACTTAGATGTTAATCACTTTGGGTCATACATGTGTTGTCCAAGTTGGCTACCAACAAGTATTGATGATGTTGGTACAGGAAATCAAGTATCTATTACCGAAGGTTGGTTTGGCGAAACAGCAGAACAGATTCGTGCAAGTGTACTAGATGGTAGTTTTAGTTATTGCGATCACACATTGTGTCCCGATATAAGCGAAGTATTAGCAGGACGTACAACTGAAAGTTATAACTTTAAATTAAAAGAAAACTTCCAGCCGCCCAAAGTTCCCATGGTAGAAACTATACTGTATGGACAAGACAGAAGTTGCAACATGAAATGTCCTAGTTGTAGACATGATGTTATACCAAACGACAATGTAAACAGTGATACTCATAAGAAAAAACAATCAGTACAAGATGAGATTGAAGATACATTTGGTAGTAGCATTAAACAAATAATGCTAACTGGCTCCGGCGATCCCATTTATAGTAAAATATATAGAGACTTCCTAATTAATTTTAATGCTTTAAAATATCCAAATATAAATGATATTCAGATAGTCACAAACGGTGTATTACTTAATGAGAAAATGTGGAATAGTTTTAACTGCCAACAATATATTAAAACGCTTGATATAAGTTTAGATGCTGGCACAAAAGATACTTATGAAAACGTTACAAGACTGGGCGGGATATGGGAATCTTTAATTAACAATATTAAATTCCTAGTCAACTTAAAGGATATGAAGCGTCATTTTATTTTTAGTTATGTAGTGAGTGAGTATAATTTTAAAGAAATGATACAAGCAATGGAAATAATTGATGACATTACGAAAGATATGATAGGAACTTTTATTATTAATTTTAGACAACATGTATATTGGGAAACAGGTGCATTCACACAAGAGCGTGTAACTGCTATTAGTGTATTTGATCCGTTGCACTTGCAACACAACGAATTTTTAGAACAACTAGACATTATAAACGCACATCAACATGTGTCGCATAATTTCCATCATTTATTAAAGGAAGTATAGTATGACACTATTAACAAGCAACCACATGATAGGTAAGCAACCAACACAATTAATTAAACCTGACAAGGTAAACTTAATAATGATTATATGTAATCATTGTCCCTATGTACTGTTTAGGATGCCTGCTATTAGTCAGATCGTCAAAGACTACAAAGATCAAGTAAACATTGTAGCAGTGAACAGCAATGACGCAAGTCCAACAACAGATGATAGCAGTATGGAAGATGCTCCAGAATTAATGCCAGCATTTATAGAACGATGGGATTTGCAATGTGATTATGTATTTGATGAAGATCAAAGTATTGCACGCGAGTATGATGCAGTATGTACACCAGAGTTTTATATAGTCAACGAAGAAGGCGTGATTGTATACCACGGAGAATTAGATCCTAGTCATACCTCTAATAGACTAATGCCGACGGGCAGTAGTGTTAGGCATGCACTAGACTTGACATTGGTTGGTAAACCGATTAACTGGAAACCTACTCCAAGTTTTGGTTGTAGTGTTAAGTGGAAGTAGTAACATGAATAAGATATGCACACATGCATGGAAAGGTTTACATATAACTCCTAGTAGTGACGTTACCATGTGTTGCAAACAAAAAAGACAACTACCGTATCATACCGACTTGGTATCTAGAGACAACCGTATACACGATATACGACACAGTGAAAACTGGAATAAAGTAAGACAGAGTATGCTAGACGGCGAAGAACACGACAGTTGTAAAATGTGTTGGGACGATGAAAAAGATGGTATCACGAGTCTACGTCAAAATTCTAATAAATCTCACAGTGATTATTACGCAGAAATTCTTAACAATAACAGCGCAGAACTTATCGATGACCGATTAGGCATAGTTGATATTAGGCAGTCTAATATATGTAACATGAAATGTTTAAGTTGCTCGCCTAGGTTTAGCAGTCTATGGAATTTAGAATCATTAAAACACGATACTAAATTTACTCAACACTTGCCCGGAACTAATGTAAAGAACAACGGTGTATTAGAAGTAAACACGGATTACATTAGCGATGATATTATGGAAAATATACCATATATTAACGAGTTTTATTTTGCTGGCGGTGAGCCAATGCTTAATAAAATACATTGGGATATTCTCGAAGAACTAGATAGACTAGGCAGATATGATGTGAAAATTGTATACAACACAAACCTATTAAAACTAGAGTATAAAGGCAAACACATTTTTGATTATTGGGATAAATTCACAAATTGGCACGCCGGCATCAGCATTGATGCAATTGGTGCAAGGGGCGAATATGTAAGAACTGGCACAAAATGGGATATATTAGATCACAATATTTCACTTGCATCTAAATATTACAAAGATAAAATAAACCTTGATGTTACTGTAAGTGCGCTAAATTTAGGAGGACTGGTTGATGTATTAGAATACACTAAGTCAAAGTCTATTGACAAAATTGTATTCACTAATTTTGTATACATGCCACAATGGATGAATACATATAATTTGCCATTGCACTATAGACAACAAATAGTAAACGATATACAACAATTTATTGATCAGCAGACAAACTCTGAGTTTCTCAGATTTTTAAATAATAGTTTTAGCAACTTCAAAATAAAAATGAACCAAAGCCAGAGATTTGATCTCAATGAAGAGTATGGATTTAAAGAGTTTATCAAAACGCATGATAAAATAAGAGGCACCAATATATTTGAGAGTTGTCCAGAATTTATCGACTTATGGGATGATATTAAATGAATATAGGCATAATTGGAAGCGAAGGTATCGTAGGATCAGCATTGCGTGCTGGATTTAATCGTCTGGGATTCTCGGTGACTAGTTACGACATACTACTTAATCAGCCTATATCAAACATGTTATACACTGAAATAGTATACATATGTGTCCCAACACCATCGCACGAAGACGGTAGTTGCAATACAGATATAGTAGAATCAGTTGTAGATGATTTGTATAAACTAGAATACAAGGGTGTCATCGCAATAAAAAGCACTGTGGGACCTGGAACAACACAGCGTCTTATAGATAAACACAATGATCAGATAGTATTTGTACCAGAATTTCTCAAAGAACGCAGTGCAGAATACGACTTCGTATTCAATCATCGCTTACTATTAGTAGGTACACATAATGTTAATCACTATTATCTAGTGCAGTGTACGCACGGACAGTATCCACAAGACTCTATGAGAGTAACACCAGTTGAAGCAGAGATGATGAAGTACTATTGGAATACATTCAACGCTACTCGCATAACCTTTGCTAATGTATTCTATGAGATATGTCAAGCGAACGGGGCAGAGTATGATCGAGTTAAAGAAGCATTCCTACGAAGCAGTGACATGCCAGACGAATACCTAGACGTTAAGCCTGAGTTACGAGGATACGGCGGTGCATGTTTACCAAAAGATGTTAAGGCAACACAGCGACTATGTGATCAACATAGTCTACCATTAAAGTTCTTTGAAGCAATAGATGAGACTAATGATCTATTCCACGCCACTGTGTTTGATGGCATGAGGAAATGAAATTAAGGTTGGCATTGTCGAATGGTGAATATTTATATATTGATCTGGTTGACGATGATTGGATACATCAATGGGCAAAAAAGATCACAACATTAGAATTAGATATCACGGAGCATGTAGCACTTGGGTCTATTTGTAATACAGACCACAATGTACTATTCGATTGTATCGATAACTTTATATGCGTACTCAACGAAGAACTTTCTAATTTAGGAATAACCGTACCAGATTTTTTGCCAACTGCAATAGATCTCAAAAAATTAGATTCACGTGATATACAAATGCATTTAAATCGTATTCATCGCTGGCTTGTTTTTATGATGTTTAGAAAATCTTATATAGTAAATAACCAAGATTATATACCCAATAATATTAATGAACTATTTGAAACACAATATGATAATATGATGACTACGTTATTAAAGTTAAATCAATTAGTACATGCAATTGAAAGCAATTACACTAGTCCTGGGACAGACACATTCCCTGGCAATCAACATCAACATCCATATTGGGATCAAGCATTTAAGGGCGATGATGTAATTTCATTAGCAGCAGATGCGCCACTTGAGCGCATGTTATCTACAAACAATCATGATGTGTGGTTAGCAAAGCGAATACTAGGCAAAGACTTTAGAGAATGCTGGCTTGACAATGATGATCCGTCATACGAAGATATTACCAATATAGGTGAGATATTGCATTATGCATTTGAAGTTGACCCACTTAATAATTTAGATGACTTCTACAACAGTGAGCAATTCGCTTCATGGATGAAGCAGTACGGACGTGATATAAATAATATAGGAAGAATACCAATTGGAAATATTATAGACATGCCAGATAATATATATGAAATAATGCAATGTTGCACCATAGAAAAGATAGAGATAATATGAATGTAGTAACAGTAATGAAACCAGATGTATTCACTGACTCAAGAGGAACTATACAAAGTTTCTATCCAGACGAGAACATAGTCGAATACAATCTAATGATCACAAAGAAAGATGATGAACGTGGATACCATTATCATCCTCACTTCATAGAGTACATGCTAGTAGTAGAAGGCGAGTGCTTGTTTAAAGAATATAGCGATGAGGTATACGAAACTGTTTTAACAGTAGGTGACAGTATTAGAATACCAAAGCACACACCTCATACATTTGTGGCACTCACAGACTTCAAGTTTGTTAGTATGCTTACACAACGATGGAACGACAGCCATCCTCCAATAATAAAGGTAGACAAAAATGGAAAGTCCATTTAGATTCGTACACAAATTTGAAGAGCAGATTGCAGAATACACCGGCGCTAAGTATGCTATAGCAACCGACTGTTGTACTCATGCATTGTTCCTCAGTCTGTATTACTATAAACAACAGAGCGATATCACCACTGTGACATTGCCAAAGAACACCTATATCAGTGTGGCAATGCAATGCAAGCATCTAGGATTAGATGTAGAGTTTGTTGACAAAGAGTGGAAAGGATGCTATACTATAGGGAATACCAATGTAGTTGATGCTGCTCCTAGACTTAGGAGAGGTCAGTATGAACCTGGCACAAATACATGTCTAAGTTTTCAGTTTAAGAAGATACTCAGCACAGTACGAGGAGGCATGATACTCACTAACGACATAGACTTCTACAACTGGGCACAACGTGCTACACATGATGGTAGAGATATGAGTGTACCATATGAACAAGACAACATTACATTCGCTGGTTGGCATTACTTTATGACACCAGAGACAGCACAAATGGGATTAGCAAAACTACGTTACCTGCCAGACTACAATGAAGATTGTGCAGGTAGTGAAACTTATCCAGATATAAGTTATACAACGGATTTTAAATAATGACCACTGGAATTATAAACGGCACACCTATACATGACGATAATAAAATGTATATACATGCTAGAACAAAATTCACACAAATTTATGCAGTTGATATGGCAACACATGGTATACATGTTGATTACGAACATGAGATAGAAGATATAGCAATTCGTTTCGTAGAATTTACTAAAAAAAATAAGTTCGTGAATCAGGTTATATCACAGAACGGATTAGTTCAAAGCAAATATCCAGTACGAGATCATCTTGAAATATTTAACATACATACTGACTTTCAAATAAGTCCAGTAACAATACCCAACCTTATTCTAGTATTTGGTATTCATACTGAGATGTGTGTGTTAGATCACGCAGAGGCTATTAAACAACGTTTCCCAAACACACAAGTACTAATACTAAGTGACTTTTGTGCATCAAAACACGAGGGTGGATATGCATTATTTAATTACTGCCTGCGATCTAGGCGTATAGATTTTGTAGATTCTAGTAAGATGGTAATAATAAACGAAGATTACGATTTATAAAGGATTAAAATGAGACAAGTAAAGAAAGTAGATGAATGTCGCAGTTGCGGCACTGATAGTATGAATACCGTATTTGACATAGGCGATCTAAAGATCAATGCGTTCACAGTAGAACCAAATACAGATGTAGGAAATGCCCCACTTACATTGGTGCATTGTCACGTATGTGATTTAATACAACTAGACCACACTGTACGAGAACAAGAACTATACGAAAACTATTGGTACTTGTCAAGGCTCAATCAAAAGATCGTAGATAACTTGAGCAACATAGTAGATGACATCGCCAACGAAGTAGGACTAAACAAAGACGACATAGTATTAGACATCGGTGCTAACGATGGTACACTGCTAAGTAATTACGACAGTAAAAAAGTCACACGAGTAGGATGTGATCCCGCAAAGAATATACATCTTGATTTAGTAAAGCATACAGATATCATGATAGGTGACTTCTTCAACTACGATAATTGGGTGTCGCGCGTAGGTATAAAAACCGCACGCGCTATCACTACCGTTGCTATGTTCTATGACTTAGATGATCCCAATAGTTTCGTACAAGACATTAAGAAAGTATTAGCGACTGATGGTGTATGGTTATGTCAATTAATGACAGCAGAACCTATGTTAGCAAGCAACGATCTAGGCAACGTGATACATGAGCATATAGAGTATTATAGTTTCAAGAGCCTTGTTGTATTAATGGAACGTCACGGACTAGAGATATACAAAGTACTAGAGAATGATATCAATGGCGGCAGTTATCAACTATACATTAGACATTACACAACTGGTAGCATTGAATACGCAGAAGATATTACACCAGAACGCATCTCTAAGTGGGCAGGTAATATTGCACAAAACAGAGATGATACAGTAGACTTTCTGCGTAAAGTAGTTAACGAAGGTAAGCGCGTATACATCATGGGTGCTAGTACCAAAGGCAATACCATCATGCAGTATTACGGATTAGACAGTGAACTAATCGCCGGAGCAGCAGAGATACATCCTGATAAGATAGGTAAGTATCTAGTAGGTAGTAGTATACCTATTGTACATGAGGATGATGCAAAGATAGATGCTGATTACTTCTTAGTGTTCCCATTCCACTTCAAAGACTTATTCGTTAATCGTATCATGAAAGATTGGATAGCAGATGGTGGTAAGTTAATATTCTGTACACCACAGTTTGAGGTAATAGGTTAATGAACATAGGATTTATAGGAACTGGCAAACTTGGAATGCCCTGCGCAGAAGCAATCGCCAAGAAAGGACATGACGTAACTGGCTACGATGTCGCAAATCATACAAGTGAGTTTGTTGAAATGCATAGTACTATCGCAGATGCAGTACACAACAGAGACATTGTATTTGTTGCAGTACCCACGCCTCATGATAGTGAATACGATGGTCGCGCACCAACTGCACATTTAACACCAAAGGACTTTAGATACGATATTGTATCTAGCGTGTTAGAAGAAGCAAATAAACATATGACAAAGAATCAATTATTGGTTCTCATTAGTACGGTACTGCCTGGAACTGTTCGTAAACAATTCGTAGACCTTGTACCCAACACGCGTTTCATATATAACCCTTACTTAATTGCAATGGGAAGTGTCGCATGGGACATGGTTAATCCAGAAATGGTTATGATCGGCACAGCAGATGGAAGCACTACTGGTGATGCAAGTATGCTAGTTGACTTCTACAAGACTATTATGGAAAATGATCCTCGCTATGAGATCGGTACATGGGATGAATGCGAATGCATAAAAGTGTTTTACAATACATTCATTAGTGCCAAGATAGGTCTTGTCAACATGATACAAGATGTGGCACAAAAACAAGGTAACATTAATGTAGATGTAGTAACTAATGCACTTGCTGCAAGTACTATGCGTATCATGGGTCCCCAATATATGAAGGCTGGCATGGGAGATGGCGGTGGGTGTCATCCACGCGACAATATCGCACTACGTTATATGGCAGACGAATTAAACTTAGGATATGATCTATTTGACAGTATAATGGCTGCAAGAGAAATACAGGCGAAGAACATTGCGTTGGAATTAGTGAAATATGCAGAGCAAGAAAAGATGCAAATTGTCATACATGGCAAGGCGTACAAGCCCAACGTAGAGTATTGTGATGGTAGTTATAGTTTACTGATTGGACATTACTGTATAGAGGCTGGACATCAACCAGTGTATGTAGATCCGTTAACATGCGATGAATATAATCCAATTCAACCATGCGTGTTCTTATTGGCACATAGTGCTAGTACTACATATCAATATACTGGTGAAAATATTATAGATGTATTATATTGTGATGTACCAAATGGTAGTATCATAATTGATCCATGGCGTTCATATGTTAATAAAGATTGTAAGGTAATACACTATGGGAACACTAGAAATGAAAGGTAGAATATTTACATTTGGTTGCAGTTTTACACACTATCATTGGCACACTTGGGCAGATATAATAAATTTTGATTTAGATAATGAATTTCAGAATTGGGGCGTAAGTGGTATTGGCAATGTTTCTATATTGCACAAGATGCTTGAGTGTGACCTAAAACATAAGTTCAATTCTAATGATATTATATTAGTAAATTGGAGTTCGTGGCATAGAGAAGATAGAATATCAATTGGCGGGAACTGGATGTGTGGTGGGAACATTTTTAATAATCCTACCTTTGACAAATCATTTATTGATACGTATTGGAATGAACACAATGATATTGTAAAAAATACATCTGCTATAATAATGGCAAACAAAATGTTTAATATAAATTTTCAGAGTCACATGACAGACTTTGATACTTATAAAGATATATCAGATAATTATAAATATCTTTTTGATAACTTACCTAATACAGTTATTTTTGATATTACTAATAATTCTAAGTTTAATAACAAAACATGGGATGCTCATCCAGATGTTATATGTCATCTCAATCACGTTAGTACAATATACAATAGTCTTGACTTAACAATAAATCCAGCAACCGTTGATCATTTTAATAAATTACAAGAATATATAGTAACTGAATTAACCGACGCTGGCATTAATATGTCGTGGGATGAAAAAAGCAAATTCTTTATAGAACTATTAGGTCGCAACAGCACTTTTTAAGCATTTCTAGCCTCACTGTAATATATCTGACTGGGAGAATGGTTTATCAGTTGTCCATGACACCATGTTATTCTCAAAGGCTTCAATGCTATTATATGGATTTATCATATCCCCGAACTCTCTAACGAGAGTATACCCTATCGAACGAGTCGGTGTCCCCGTCCAGGTCCCATTGGCGTTCCCATGTTTGTCAAAGCAAGGATAATTAGCAACTGGAATGTTTGATTTCCTAGTGATTAATCCAAGTCCCTCATGTCCGCCACGATTATTTCTATCTGGATAAATGTGTGTTTTTTTATTAGTTGCGAATTGCTGATCATTAGTGAGCAATAGTGAATTAGATGCGACCAAATCCATTGTCATGCTACTGCCAAAGAAGAATATATCGTTCCATGCTACTTTTGGTGCATATGTGTTCTTGCGTCTTATATCTACTCTGGGTGTAAACATCCACGAGTCTCCTTCATTTCCAAATATATCAAATTTTGTATTTATGAATTCCGTATTGTGCCACTCAATGTAATGATCTAGGTAGGTTGACATATTAGGGTGGAATAATACATCGTATCTAGTTACAAATACTACGTCATATTGCATATCATTATTAACTTCGTAGTTACTCTTCAACATGATTGATTCACATATTTGACTAAACAGTAGTGGACCACTGCTCTCAAAGCCCCTACGAAGATCGACCTCGTACTCAACGATTAGGGTGTCTTTGGGATTATACATTGATAACATGTCGGTTAGATATTCAGTATCTATCTTGGTGATGTCATCCCTTGATCTGTTATACTTAGTCTGATAATAATTATCATAATCCTTTGAAGCGCAAAAGAAATCTACATTAACGCCTTTGGTATTCTTGAAGAATTCTAGTGTATTAGGAGCGCAAAATTCTCCAGTACCGAATCGTCCATACAAGCAAACTGCTATGTTCCTTATATCATTCATTTATTTACCTTTAAAAAATCTGATTGTCTCACAGTAATATTCTGGTACTCAAGTATTCTACTTAGAAAAAAGATCTGATTCTGTTGATCCAACATTGTGGTTGTTATCTCACGCCAATTACTCATGAGTCTAAAGAACACACTATATTCGCAGACAAAATTATCAAAGCATCTTCCCTGGATCTCATTCCTGATAAGATCTCGTTCTGTCAGTTGTTCGAAATAGATAACATCATAGTCTACCTCTAGTTCAGATACTATGTTCATATCAACCAGATCAGTGTTACATGTTCCGTACACTGTAACATTGCGTGCTGACAGTCTATCGTAACCATGTTGTTCATATAACTTAACAGCATTAACCCAATGCTTTTTAAAAATGTCACATACGGCAGCATTGCCAGTTAGTGTAGTATCTGGTGTTATATTAGAATATATTATCATACTCATATTTATTCTAGAATAAATACATCATACTATAGAGGAAGTAACTATGAAACTAATAATGCCTATGGCGGGTATGGGCAGTCGCTTTGAAGAAAAAATTAAACCATTAGTCGATGTTAATGGTGTACCTATGTTCGTTAATAGCGAGAGATGTCTAAAGATGGAATTCGACGAATATATCTTCATCACTCGTATAGAACATAATCTAAAAGAAATAATACATCAGTACTATCCAAATGCTCATGTAATCGAAATAGACTATACCACAGAAGGTACAGCATGTAGTGTAAAGTTAGCACAAGAACACTTCAAAGATGGTAGTAGCATACTAATAAGTAATTGCGATCAACACATAGAATGGTCTGGTACAATACCAACAGACGCTGATGTTGCTGTAGCAGTCTTTCACGATCCAGAGAAAAACCCCAAATGGTCTTTTGCTGAACTAGAAAATGATCGTGTACTCAGAGTAGCAGAGAAAGATCCTATCAGTCATTGGGCTACTGCTGGATGGTATTACTGGAAAGATGGTAGAGACTATATCAGTGCAGCAGATGCAATGATTGCAGCAGACGATAGAGTAAACAATGAATTCTATACATGTCCTGTTATCAACTATAGCATACTAGAAGGTAAGCATGTAGAATCATTTGAAGTAGACTCTATGCAAGGTACTGGAACACCAGAAGACTTAGCACAGTATCTCGCAAATGGCGGCGCGAGAAAAACAGAAAAATAGTTTCGCTGGCGAAACTATTAGCGACGAAGTCGCTGCTATTTTTTTTTTGTAATTTTTTTTTAGCGGCTACATAATTATTCTTTAAGTTTTACACAGCGGCTCATAATTACTTAGCGACCATGTCGCTGCGAAATTTTTTTAGAGTTAACTACAATGTTATTATAATAGTCCCATACTATATCTCCTACAGCGCGGAAGACATTTATTCACCGTAGGAGATAAATATACTTATGATCAAACCCCTTATAATATTAGACTTCGACGGTACATTAGTAGACTGTAAAGAACTACATCAAGTCGGCTTTAGACAAGCAGTATTAACACAATGTCCTGACGCACTATACTTAGACGATGAAGTAGAAGGTCTACCCACCACCGCTAAGATATCTTATCTACAAGCGAAAGGACTCCCCATTGATAACCATATCAATTATCTGAAACAGTTACATACCGTAGCACACATGGATAAGTATATCGTATACAACAGTGACCTACATGCTGTACTGAGTGCATTGTGTGTAGAGTATACCGTGTCGCTGGCATCAAATGGTAGAAAGGAATTCATTGATAGAGCGTTAGAGATACTAGACTTAACAATGTTTCACTCTATATACACACCTAATGATGGTCCTAGTAAACCTGATATATGGATGTTTAAACAATGTATGATAGAGGCTAACAGTAGTCCTAACAGTACAACCATAGTAGAAGACTCCCCAATGGGTATACAGTGTGCGATAAGTACTGGTGCTACCGTAGTAACTGTAACGTGTCAAGCAGACACTATAGTATACCTACAGTCGTTATTACCATAATAATTATAGCGACAGTAACTACAATCTTTTTTGTATGATTCGGCTTAGGTAGTGGGATAGGTACTTCCATATCACCGTAACCAGATTCCCAATCCCAGTGTGCTTTGGATTTAATCATATGAGGATGTTGTATCCTAGTCCTACGATCTTCTTCCTTTTGCTCATCGGTTAGTTTATGTTTAGTTACCATACCATACTATTAGTTTGTGCCATAGTATTGCTAGTGAGTAGCCTTGCTTTTTACGCTGTGGTTCATAGTCTACGTCTACGTTGACGTTGACGTCTAAGCAATCGTCACACCACTCTATAGCAGAGTCTTGTGCTATTGTGCTAGTGAACGTGTCGTTACATACCTGACAGATGTACACGTAACTCATGATATGCAACTTAGTTCGTATACATATATTGCTGCGGTTAGGGTTACAGAGTACATGATTAGTATTGCCCATAGGCATTTGTCAAACATTATCTTCTCCATTGCTCATAATCTGATGCCTATACACCATAGATCTATTCTAGCGAACCATACGCCGTTGTTCTTACCGAATCCTATACGAAGCATACGGTTATCTTTGTCTAGAGGTATGTATGTCATAGAGTGCATACTGACATATCATCTAGTACATAGTCTGTCTCTTCTACCATAACCCCACCGTGTACTTGCCATGTACTAGCATAACTAACGAAGTCGTGTGTATCTGTATAATCATTGTTTTTCCGCTAATGATAGCATCTCTAATGCTTGTTGGTATTCTTCTTGTGTCATATACACATGTTGCTGAGCATCCCAACTGGCAGCGTTAGCATCTACGATCGCTTGTGCTGTGGTAATGGTTAGATTCTGTGCAACCTCTAGTTTGGTTAACTCACTGTCATCTTCGTCATCCCAGTCACTACCTAGTAACGCATCTAGCATCTCGCTATTGGATAGACTATCTATATAGTCTCGTATCTCTGTGTACTCACCGTGAGATCCGTGCTTGGCTACTTGGTTATGGAACACCTTCAACTGTTCTTCTAATGTCATACTGTTATTCCTCGTTATCTTCTACTCTATATATTATGTAGACTACTGTACTTATCAGTATGCACATGCCAATGAATGCGGTTACACCACCAGCAAAAGTAAAGTTAGTCTCACCACCAGCGTATATTATAGCGAAGATGATGGGACTAAGGGTTAGTGTTGCAGCAGCAAGTGTTAGTGCTATTGTTTTATGCAAACTGATTCTCGTATGCAGTAGCAAGTGCATCAAACTCATCATAGTATACACCCCAATCGGTTATGGCTGGTAATGCCATAACACAGTCAGCGTCTACGAAGTTCCAGTTAACATCGTGATGTTGTTCATCAGACATATCATGATAGCCGTCTACTGTAACGTAACGATTTTCTGGTGACGCTAATGCTGCTTCAAATGCTTGTGCTAATGCAATCATTGTCTTGCTCTCTTTAATTAACTTATGTAACTATTATACCGTAAGGATCCTTACTTGTCAAGTATTAAGTGGGAGGTCTACCTACACTTCTTTTATTTTTCATATCATCTGTTATACTATGCCACGTGTCGTATATACTCTTGTCCATTACTAGTTGTCTATCTGAATTTCTAAATGCCTGTATTATTCTTAGAATCTCTGTAGGCAGAAACTCATAATTAAAGAACCCAATGCTTAGGTCATTGCTAGGCGTATTGCAAAAACTTGTTTCTATATTATTCGATATTATTTGTTCAGTTGGTGTGGTGTATATATAGTCTTGCAATTTGCGATTAACTGCAAATATATAATCGCTCCACTTGAAGTCTCCTAACGGAAACTGTGACGAGTAGTGAATTTCTGGATTACATGTTGCTAGTGTAGGCATCTCATTATCACAATTGCTTAACGAATATATACTACTAATCATCTCCAGTCTGGGAGCCATGTCCCACCTAAACTTAATAATCCAATCGTACTCTCCTAACGATTTTGCTAATTTTATTCCTTCAAACCACATGTACGCTTGGGCATAGTAATTATACATCACTACATCATCTGTGCTCATGGTGTCAATGATCAGTCGTTGTCTATTTTTATTTAGTACACCTGTCATTGTTTCATTTTTATAATCTGTTTCGAAATTAAGTTTCTTGACTGACTTAAACATATCTAATTTTTTTGAGAGTTTACAGTGATCCCATGTAATACCATAGTAATCAATATCCATTGCTCGACTACATTCATCATTAAATTTAGTATATTCGTCTGGAATGCACATGGGCGGAGTTGCAGTACTAGCATCATTCTCCCAAGATCTTGTTTCTCCTGTGAGTACTATTGCAACTCTTAATGGTGTATCAAGCATTGTTAATCATTCTCCCAAGATAGATCACTTCATTGGCTATCTTCGCGTCTAGTCCATAATACTCTGCAAATCTATCAACTGTAAGGAAATTATTAAAGTAATCTAAGAACAGATCTTCTAGGAATACACCAGACTTATTGTCTCCAGATACTGTTGTGTTGTAGTTGTCGATGGTAGTCTCAATGAGATCAGAAATTAATTCAGACATAATATACTCCGTAGTGTTAAGGTTTATCCAGTGAATGAGTAAGGCTTGTTGAATGAACCAATGTTCATACTAACGTAGTGTGAACGGTGGAAATAGTCAGTCATTGCATCAGACTCGTCGAAGAAGTCTGGGCCTTTCATAGCAGCATGTAGTTCGTTTAGAAAGTCTTTAATGGTAACGTTATCAGCATAATGGTTGTCTATGTGATACTCGTTCACTTCAAGATACTCACGTGCCCATTGTGCATTCTCTAAGTACTGACTGAAGTCTAATGCACCACCTGATACTTTAACGACTAAGGTAGAATAGTTCTGAACAGAGATAGAACCTTTCATCTTGTACTTCTTCAACACTGCTTTGATCGCTGGTGCCAAACTCGCTTTGTCTTCTTTAGATACATACGCCATGATATAATTCCTTGCTTTGATTAACTTAACTTCTATAACTATTATAACGTAAGGAGCCTCACTTGTCAACCCCTTATAGTGAATTAATTGTAATTAACTCTTGATAGCACGTACGATACGCAATGGTACTATCCACAATGAGTATGTAAGGAGTACTGATACTAAAACATAAACTAACAAGTCACTAGACATAATGCGTTCCTTTTGGTTAACTCTTTATCTTGTAACCATTATATAACAAGGAGCCTCACTTGTCAACTATTTAAGTGCATTTAATCCCATTAATTTACTATTGACACTACATCATTATACATATATAGTATATACACACCGCAGACAGCCGTACAGTAAGACTCAACAGTAACTGTACGTATGACTATCATAGTAACTAATTGTATCAAATCACTTGACAGGTAATGATCCTTAGTATATAATAGTTACATAAGTTAATTTTAAAGGAAGTACCATGAACACATCAACGTATGCAGACGACCTGCGTAATGCGATCAATCTAGTTGACTACACCAACCTAGTAGCCGCGTTAGGTACACAGTTGAACTCACCCAAAGATCGCTTCGATAAGAGCGACATCATTGAACAATGTATTGACGTATACTCTAATGGTAGACTATCATGGGTAGACGAAGTAGGACGTGATCATCGTGATAACAAACTCAACGTTGATCTAGAGTTCAAGTATGTAACCAATGGTATGTTCACCCCATTGAAACGCGAGAAGAAGATGGTCAAAGTTAAACTAAAGAATAGTCTAGGCTCATCTAAAGGTACTAACATAGATCATCCCGCTGACTTCTATATGATTGGTCAACAAGACGCTATCGCTATCATCAGTTGGGATGATGTCAAACCATTCCTAGTCGCTGTACCAGACGGCATAGAAAGTCACATACCGTTTGAGGCACTAACGTTCTTAATGAAGCCTACCAATGTGGTTAACAACAATACAATGAACCTAGACTATAAAGCAGTCAAAGCCCAAGCACAACGAAAGATCATAGAGGATGCTCGTGTATAACGTATATAACCAAAACTGTATAGAAGGTATGAGAGACAACGTTGACTCTAACTCAGTCGATCTTATCTTCACAGATCCACCATACGGCATAGAGGGCGACAAACTAGATGCTCACTATAACCGTGACGAATCCAATGTAGTTCCTGGCTATGTGGAAGTACCACTAGAGACATACGGACAGTTCTCATTAGATTGGATTACTCAGTGCGCTAGAGTATTACGTCCTGGTGGTTCAATGTATATCGTTAGCGGTTACACTAACCTACACCATATACTCAACGCATTACATTCTACTGATCTTACCGAAGTGAACCATATCATAGCGGAATACTCTTTCGGTGTGAGTACTACGAAGAAGTATGTCAGTAGTCATTACCATGTATTGTTCTGGACTAAACCACCAGCAAAGAAACAACAACGTACATTCAATACAAACGCATACTATGCTGATAGTAAAGATAGTTACCATGATAGACTAACTGTGCAGAAGATGCCTCGTAGTCATAAGCCGGGACAAATAAAGAATAAGAATCAGTTGAGTGAAGACTTCATTGAAAAGTTCATCATGTATAGTTCCAATAGAGGCGACATAGTGATGGACCCGTTCTGTGGTGGTTTCACTACCGCTAGGACAGCATTGCGTTACGGTAGAGAGTTCGTAGGCTTTGAACAGAACACCAACGCATACGATACCTTCCTACCAACGTTGGCTAATGTAGAGAGTAAAGATGATCCCACTGTGGTGTCACCTGATCCTGTAGAGTTAGCGAAGCGTGTTAAGATGCGTGAGGGTTGGAAGCGTGATAGAGCGAAGAAGAAGGCTGAACTACCCAGTGATCTGTTCAGTGAAGATAATTAATTTACAATAAACACTTGACAAGCAATGTGCCTTACGTTATAATAGTTAAGTAAGTTAATCAACGCAAGGAACAACAGATGAAATACGCAATCTACCAAATCCAACTGTCAAACGCTCAATACGATCTTATCAATGCAGAAGGACACGATTCTGTTCACAAGCAATCAATGAAACTAGACATGGGTCTTAGAAAAAATGACACTGGCGCTGTTGCTAAGGAAGCATTTGATTTAGGTTACTACACACATGTTTCAAACATCGATGCGTATACATTAGAAGGTGTATTCCACGTAGGCAATATGGGACCAGAGACAGATATTGAAAGACTTTCTAGAATGAGTTCTATAAGTGTTGGAGATATTATTGAAGATGAAAATGGAAAGCAATCAGTTGTTGCTAACTACGGATTCCAAGAAGTTTCAAAATAAAGGTTGACAAGTAAGACGTCTTACCTTATAATAGTTATATAAGTTAATTAAAGAGAGAACGATATGACTACTAGAAACCAACAAGTTAAGATGATTGCTGAAGAGATCAAAGAATCTGTTCGCCCGTTAATGGCTAAATGGGTAGATGATCGTGTCAAGTATCTTCTTAACACTAGAACATGGATGCAGTCAGATGAGACTCAATCTGCTATCGATGAAAAATATAATAAGATGAAGCCAATTGCAGGCAGGTATTTTATGCGTTCCGATGCACGTAATAGTGTATATGAAAATGCTGGTATTAGTAAAGGTGACAAACAACTAATCGCTTACTACGGTCAAGATGATTGGTTACTTAAAGCCCAGAAGGATGCTGAGGCAAAACTATTAAAGATCGAAGTTGCTGTCTTTAAGAAAGTTACATTCGATGTTGATACAGTTGAAAAGATACGTATCATTGAAGGGCGTGACGGTTACATGGAAGGTTCATGGAAATTGAATAACGATAAGGTGTTCTCATTTGAAACATTTTACGCTGGTGGTTATAACATACAATGTCTTCACGTTCGCACCAAATATAAATTAAAATAAATTAATTAAAGAGAGACCGATATGATTACCGAACTTAAAGCACAGTTGGTACATGCACAAGATACATGGGCAGCGTCCGAAGAAGATTGGATGAATACGATCAATCGTGGTAGGTATTCAGCACAGTATAACGCTTACATGAAGGCTGCTGCCGATTGGAAAATAGTTGTCGAGATACAGGCAGAAATAAAAGAATTAGAGAAAACTATGCATTGCGCGTAGACTAACACAACTATGCATACGGATCTTTACTGTAGTATTTCATAATAGCGAGTCTCATAATCTCGCATTCTCTTAGTGAACATTATTTAACTGTGATGTTCATTTTTTTTGTCTAAAATATATCCGTGACTATACACACCTCGATAGTCACACACGTGAAATCCATTTTTATATATGTTATAATAGACTGACGGACTACGTTCCCTGACCACGCATTAAATAATTTAATTACAATAACACTTGACAACCAAGGCTCCTTACGTTATAATAGTTATATAAGTTAATCAAGAGAAGGAAGTAATTATGTCTTATTCAGCAATGGCAGTAACTGATTCACTAGGAAGGGGTTTGAAGATGGGGATGGACTTCTCTACTCTTTCCGTTGCAGAGGTAGGCGAACGCATTGACCCTTGGGTTAGAGAAGTATCATACAAAGGTAAGACTACTTTGTCTCAACTGTTCACTTCCGATAAATTCATTAAGTTCGACCTTCTTGCTCGTATCGTTCAACGTACTGATAAAGTAGATATGAACGACGAAATCTCTCTATACACATCTGGTTACATCAAAGAACTTAGAATCGGCAACAAAAAGTATAGGACTGTTAACTCTTCATACTTAGGTTCTCGTTCACTTTAAATTAATATAAAGCCTTGACAAGTAAGGCGCCTTATAGTATAATAGTTATATAAGTTAATTAAGAGAAGGGAAGTTATTATGTCAAATGTATCTGATGCACATATCCTAAACGATCTAGAGTATCGTGGTATTGATGATTTCCTTTCTGAGATGGAAGTAGGACTAGTTGTCCCAACTTGTTTCGTTGAGCGTATCAAGGCTATCATTAAAGAAAACTATGACATTGATCTAGTTGCTAAACCTGGCATGTTGGATAACCTACATGAAGGTGTGTTCTGTTCAATGCCTTACAATGATACTAGTGTAACACTAGTGTCTTCATACTGTCAAAGAGAAAATATTATGTCACGAATGGCTCCAATTACAAATGAATTAACCATGCTGTACTCTATCGTAGATGATCTAACTAATCTACAAGGGTCTGCACTTCCTCTACAATACCAACGCATTGACGCGCTTATTGAGAAGTATGAATTAAAGGTTAAAGACGCACAGCAAACTTCATGGGAAGATGCTCGTAACGCATTCCATACACTAGACTAAATTAATTCCCGAAAAGAGTTGACAAGTAAGGCTCTTTACGTTATAATAGTTAATTAAATCAAAGAGAGAATATCATGGCTATGCTAAACACTGTTCAAGATCAAATAGGTCGTATGTCTTCAGACGAACTAAACAAAGTAGTAGAATCAGTTAAACTACGTAGGACTTACTTAGCCCGTCAAACAACTAACAGCATTGTCATCGGTGACAAAGTTCAATTCAATGGTGGACCAAAGCATGGGACTATCACTGGTAAAGTGGTTAAAGTCAACATCAAAACCATCGTAGTAGACTCTGGTCCTAATAACTGGAAAGTATCTGCCAACCTTATCTCTAAGGTATCATAACCATTACAATAACACAATAAAGGTATGCTAATCACATACCTTTTTTATATATAACAATAATATATAACAAGGCATCATACCTTAATAAGTCATATCTCCCCTAGTAGAACTCCAATCATATACCAAGTAACGATACACATAACAATAAGTCAATCATCCCCTAGTACAACTCCAACAATAACTACATTCTCCCCTACCATAACCCCACAACAATAGACGGACATAGTAATACATACTATAAGTCATATCTCCCCTAGTAGAACTCCAATCATATACACTATAACTACATTCTCCCCTAGTAGAACTCCACAATATATACAATAGTATATCATAACCCCAGCAATATATACAATAGTATATCACACCTTAATAAGTCATATCTCCCCTAGTAGAACTCCAATATAATACACAATATACACAGTAAGGCACTATACATGGGACACCAACTGTAGGAGTAGTGTAACATACTATACAAGTCATATCTCCCCTAGTGTAACTCCAATGTCTACGCCTCACTGTAGGATTATAGTAGGATACCATAATGGGCTGTATAGTAGGGTTTTACCATAGCCTTTATATTTTTAGTCACACAGGGCGAGAGGGTGTTTAGATAATTATCAACGTTTAAGCATCATTCAGCCAGTATAGACTCATAATAGGGCTACAATAGGGCTATAAATCGGTAGTCTTTATATTTTAGTCCGGGTAAGGCGAGAGGGTGTTTAGATAATTTTGAGCCTTATTTTGTATATACAATTAATTAATAATTAAGCCGCAACAGTCTCCCAACGATGGTAGAATGATAGTGATACACTGCCTAACGCTGTGTGGTATGATATGAGAGCGTGTATGGGTGTGTGTTACGAGAGTAGAGTCTAGTGTAGTATAGAGTGTTCCTAGTGTGTATAGGTTATAGTTTCTGTAGGGGAGAGTATAGTTATAGTTTAGTGTGAGTATGTTATAGAGAGAGTAGTTGTTTATGTAGTTGTTATGGTTATGCGTGTTAAGAAATATGATAAAAGAGGGTAAAAATTTTGGTGATGTATTTGTATTATATTTAATTAATTTAATTAAGTTATTGACAAGTGAGAGTCCTTACTGTATACTAGTTATATGAGTTAATGAAATGGGAAGAGATTATGAAGGTATTATTGATTGGTATGTTGTTCAGTTTTATAGGTGTGTTACTATATGTATTTTCGGTAGGATTTGGTCCTGAGGTATTTGGAGTAGTTTATATTCTAGTGATTCTATTGTTTGGATTGTATTTGTTAAGGTTGAAGAGGTTGGAAAATTCTGATGAATAAGGTATTATTGAGTAAGATGTCTTATTGTGTTAAATGTTAAAAAAAATTCGTTGGTTTGTGTTATGGGAGATTGGTGATGGCTGTCTTTATTGGAAGTATGAGGGCTGAATTGATTGAGCGTTATGGTGCGATAAAGCAGAGTGATGGAACTTATGTAGATGAATTTGGTGCGATTAGTTGGTTTAATGAAAAAGGTCAATGGCATCGTGAAGATGGTCCTGCTAGTATATTTGTAGACACTAGTGTTGAGTGGTTTTTCAATGGTGTAAATTATCCATTTAATCAGTGGTGTAAAATTGTAGGAATAAGTGAAGAGTATAAGATGATGTTGAGGTTACAGTATGGGTGATCGTTATGAGTATTGCGAGAGGACTAAGTTGTCACATCATATAGAAGATTATAAGGCTGAGTTGCAGAGTGATGGTTCGTATTTGCATAATGATGGTGATGTGTATTGGTATAAAGATGGTAATATACATAGAGAAGATGGACCTGCTGTGATAAGGTGTGACACGGATGGTGGTTATGTACAGTGGCATTTGGGTAATAATAAGTATTCATTTGACGATTGGTGTAGATTCACTAATTGTAGTGATGAACGTAAGATGATGTTGAGGTTACAGTATGGGTAGCATCAGCATCAGAGTTAGTTCTTTGTGGGAGCCATATACGGGCAGTAGTACCAGATTGGAAGATCATATAAAAGATTGGAACGCGACACAATTAGAAGATGGTTCATGGTTGCATGATCACGGACATGTATATTGGTATAATGATCTTGGTGGTCTACACAGAGAAGATGGTCCTGCTATAACATCGCCACCGAACAAATATGGTGTAGTAGAAGTATGGTGGTATTTGAATGATAGTCATTGTCGTTCATTTGAAGAGTGGTTGATTAATGTTAAGATTAGTGATGAACGTAAGATGATGTATAGGTTGCAGTATGGATGATTTTGTTAATAACTTTAATGCGAGGTACGATCATATAAAGAATTATAGTGCTGCGTTGCAGAGTGATGGTACGTGGTTGCATGATGATGGTGATGTGTTTCGTTACGATCATTTGGGTCGGGTACATTGTGAATTTGGTCCTGCTATATTGCATCATATAGAGGGTGATGGATGGTATTTAGATGGTATTGAGTATGGTACATTTGAAGAGTGGTTGATTGATACTGCGGTTGATGAAGAGACAAAGATGATGTTGAGGTTGCAGTATGCGTGAGAGTTATGGCGAGATAATGCAAAGGATAGCACTGAGTGATATGAAGATGTCCATGAGTGATAGGGATCGTCATATCAATGCGTATGATGCATGTCGTCAAAGTGATGGCTCATACTTGCATAGTGATCGCGATGTGTATTGGTATAATGAGGAGGGACAAGTACATAGAGAAGATGGTCCGTCTATTATATATAGGTTGGGTGGATTGTATTGGTATTTAAATGGTTTTGATTATACATTTAATGAATGGTGTAATACATTGAATAAGACAGATGAAGAGAAGATGTTGTTGAGGTTACAGTATGGTTGATTATTACGATACAAATTGTTATAGTAGTGAATTTGCGTATCATGAGGATTCGTTCAATATGGAATTGCAAGATGATGGTAGTTATTTACATGATGATGGTGAATATTTTTGGTATAATGAAGCAGGTGAAATACATCGTGAAGATGGTCCTGCTATTACCAATGAGTCAGATGTTCTTGATAGTAGATCTAGTAGATCTCACAGTTGGTGTCTTAATGGTGAGGATTTAAGTTTTAAAGAATTTTTGGAGGTATCCCCAACGAGTGATGAGGTTAAGATGATGTTGAGGTTACAGTATGATAGATAAATTAATTGGAGTAAAAGAGTATGCTTAGTACATTTGCATATGTAAGTCGTGAAGCATTAAAACATGCGCAGGGGTATGAATGATATTTATAGCACATAGAGGTAACACCGAGGGACCTAGTTCGTCTGAGAATGAGTTGGAATATATGAAGCACGCCTACAACATGGGTTATGGTGTTGAGTGTGATCTACAGTTATTTAATAATAAGTTATATTTTGGACATGATGAGCCGCAGCGTCTTGTTGATCATAAATTTATAAGAAAAGATAATGTATTCTGTCATGCAAAGACAGTTGATGTGTTATCTATATTAATTAATTTAGGAGTTAATTGTTTCTTTCACGAGACCGATGAAGTAACGCTAACGAGTAGAGGACAGATATGGTGTTATCCTGGAGTACATCCAGACAATGAAAATGCTATCTGGTTAGATTTGCAAGGTAAATCATTGCCCGATGTAGTAGGAAATATCTATGGTATCTGTAGTGATTATAAGTTGTTATAGAAATCGACTTTCCAAATAAGTCATAGAAACACATCCAGGTAGTTTGCATACACCTTCCATTTTAATAAGATCGGTCATGCACCATGTCCAGAAAGTATGATATAATGCTCTATTCATCTGTAAACATTTTATATTATCGCCGATCATCGGATGGAAGCATAAATCTATTGCGTCAAATATATCGACAGCATTTATTTTTTCTTTTGCCAATGATGAGAAGCCGAAGAATATATCATCGACGCATGCCTTATATGCATGGTAAATTATAGTATTATTGCCGAATAAAATATTAAGATTACCAGCAGATGAAAACGATACTGAATGAAAAGATGTAATTATATCTATTAAATATGGTGCCCAATAATCTATTACAAGATTATATTCATCATCACTGGTGTTGGAGTTATCTTTAGTGAACACAAGATCCCATCTCCATCGCAGATATATATCATATCCGTCATCTGCTAGTTGGAATGATTTCCAACCAGATACATGTTGTCCATAGCCAGCGCGACAATTTTGTAATATTTTATTGATATGATCATCAGAAAGGTTATCATATTCTAATGTAGTCATATCAAACCCGTCTTGATCGCTAGGATCATAATTAAACAGATCACATAGTTCATCATTAAGTGTTATGCGATTAATCCAATCTTTCTTAACCCAATCATCTATTATTACTTGATCTTCTATTATTAATTTTTTAAATTTCACATGTTCTTCGGATGGCGGTATACAATGACTCCATGTATGGCCAACGACATCTACCTCATGCCCTGCTGCTTCTAAAGTAGATATAAAGTATGCTAAGTTTTTTGATGGATAGTCGTGCCAATCACGCGTCTGTCCGGATATGCATATTGCTATTTTCATAATATTTTTACTTCCTGAAATGTGATCTAGATGTTTCTATTTCTCTAAGGTATCTAACGTCATTGTAAGTAGCACGAGCGATATTTGGGAATAGGGATGATCCTATTTCTCTAGTCATGTTTATATTTATATATGTCCATAGGAAGTGATATCCGCCACGTTTGCAATCGTATTCGTTATCACGTGCATATGTATCGATTGCATTGAATATATTGATATTATCTATTTTTTGTTTTGCATTATTTGTGAATATAAAGTATTGATCATCGACGATCACTGCTGATGATGATTCTAGATGTATCTGTTCTCCGCAGAAATGGAATCCAGTATTTATTTTGGTTGCGTATTCAAACAAATCATTTAAATATGCAATCCAATAATCTATGTTATTCTTATAATCCTCTTCGACTACTCCAGCATGTACTGTGCTAAAGATAAGATCCCACCGCCACCGTAGATATATATCAGAGTCATCATCTGCTAATTGGAATGATTTCCAACCAGAAATATGTTGTCCTATTTGGCTGCGAGTATACGCTAGCATGTCGTTTATTTGATCTTTTGATAAGTTATTGTATTCTAATTTTTTGGTTGATTTTTCTTGATCTTCCATTGAATAATCAAAGAATTGTGTCATCTCATTATCGATTACGATGCGTTTATTCCAGTCTTGTTTTACCCAATCTTCTATGACGACTTGGTCATCTACTACTAGTTTTTTAAACTGAACTATATCCTGTGAAGGGTATTGAAAAGGTTCATTGCGGTATGACCATGTGTGTGCAACCACGTCCACTGTATGTCCTAGTTGTTCTAGTTGTGAAACAAAATACCCTAAATTTTTAGATGGGTATCCATCCCACGATCTAGTTTGTCCTGAGACGCATATTGTGATTTTCATTTAATTATTCCTTGGCGTATTTACGTTGTGGTCGGTTGCCTCTATGAGGACTGTATGTGGTACGTGCAATAGGTGGAAGCATGTTAAGTCCTGATAGTTCGGTTAATCCAATATTAATAAATCTCCATAAATGTTGTTCTGCTGTTCGAGTCATAGAATTGTCATTAATTACAGCATATGCATCTATGGCTTCAAATATATCGATATTATCTATTTTTTGCTTTGCTTTATTTGTGAATATAAAGTATTGATCGTCTACAATTGCTTCTCCATCAGTCAATAAAACTGAAGACCCGCAAAAATAGAAATCGGCTGTCATGTGATTAGATGCGTATGTAAACAAATCATTTAGGTGATCAGTCCAGTAATTTATATTATTTTTGTAATCGTCTTCGTCCACGAACCGATTGAGTGTATTAAAGATAAGATCCCATCGCCATCGTAAATATATATCTGAGTCACTGTCGGCTAGTTGGAATGATTTCCATCCAGAAATGTGTTGTGCGTATTCATTGCGTGACCATTCCAGCATATCGTTTCGTATGTATTCTGGTATACGATCATAAGCCATATCATCTCGTGGTGGGAAATCTGTATCATCATTATTATTATTTTGTGGTGCATACTCAAAATAATCGCATAGATCATTATCGATTATGACACGGTTATGCCAATCTTGTTTAATCCAATCATCAATCATCGACGAGTTATTTAATTCTATATTTTTAAATTGTACAAGATCTTGTGTTGGTGTATCGCAATTATCCCAAGTATGGCCTACTACATTTACAGTATGTCCCATTTGTTCTAACACGGAAATGAAATACTGTAAATTATTAGATGGATGATCATTCCAAGATCTAGTCTGACCTGATACGCAGATGGATATTTTCATTACATTTTTGCATCTATTAGCAATGCTTCTTCGTGTAATTCGTCTATTTTCATTTGATTGCGATTTGCTTCATCTATTTTCAACTGAAAACGTGCTGGTCTATATGTCGCACGTACACATGCTGGTAGACTACATGATCCGTCTAGTTCAGGATATTGGGTCATTATATATGTCCACAATGTATGATATACTTCTCTGTTAAGCACATTGTCGTTTACGTTAGAGTATTCATGTATTGCATCAAATATATCTAAAAGATCTATACGCTCTTTTGCGCGTGAGGTGAATGCAAAGAATGTATCATCGACGCATACACTATTCACTGCATGAACAATAGTAGATCCGCCGAAATGCACATCGATTCCGTCGCTTGATGATCCCGTTAACATTGCACATTGTTCGAATAGGTCGTTTAAATAGTGCATCCAATAATCTATATTATCTTTGTATTCATCTTCTATTACACCTATTTGAAGTTTATTAAAGATAATATCCCATCTCCATCTGATATACAGGTGAGCATCATTGTCTGCCAATTGAAAAGATTTATATCCGGAAATATGTTGTCCATATGCATGACGACATCCATATGCGAGTTCGTATTGATCATCCTTAGATAGGTTGTCATATTCAAATGTGTTAAACTCATGACTTTCCCGTCCATGGTAGTCGAATCTTTCAGCAACCAAATCACTAATAGAAAGTCGGTGCATCCAATCTTCCTTGACCCATTCTTCTATCATTGCCTGATCATCGATTACAAGTTTATCAAACGTCACGTGGTGTTGTAAAGGTACTTCGCAATGTGACCACGTATGTCCTACTACTTTCACTTGATGTCCAAAATCTTTTAAGCGTGTAATAAAGTATCCTAAATTTTTAGATGGGTAGTTGTTCCAGTCGCGGGTCTCGCCAGATATGCATATTGTTATTTTCATAATATTGATTCCTGTTTATAATCCTAATATGTTATATGCTTCATTGGGAAGCCCGTGTGATTTCATTCGTTCTGGATGCCATAGTACTGTTACTATATTATCCATTATCCAACTTTCACAGTATCCTTCGGTATCTGTAGCAAGACAAGTTGCACCGATTGGAATACTATTTAATACTTCCTCGTGTCTGCTATGCACATTTATGCTACGATTATTGTAGCATATAGTATGATTTTCTGTATGGTTATCGTTTGGTTTAATGTCACCACCCAGTTGCATGGTGAGGAATTGTGTTCCTCTACTGATGCCTAGTATGGGTTTATTGTGTAGTCTAGCGATGTCTAGTGTTTGTTTTTCTATTTGCAATCGTATGTTATTATATTGCCAATTATCTGACATCATGCTATTGCCGCCAGAGAACACGATGATGTCACAATTAATTATTGCGTCAGTATTAAAGTGTTTTAAGTTATTTGGTATTGGGTATAATGTATGACCTGCGAACATGTCATAGAAGCCGTGGTCGATACTATCATAAGGTCCGTTACGAAAGTCAATTACACGTTGAGTAATCGCTATATTCATTTATTAATTCCTATATTCATTTATTAATTCCTATTATAAGACTATTTATATTGATTTAATTATGTATTAATCTTGACATGTAATGTGTATTGCTGTATAATTAATATATAAATTAATGACAGGAAGCATGTGATGAAATATACAGTAATTTACAGTGATGGTACTGAGCAAATGTTTTATATACGTGGAATGGCAGAGATGAATGCTCGCTTATATGACGGTCGTGTAGTAGGCAAGCCTAAGTTAACATTAGTAACGGATGAACCATCGCAACCAATGCTTCCAGCATGGGTAGCAGCATAAATTGAAATAAAAGAGAGAGAGAGTATAATGAGAACTAAAGAAGAGATTTTAACAAATATTGAAGAAGTAATGACAAAGTATGTGACACCTAATGTTGCCGCACATGGTGGTAAGGTGAATGTACTAGGATTTGATATGAACACTGGTATATTGAGTACCCAACTAAGTGGTAGTTGTAGTGGATGTGCGAGTAGTGCAGCAACGTTGAAGATGGGTATTGAGAATACATTAATGCATTTTATCCCAGAGATTACAGAAGTTACGGGCGAAGATGATCCTAATTTCAACCAACCGTATTATTCCGATGATGGTGGTTATCCCGACTTCAATGATTATTAAGTAGAGGTTAGTATGGACAGTAGAGTTGTCAATGGTCAAGTCTTAGATTACAGATACAAGAAAGTAGGCAACGATAAGTTTGTCTCAAATTTTTATCTTGATAATCATTTTATCGGTCAATTATTTCACATGCGCAACCGAACATGGTCATGTGTCGTGTGGCACAGTATGCCTACCGCACTATCTAGTGTTAAAGGATTTAGCACTAGAGCAGATGCAGTTGAATACATGTTAGAGGCAACCGACTTAGAAGCATTAATAGCAGAGGAAATTTAAAGTGACTACATTATATAAACGTGATACAAAAGGCAACGTAAGAAGTTGGGTCACAGAAGTTGAAGATGACCAATGGCGAACGGTGGCTGGTATTCATAATGGTACATTGGTTACATCGGGCTGGCGCAAGAGTGATGCAAAGAATGTAGGTAAGGCAAATGCAACTACAGGACATGAACAAGCACTTGCGGAAGCACTTGCAAAACATAATAAACAATTAGAGAAAGAGTATTTCACTAACATAGAAGATATTGATAATTTTCATTTGTTTAAACCTATGCTTGCTGCTGATTATGCTAAGTTAAAGAAGCCCGTA